TCACGGCTCGTCGGCGTGCTGATCCTCGGCTTCGGCCTCGATCTTCGTCTCGGAGTAGAAGTTGACGTGCACGAGGTGCGCATTGTCCGCGGTGCTCACGCCCATCCACCAGAAGTTGTCGGCCATCTGTTCCAGGTGCACGACGACATCGTTTCCGACAATCTCGTCGAGCGTTCCGTCCGCGTTGCGGCGGATCTCGATGGGACCGACGAAGATGCTCGGCAACAGCCCGCCCTCATCGCGCTTCGGCCCGATCAGCTCACCCGACGCCGGAATGTAGCGAAAGTAGGGTGCGATACGCTCGACGTAGCGCACAACCGCCTGCAACTGGTCGACTGGGCATCCAGCCGCACCGATGGCCGCTGCTGCACGGCCGACGTTTCGGTTGTAATCGCCCAGATCCTCGGAAAGTCCGGCGGCGAACGTGATCAACTCTCGCAGCACCGCTGCGGCATCGACGTTAGTTTCTGCTTCGAGTTGGGCAAGGATCGCTCGTGCATTTTCGATTGTCGCGCTCATCGGCTGCTCCTCACCAGGAACTCCGTTCGAAGGCGCTGGTCACTTCGCGAATGCTCTCTTCGACTTCGACCGTTTCCCCCTTGGTGAACTTGAAGACGGTGCCGCGATCCGTCTCTTCGAAGGTCGTAAGCCACATCGCGCTGATCCCGACCCTGCGGCCAGTATCGGCTTTCGTAAGCATCACGAGCTGAACGTAAGGTCGATTGTCCGAACGTCTCGAAGCCATGAGAGGACCGTACCTCGGTTTTCGCTAGGAATCGACTGCCGTTCGCAAATGGATGAGGCGCATGCCCTCACCAGCGCACGCTCTCGCTCTCCTCAAGTCGCAACGACGAACTTGGGAAGGACCGCGATGATGTCGGACACCAGGTTCATCGCGACCGCTTCGGCATGCTTGCCTATTCGCACAAAACCGTGCACTTGGCGCATTCCTGACGCAAGGCTGCCGGAGACACTCGCCGCTGCGAAGAGCTCTTCGCCGTGATCCATCAGAAGCACGTGAACGAGTGGGTGAGATGGTGCGATCTCAGCGTGATAGCCGTTTTTCACGAGCTCGCCGATCAGTGCTTTGACAGCCTTAGAAGCCAGCGCGTGTGTCCCATCACGCGTTTCGATCCGGAGGTCAATGTGTTTCTTCGCCAGCATAGGGGGCCTTCCTCGTGCTCTAGGATCGTCCGTCGAGGTACGCGTTGCGTCGGATTCTCGCAACGCGTTCAATCAAGTTCGGTGGCAAATCTCGATGGCTAGCGCGCGAGGCCCGTCGCCAAAATTTACTCGGTGGCAAAACGTTGGCAAACCGCCCTTTTCAGCAACAAAATAGCCCACCTTTCGGTGGGCTAAGTGATTTGGTTTCAATTGGTTGCGGGGACAGGATTTGAACCTGCGACCTTTGGGTTATGAGCCCCCGGATCAACCGGACACGCAAGCATTGAAACTGCTGGACTTGTTGGCCGACAGGCTACTTCTTCCCACCCGGTGCTAGGAGCTGTGCTAGGTCGAACGCCTCGCGACCCGTCGAGACCGCGGCCTCGATCGGCGCCATGAGGGCCGGGGTCTTCGAGGCGAGGAGGTGGGCGTACTGGGCGAGCGTGAACCGGGCGTCGGTGTGACCGAGTTGCCGCTGGAGCATCTTCAGTGCCCCTTCACCGCCGTTCGCGAGGATGTGGGAGGCGAAGGTGTGCCGGAAGTCGTGCCAGCGGATCGAGACGCCTTGGGCTTCGCGTGCGCGGGCGAACTCCCGGTGGAGATTGCGCGCTTCGAGGACGGGCATACGGGCGGCGCGCCTCGCCCTCACCTTCTCATCGGCGTCCTTCGGGACGGCCTGAGTGCGGGCGGGGAAGACGAAGTCGATCCACTGGTCTTCGAATGCCCGGTCGTAGCGCCGGCTGATCCTGCGGGGAAGACGGGCAGCGCCGTACTTCGCGACGACGTGGATGATGAACTCCTTCCGTGCCTCGTTCTCGGCAGCGCGCTGCGCCTTGTAGCGGAGCAGGAGTGCGGAGAGGGAGGGCGGGATGGCGACGGTGCGGACACCGGCTTCGGTCTTCGGCTCGACCTTCTGGCCCGTGGCCTGATCTCTCGATGCGCGGATGGTGATGGTGTGCTCGGCGAGGTCGATGTCCACCCATTGGAGGGCGAGGACCTCGCCCTGGCGCATGCCGGTGAGGGCGCAGATCGCGGCGGCGATGTTGAAGGGTGTCCGCATCGCTCCGACGATCTTCAGCGCGTCCTTCAGGGGAGTGGCTTCGATCTGGGTCTTCGGGACCTTCGGGTACTCGAAGTAGACCGTCACGTCGCGCTTGAGCGTGCCGAACTTGAAGGCGTCTTCGAGCACGGAGATCATCGTCTGCAAGACGTTCTTGCGGTACTTCGGGGACTTCCCTGACGCGATCGAGGGCTCGATCTGGCGGAGCCGTTCGGGCGAGAAGTCGCGTAGCCGGATGTCGCCGATCTCGGCGTCCAGGGTCCGGAGGTGCGAGAGGACGGTACGTTCCATCGAGGGTTTGAACGGGCGCGTGCCCCGCATGCGGGTCTGTACCCAGTCGTTCGCGTACTCGCGGAAGGGAGTCTTGTCGGAGAGCTTCGGCTTGGGGCCGCGGGGATGCGCGATGAGTTCGGCCTTGCGGGTGGCCTGTGCGTCTTTCGCTTTGTTGATCGTGGGGTGCGTGCCGGCGGAGTAGGTCTTCCCTCCGACATTCACGGTGGCCTCGTAGGTCTTCCCGCGCTTCGAGATGCCGGGGGCGACTTTCGTGCGCTTGAAGCGGTTCTTCATGACGCCTCCGTTTCGTAGAGCAGTTGTCCGTACAGGTCGTCCCCGAGCAGGGCGTACAGACGGTCGATGGTTGGATGCGATGGTTCGCGGAGAGCGAGATCCGCAAGGTGGGCGAGTGCCTCGGGTGCGGTGGTGACGCCCGTGATCGTGCAGCGGAGCGAACGACCGCCGTTGCGGATCGTCACGTTCTCGCCGCGGACGGTGATGGTGAGGCCCGCGAGGTGGATGAAGCGGGCTACGGACATCTTCTCGATTGCGTGTGGCATACGGCCTCCATGTCAAAGGGCGACCTCAGAGTGCGGAGGTGGGCGAGGAGCCGTCGAGAGGTCCAGGACCGCTGTACGGACCCCCTACGAGCTCCCAGCCCACCTTCCGGAGGCGACTAGAAGTCGGTCGCCCCGAGCTCTTCGTCGTAGCGGTCGGTGTCGTAGATCTCCCGTTCCTCGCGGTCACGAATCCCGCGGACGAGGTCCCGCATGAACGTCTCGGTGTGGACGACGATCTGGCCGTTCCGGGTGCGAGTGGAATGCTCCTTCTTCGTGTTGGTGGCTTCGGCGCGCGATGCCCAGGCCTGCAGGCGCCCAGGGATCGCATCGAGCCAGGACAGCTCATAGAAGCGGGCCTTCGACATGTTGTTCGTGAAGGCGCGGATCATCACGCCGTCCATGAAGTCATCCCCTGGCCAGTCCATCGTGGTCGAGAGGAAGTTCACGGGCTTCACAATGAAGCGGTAGAAGGTTCCGTCGACGGCGAGGAGCTTGAGGCTCTCTCCGGCGCGGAGCGGGCGGCTGCGGTAGATGGGATATTCGACAAGGGTGGGCGGTACACTTCCTGATGTGAATCCTCGATGTGTTGCCATGCGCTTCCTCCGTTCGCGTCGGGCTGCGACGCGTCGGGGCGCTGCACCTGCGAGGCGCGGGCTGAATGCCATGTGGAGCTACGTGGAAGGTGCTGCGAAGGAGCGCCAGACCACCTCCGCACTGCTATGGGCATAGGCGAGGAGCGTGTGTGGGTAACAAAACGCGGCATGGAGATGTGACAAAAAGTGCGCGGCAACACGTCATCGACGGGTTCCGCGAAGGGAGCGCGGTCGCAGCGGCACTCCGAGCAGACGCCGAATTTCTCGCAACGAGGATTCCGAAGGCGCTCCGACCGCTCGCGGTGCAGTTCTACGAAGATACGGCTGCTGCGATAGAGGGAAAGCGGATCGAGAAGACGGCGCCCATTCGAAGTGGGGAGCTGTTCGAGATGTTCGCGGCACAGGTTCGGATGATCGAGCCAGATGAAGCCATGGTGCGCGTCGACGGCGAAACGCGAGAGGCGGTGCGCGAGAAAATTCACAAGCTCAAGCGCGCCATCATGGATTGCCCGTTCGAGGCTGGCATCCCGAACATTGCCCGAGCGTATTACCGCTTTCGTTTTCCCGAGGTCGTTCGTGGAGCGTGGGACCAGACGTACAGCTTGTACCTCGACATCGATGTGGAGTTCACGAGTCCAGAGGCCCTCTTTCGACAGGCGCTCTTGTACGAACTGTTCAAGGCGACCCCGCGCGATTACCTTCAGCGCATTCTTCAGGCGGATATCCTTGGAGATACGAATGTGCAGTACGTGTACGATCTGGCGCGCGAGCCCTCATTCGAGAGGTTTGTAGAAGCGACCACACTCCTCGAGAAGATCGGGGCGGCTCTATGGACAGACGAACGCGCGAGTTTTCTCAATCGGGTGTTTCACTACGACGTCCAGCCGGCCACGCTAGCGCACGCGCTCTTTGCGTGGACGTACATCATTGCGGCGCACGACCTGCACGATGACGCCACGGAGAGCGACGCTTGGCCGCTTGTGTCCACGGAGTGCTTGACGCTCACTGAGAAGCTCGTTGCACTCGACGTGCTGAAGGAGCATGGCAAGAGCGTACTCCGCCCGCTCTTTCGTGTCCTGATGGCCATGGGGCAGCGCGAATCCTATTCAGTAGACCTCGGGGAGGTCATCGAGGATGCAAAGGTGAAGGCTCGGGATGAAGCACGGGCCATGACGCGGAGCGATGTCGCGATTAAAGCGATGGAGCCGTGAGCGCCTTCGTGCAGAGAGCATCCGCGTAGCGGTTCTTCGACCGCGGAACGTGCATCGGTGTGACGTGGAGCTTGCCCGGCGCCTTCGTGAGAAGGATGCGGCGCTTCCCATCCGATGCAGGGATCACGTCGTGCGACACGAGCCGCGCGATCTGGTACTGGATGCGCGCAAGGTGGGGCGCCTGCGAGGTGCGGTTCTTCCCGCGCAGCCACTCAGTGACGAACTTCGAATCCCCCTTCAGCGTGACGTGTTCATAGCCGGCTCCCGCCGCCCACGTAAGCGCGTGGAGGCAACCTTGCAGTTCGGCCACCATGGACGTGGCCGGCGAGACGAGCCCCGACCCCTCCATGATCTTCGCGTGCCCGTGGCCTATGGCGACCCATCCCCAGGCGCCGCGCGATGCTGGGTAGAGCGAGTGTGTCACGCCGATGTTGCCGCGCACGCCGCCATCGAAGTAGATCGTGCAGTCGTTCATGCCCTGACCTCACCATGGAGGCCGGGGATTGGTCACGCAATTAGCTGCAGCGGTGCATGCATCACATCGATCGATCGGAACTCGGTCGTCGTGCGGTCGAAGCGAAGAAGGACCTTCCCCGTGGGACCGTTCCGATTCTTTTTCACGTGCAGTTCTACCTCGCCAGGTCGATCACTCCGGTCGTTGTAGTAGTCGTCGCGGTAGAGCATCAGGACAACATCGGCGTCCTGCTCGATGGAGCCCGACTCGCGCAGGTCGGAGAGGTTCGGGATCTTGTTGTCGCGCGATTCGACACCGCGTGAGAGCTGCGACAGGCAGAGTATCGGCACATCGAGCTCGCGTGCGAGTGTCTTGAGTCCGCGGCTCATTTCGGATACTTCCTGGACGCGGTTGTGCGGGTTGTTGCCGGCCATGAGCTGCAGGTAGTCGATGACGAGGAAGTCGAGACCGCGTTCGAGCTTCATGCGACGTGCTCGGGTTCGCAGATCCGCGAGCGAGAGACCGCTCCGATCGAAGATCGTGATGGGGAGCGTGTGCAGCCGTTCAATCGCGTCGACGACGCGCTGGCGTTCGGCATCTGAGAGCTGACCAGACCGGAGCTTCCACCCATCGACCTTCGCGGCGGTGCTGAGGATGCGCCGCACGAGTTGCTGCTTGCTCATCTCGAGCGAGAAGACGCCGACGTGCTTTCCTCCCGTCGCGATGTTCTGCGCGACATTGATGGCCAGAGCTGTCTTTCCGATCGAGGGCCGCGCGGCGAGGATAACGAGGTCGGAACGCTCGATGCCGGCGAGCATCGTGTCGAGATCATGGAAGCCGGTCGAGAGGAAGCGCGACGTGGTTCCGTCGTCATCGGCCGCAGCGGCGAGGCCGTCGTACGTCTCATTGAAGACATCCCCGAGTGTCTCCATACGAAGCCGCCGATCGCGCGTGCGCAACTCCAACAGGATCGCTTCCGCACGGCTGTTTACCTCTGCCGGATCTGCGTCGGGCTGAAACGCGAGCGCGGAGATATCGGTGCCGACCGTGATCAGGCGTCGCTGATACGCCTTGCTATGAACGATCTCCGCGTACTTCTCCGCGTGTGAGGCGGTCGGGACGAACTCGGTCAATTCGGCGATGGCGCTCTTACCGCCGACGTCCACGATCTCCTTCCGTTCTTCGAGCAGATTGCAGACCGTGAGGAGGTCGACGGGTGTGTGGCGTCGGTGGAGATCCAGCATGGCCTGGTAGATCGTGCGATGGGCGACCACGTAGAAGTCATCTCGGTCGAGGATCTCGGAGACCAACGTGATGCATTCCGGCTCCAGGAGAATGGATCCCAAGACACACTTTTCAGCTTCGAGATTTTGCGGTGGGATCATTCCTTTAGGCGACGGCATCCGATGGGGTGGAAGTTGCTTTGAGAACGAGGGTGACGAACCTGCGGATCAAGCGCTCCTGTTCGGACCGCGGGGGTTCGGTGTCGAGTTGCTGAAACTCGCTCGTGTCAATCTGGAGACGTGTGCCCAGTTGCTCAATTCGACGCCACGCGAAGGACGGACCGGAGACGAGATCACCGGAGAGCTGCCGGTAGAGCGCATGGCCTTCAAAGAAGCGCGTCTCCTCGTCGAGCTTCGCAGGCAACGAGCCGGCGGCGCCCTTCGCCGCCCACTGGTATCCCGTCTTCGATTGGGCATCGAGGGCACTGCGCATCCAGGGAAGAAGGTTTCGTGGCGGAATGAGGCGGAGCGCCGACTCGCTCAGCGCGCGTAGAAAGTGCTCCTCGCCGTGTTGCTCTACGAGCGATCGGGTCACCGCGAGAATGTCTTGATTGATACTCCCCGGGCCCAACCGGTCCTCCACCTTGTCGAGAACAGCTCGCGGAATCGTCATGACGCTCGCGCCTGCGTCCTTCTTAGTAACCTTGTTCTCTCTTGTTCTTTCTTCCTCTATTACTACTGGCTCTTTCGTCGCTGAAAGGGCAACTGGTGCGGAATGGCTTGTAAAAGCCGAATCGAAGGGCGCTGGTGGCTTTAGGAAGCCATCGCCGCCAGTTGCCCTTTCGTAGTCTGAAAGTGCAACTGGTCCCTTCGTGATCTCGAAGCGCCGCGGACGGAACGCACCGCTTTGCCTCCTCCGAATTTCGGATACTTCCACGAGGCCGAGCGACTCGAGGTTAACGAGCGCGCGAGCGACGGCTCGGTGGGATAGGCCGGTGTACTGGTTGATCGTCGTGAGGTGTGCCGTGAACCGCTTGTCGCCGGCGTCGTTGCACAGCATGACGAGGACATCGTAGACAGCGAGAGCGGCCGGGATCTGCCGACCGGGGAGGGATTCAGCAATGAGCCGGACGCGCGCTTTGTCCTTCCAGTACCATCGGACGCCATCTGTTCCCTTCACGCCCTTCATGCGGCCAGACGGATGTTCAACTTCGCGCGCTGTACGGATGGCTCGGGGGCATGTGTGAAGAAGGTTGTTGATTAGATGTGCATGCACAGTACCCCTGTGTCGGGACGAGTCAAGCACAAGCCATTGACCTTTTTGCCCTGACATGTAGGCTGTGAATGCATCCGTGAAGAAGGTGCTGCGAGGAGCCTTGGGGCACGTCCCAGGGCCTCTTGCATGCGACCCAACAACCCGGAGGTCTGAGGCGCGTGTGCACAGCGCCCCAGAGTCCTCGCGGGAGTGGGTGCGGATTCCACCACGAATCCCTTTGCTTAGCGGAGAAGAACGTACCCGAAGAGAAGCGCGATCGAGACGGCTGTTGCCAGAATGCCGGGAGTGAAGACGCGATCCCGGAGCGAGCGGAACGACGAGCGGACCCGCGAACGCTTCTTCCCGGTTTCAGCCGGGACGTGCGCGGGGCGACGAACGACGATCCCACAGGTCGGAACCGAGCAGCAGAGCTGCACTTCAATCGAACCACCGATGAGGGTGGTTTCGACATTCAGCCAAGCCGTCCGATCGTGCAGCTTGCATGAAGGACATTTCTCATCGGTCGGAGCGCGCTTGCGCACGCCTGTAATTTCGCCAGTCATACGAGAGCATGGCGAAACGAGAGCTCGGCACGAGCTTCCTGCAGGATGTCCGAGGATGCGTCGGAGACTTCGATGCGGTTGTACCCCGCCGTGGCGCGGTACTCCGCAGGAGAGCCTTCCGGCCATTCGAAGAGAAGAACTCTTCCGAGTTCCATCCATTCGTGGATGACCTCGATGTCGCGGGCGACACCGATGAGCGCACCGTCTTCATCCAGAAGCAAGTGTGTAAAACCAAATAGGTCGAGCTGCATAGCAGTAGGGATAAGTGGTGAGCATGATTCAAAGAGCCCGTCAGTCGCGAGACTGACGTGTGGATCGTGGTGGTATCCGCGGTACGCATCTGACCACGCGACGCGCGCTCGGTCCGAACGCATCAAAACAACCACCCCGGCGCCTAATGGGCCGAGGTGGTGAAGTTGCAGATGCACGTGAGCCGAAAGTGCGAGCCGGCGAAGATTACTCGGAGCGTTTGATCGCGGCAGAATCCGCAGCGGCCTTCTTCCACCATCTCTCGGAACACGCGGCACCGTTCCTCTTGCATGATCTCGCGCATGGCCGCGTCGATCTCATCTCTCGACATCTCCTGCACGTTGACCTGTAAAGCTGCGCTGGATGCCATGTGGACCTCCCGCACAACCCTGCCGCGGGCTGACGGCAGCGGTCGAGGCGTCCAGACTGCGGAGCGACGGTGGTCAGGCTGACGAAGCCGAGTATCGACAGGAACGTTGTCAGCGCGCACTCACCCGCAAGCGGGGCGACGCGTCCACGCCAGGGACAGTTCTACGGCTGCCGCACCAGTGGTGAGGTGCGAGGAGCTATCGGCGGGAGAATCCCTACTGAAGCATTAGGGATTGTGTCAGGGGAATGCGTGTGCATTCCCAGTCCGCGCGAGAAGGTAGCCACCGTCCTACATCAAAACCGAAGGAAGTCCAGTCAGATGGTCTCCTTCGGCTTGCGAATGTTACGCAACACGGTGCATGGTCGGAATGTCACGCAACATACCCCCCCAATCCTCATGTCCCTCTCCAAAACCGACGAAGCGATCAATCGCGGCGAACCAATCAGGCTCCACCGCTCGGAGTTCCTCGAGAAGCCGGCCGAGTACATCATTCAGGCTGATGACCGCGACGCGATGATTGAGCTATGCCGCTACCAGCAGGTCACGCATGCAATCATCCCGCTTCGCCTCCACGAAGGGTCGGTCTTTCGCGCGCTCTACCGATACGACATGAACAAAGAGGAAATCCGGCGCCTTGCCTCAGAACAGATGGATCGTCTGAATGGCCGAGAGCGACCGGTAGATGCTCTTCCTGCCTGTAGCGACGAGGATGTTGAAGTTGGCCAGGTGATTACCATCCGACCCTACAAACTATCGGAGTACATGAAGGACATGAGATATGGCCCAGTGATCGGGAAGATCAGCTTCAAGAACGATGGCCAGCAAGCGGAAGCTGCGTAAGCGCGAGTGCGGCGACAAGCGGCGCTACGGCACAATGGCCGACGCCGCACGCCACCTCGCTTGGCTTCGCAACCTCAACCCCAGCTTCAACAACGTCGGGGCCTACCACTGTGGCTTTTGTGGATCGTTCCATCTCGGACACTCTGGTGCACTCACGGGCGGCATCCGTGGCCGTGAGGCGCGACGCTTCGGTCTAGCCAAGAGTTGGTCATAGCGAAGAGGCCCGGTGCAAACGCACGGGCTTCTTCAAGTAGGCGGGAACATCAGGAGGTGGGATCGGCAGGGGTGTCGGAGCCTTCCGGCTTCGGCGACAGGAACTGGATCGCGGCGACGGACACCTGCAGTTCCTTGGCCGCGGGTCCTTTCTCGCGCTTGCGATCGTGCTGCGCGAGCGCGCCCGTGATGAGCACGGCGCTGCCCTTGCCGAGGTACTTGTTCGCGGCGGTGGCACTGTCGCCCCAGGCTACGCAGTTCACGAAGGTCGTGACGGTTTCGCGGTCGCGGCCCGTCGAGCGGTTCAGCGCGACGGTGAATGCCGAGCCTTCGCGGTCTCCGGCAGCCTTGAGAGGGTGCGGGTCGGCGACAAGGCGGCCACAGATCGTGACCTGGTTCAGCTGCGGCAGCTTCAATGGCTGGGACATGGCGTCTCCTTACGGAATCCCCGGCAGTTGTGACTGCTGGACCGTGTGCGGATCGAGGGAGGCGGAGAACGACGCGGGTTGTCGTGCGTCGCTCTGGCCGGCGACGGTGAGGTTGATCGTCTTCGCGGTGTCGTTGATGTCGATCTTGAGTGTGAGCTTCGCGAGCGCGATCGGGCACACGTGGTCGTTCGGCATCTTCCAGCGACGATCCTTCGGAGTCATGACGTGATCGCCGTCGTCGTCCACGAACAGGACGCACGGCTCTTCACGGTAGGTGCGCTGGATCGAGCCGTCGTCGCGCTTCGAGATCTCGATGAGCTCATGCAGTCCGACGATGACGCGGTGCGCGCCCGACGTTTCGCGGGCGACGACGAACGCGGTCTCGGCCTGCGCCCACTCGATCTGCCCGAGCACGGTCCACTGCGAGGACACCTGCTGGACCTTCTGGGTGGTGGAACACGACAGGAGCGTGAAACACGAGAGCAGCAACAGCGAGACGATGACTGAGACTCGACGCATAGCGACCTCCTAGTTGGCGCAAGGGGTTCTCCTGACTGATGGGTGGTGGGAAAGGACGCGGCGGGACTGCCTGATGGCTTAGGCGTACGCCGGAGTTGTCGCGCGGTCGAGGTGCACGCTAGGCTCGGGGTACTTCCTTCCCCGCATGCGCCATGAAGTTCCTCGTCGCTATCGTCCTTATCGCCGTTGCCTACGTGTGGACCGTCTCCCTGAAGGCTCAGGGAAAGATCGGGAGCGTGTCGGGATTTCTCAAGACGATCTTTCTGGATGATGAGAAGGGCCTGAAGCTCACCGCCTGGATTGATAATCTCTTCCGCAAGCGTTAATGCTTCGCCTCATCGCCCGTCTCTGCGTGTTCGCCGTCCTCGTGATGGTCGCCGTTTACGGCTACGCCTATTGGGCCGGATCGGCAGAAGTGGTGTGGAGGCCCTGGTCTTGAAAGTTAGACGGCCGAGGCGCAAGGTGGCGATGTAATTCCGACTGCACAATGTCCGCAAAGCGCTATCCGTCGCAGAACCTCACCCGCCCCGAGATCATGGCGCGCCGAATTGCCGCGAATCAATGTGACGCATGCGGTGGCAGGGCTGAGGATCGCGAGATGTGGGGTCGGAGAGTGCGGGTCTGCGCGAACCCCGATGCGGACCACGGGTTCCACGAGGTTGGGAAGCGGGACGGAGCGGCGTTTAGCACTGGGCGGGTCTCCGCGAACGTGCCGGAGCAACTTCGCGTTTGACCGCGCAATGGCTGTCGGAAGCCGTTCTTCGCGATAGCGCTAAACCATACTAGACAATGGGCTTGCACTATTGCGAGATCACAGTTATGATGAGTATGTTCTAAGAAACAAGCACCTTCACAACTCGGCCTTTCCACCGCGCTTTCTTCTGGGGAAGCCGCGGTCCCCAAGCCCATAAGACCCCACCCGTATGACCAAGTTCGAAGTGGCCATCTCTGGCGCCTCGGTCCTTGTGGCCTATCTGCTCGGATTGGCCATCGGCGCGCTCCTGTTCTTCTAATTTCCACCTAACACAAACATGACGCTCATTCACATGCTCCCCATGGACACCCAAGTGGCCCTCCACAGTGCCTACCTGCGCGCACTCGAAGATGACCAGCGCGCAGCATTGAAGCGGTACCTTGAGACCGCCGACGAGAAGGCGCTGAAAGCGGCGAGCTCACTCCAGAGGAAAATCCACGCCGCTCGTGCGGAGTTTGTTGTCGCGTAAGGCGATGACCGCCGCTATCCGCATCCCCCTTGTCTCGGCGTCCATTGGGATGCTCGCCTACGTCCTCGGCGCAGAGATTCTCCCAGTCCTCGGTGTCCCGCCGATCCCCACCATCAAGTTCGTGTGCATCCCGGTGATCCTCTGGATCGCCGGACTATGGATGGACAACCCCGACGCCAGCAATGCTATCGACGCAGAGCTCAATGCGGTTCTCCATGACCCTCTCTTCCAATGACCTTCATCCTGACGGCAACAGAAGACCAACAGTTGCAGGAAATCTCGGAAGGCGTCGCGGAGCGGATCATCGCTGCGTTCCTGCGGGATCACCGGGGCGCGGACGGCGATACTTCCCGCATCGTGGCGTCGCACATCGTGGCCGCCCTCGGCCCGAACTTCAACCATTCCGCGCGCTATCAGAAGCCCGACAGGTCGCTTGCAGAGTTCCGCATCGCCGTGCGCTTCGACCCGCGCCCCGTTCCCACGAACTCCTAACCGCTCGCCATGGCACTCTTCCTCTTCGGATCTGGACTCGTTCTCCTGGCGGTGCTCTTCCTCGGATGCCTCATGATTCGCGAGCTCGTGACGCTGCACCGTGACGTTCATGCCCTCCGCGATCTTGGCAGGGCTGTCGGAGCTCAGGCGCGCAACCGCAGCGCAGACGAAGTCGCGGAGATCCTCAATAGCGCAGCTAACCTCTAACAACACCAACCCATGTACCTCTACGTCCTCGCCCTCGTGTGGGCGGCGTTCCTCATCCTGATGTGCCTCGGTATGTCAGTGATCCTCCGCGACCTCGTGTGGAACCGTCCGCACCTCGCAATCTTCGGCACCATCCTCACCATGGTTCCTGCATTCCTCGCCGGATGCGCGCACCGCGCCCTCATCCTCCTCACCTAACAATCTTATGAAGCAAGAGAACAAGGGCGCGGTCTACGCCGTCGTCATCCTGGCACTCCTCGGAGTCCTCGCGCTCGTCTCAGACATGAAAGCATTCGACATCGGCACGATGGCCAACCCGAACGTCATCACACTGCGCGACTAACGTCGCCCGAACACACACCTCCAATCCCATTTCGCATCACCCCATGAAGCACAATCACTCTGAGGTCGTGGAGTACGCCCCGCGTACGGCGCCCCCCTGGAAGACCATACTCGCCCTCGTGTTCGTTCTCGGTATCACCATAGGAGGTGCGGTCGGCTACGCGCACTACACGTCCTACGACCAGCGCATCATGCGCACCGAGTTCGCCCACAAGAACGCTGTCGCCCAACAGGCGAAGTGGAATACCGAGGAAGAGCAGGCGCGCAAGGCGGCGCGAGGACTCGTATTCGCCCGCTGTTCCCGACGCGCGGACGAAGACCGAGCCATCGGCACGCCGGAGATCAACTGCGACGCCGTGGCCGATGCCTACGAGAAGTCTTTACTCGCGGCGGGGACGGTCCAGTAGCCGCCCGTAAGCCCATCCCTGCAATCGGCATCCCGATCGCGCTCGCGGACTTCGAGGACCCCGTCGTCCTTTCGCCCCAAGACTGGGACGGCGATGCGCCAGTGTCCGCCGAACAGACCAATCGCGGACCCGATTACCCTCCCGGCCAGTGCACGTGGTTTGCGGCCCAGCGGTTCGCGGAGGTCACGGGCTCGAACGCGCTCTACTTCCCACGTCCGAACAACCGCGTGCGTCATGCGAAGGTCTGGCCGCAACTCGCGGAGGAAGCAGGGCTCACCGTGCGCCACGAACCGAAGGCTGGTGCCGTCGCTGTGTTTCTCGGTGGACATTTCACGACGTACGGCCACGTCGGATATGTCGAGAGCATCGACGGCGACACGATGCGCGTGTCGCAGCACAATTGGCCGCATCCGCTGGCCTTCTCCATCGGGGTGTACAACACGAGTGACGCGGACTGGTTCATCTACCCGCCCGAGACGAACGTCGCTCCGAAGGTGGGGCGATCTGCCACGCTCTCTCTCGTCACCACCTACAACCCCGAGGTCGGACAGAACGACGCTGATCCGTGGACGGGAGCTGCCGGGAAGCGCATGGCCGAAGGCATGATGGCGCTGTCGCGCGATCTCCTCGCCCCCACGAAAGCGCACCCCGAATGGCGCGGCCAGATCCCGTACGGCACGCGCGTGCAGTTCTCGGCTCCCGGCCAAGACGCACGTTGCAATCAGAGCTACGTCGTGCAGGACACGATGAACAAGCGCTACACGAAACGCGGCGACGTGTTCCGCGTCCGGCGCAAGGACAACTTCTCCTGCAGGAACGTCACGATCACATGGTGACGCCTGTCGTCCTCGCCGCGTTCTTCCAACTCTGGGCGCGACAGATGGGATGTCCTGATATGACAATGATCGCAAGGTACGAGTCCCCGAATGTTGCGGCATGGGAATCCATGACGGACGAAGAGAAGCGCGAGAACCCCTGGGGACTTCGCGTGGAGAGTTCGGACGCCTGCGGACACGTCCTCCAACTGTTCGACAGCATCTATCTTCCACAGAATGAGACGAAGAACCTCGTTCCCCTCTTGGATGGAGGCCGGGTGTACGACGCCCCGAGTATCTACGTTGTCACCCAGAACGTGACCGCCGAGGACTAGCCGCCTCGGCGGTCTTCGGGTAGGTTGGAGGCGTCGCGGAACACTCGTTCGCCGTTTCGCCGCACCCGAGTCCAACCTCCAACCCCGTCCAGATGCGCGATTTGCGTACGTTGTCTGTACCCGCCCGCTCGCTTCTCTCACTCCTCGTTCTCCTCGCGCCCCACATTGCGCTCGCACAGGGCGCCTCGCCGCTCAGCACAGCCGACGTGCCGCAACGGGAAGACCCCCCGTTAGAACAGCCCTTCCTCGATACAGAGACTCCCGTTACGTGGGAGGACACGCAACTCGCACCGAATCCTCTTCGCCTCACCGAACCCACGGGTGATGTTTGGCGCGGCTTCGTGCGTGGGCACTGCACGGCCTATGTTGCCAGTCGTCGCAGAATCACGTTCCGCGGCGATGCGAAGCGCTGGCCCTTGAACGCGGTGAAAGCCGGGTATCGGCTGTCGGATACCCCAGTGGTCGGAGCCGTGGTCGTTACCCGCGAGTCGCGGTACGGCCACGTCGCGTACGTCGAGCAGGTGCACACGGACGGGTCCTTCACCGTGTCCGAAATGAACTACCTCGGACGGTACAGAATCTCTACGCGCACGCTCTCCGTCGTAGATCGTCGGATCGTCACATTTATTCTCTGAGTTGACCGTCACGCAACGCGCCGTGACGCTTCGTCTGCGCATCGCGCGATCCGCACTCTCTCGCGGCACTCCAGGTGCGTCCAACGGCAGTCACCCCTTCGCCATTCGGCTGGGGTGATTTGCCGATGTCCTCGACGCGATGTCTAGTCGATGTCCGCGTGCGCCGATTGAATTCCACCGGCAATACCGTTACGTAGAAGGCACGTCCTCAAACGAAACACGACTTGCCGGTCTCCCCTCGCGCGGCCACCGGCCGTGTGACCCCGCAGCGCAACACGTCCGCCGACGCCCGATGGAAGCATGTCGGGATGGCGGCCGGTCCCGAAGAGGCAACCTCGGATCGAGTCGTGTACGCCGCGAGCGTCTCCGACGCCCGCCTGCCCGAGGCGATGCTGCGCGAGTGCATCAACCGCCACCACGTGAAGCCAGCGACCGATGGTCTCTGGCATTTTGAGCAGCGTGCGCGGATCGGCACGGGAAACTTCGTCCTCCAACTCCGTCCGAGGGAACTGGAATGGTTCGAGTTGGCGCCCAGCATCGTTGCGATCAACGGCTTCGATGAGAAGGGCCGGGCGCGGCGCATGGGCGCGACGCAAGGGAAGACGCTGCAGCACGCGGTCCGCGACCTCGGGAACGCGACCGTCCACAGCGCCATCTTCGCGTCCTGCGCGCAGATCGAGCACGACGACTGGCCGGCGTACCTGCGCATGTGGACGAATGGCGAATCCGTCTTTGTCCGAAAGATCTTCACGACCGACATCTGGGCGAGGTTTCCCCGCGCGGTCGTGCAACAGATCCGACAGCACCCGCAACTGTTCGGCTTCAAACCCTACGCAGCATGACACCGCTTCGCATCGCCATCGTCGGAGAACGAAGTTCCGGCAAAGACACGTGTTCGGATTACCTCGTCGCAAAGTACGGCTGCGCGAAGATCGCCCTAGCGACGCCGATGAAAGCGTGCCTCGCCGGCGGACTTCAGGCGCTTGTCGAGAGTTGCTCGACGTCGTGGAAGTATCGCTGGATCGTGCCGCTCCTGCGTCGCGCCATTCGGGAGAAGGGCGTGATGCGAAAGCCCATGCAGGAAGGTGGACTCGCGATGCGCCGCGTCGATCCGGAGATCCTCGTCCGATCGATGATCGAGCGTCACGATGTCCCGTGCGACGAGCGCGTGACCGGGTTCGTCGTCACGGACACGCGCTACCCGAATGAGGCCGACGCGCTGCGTAATCTCGGCTTCACGATTGTGCGTATCACCGCGCCGGCGGAGGTGCGAAAGGCCCGCGCCCTATCTCGCGGCGACGGATCGTGGAACGACGACGACGCGTTGCACGCATCCGAAGTTGAGCAGGCGGGCATCCGAGCCGATTACACCATCGACAACTCGACCGACGACCCCACCCCGATGCTCGCCATCCTCACTTCTATCGCCGACACTCATGTCGCTCGCCCCTCCTTCTAGCCCTGCATGGGTACACAACGCGGTGCTCGCCCTCGGGCTGCTGCTCCTCGCCGGAGGACTGATCATCTTCGCGCGCTTCTTCGTGGTGATTCTCTACGCAGCGCTGGGTGCCGTGTTGATCAGCATCGGTGTCGCCGTTCTCAAACGCATACTCCAACGCTGATGTCCTGGGTCGATCTGCAGAAATACGCAAGCAAGAAAATCACGCTGACGACGCGCGATCTGTCGTACCAGGGCCGCGGCTTCATTGTTCGTAAGCATGCTCTGGCGTGGATCTGGTACCTCCTGGTGGTTGCCGCGTGGACAGTGGGCGTGTTTGGAGGCCTCGTGGCACTCCATGTGGTCGGCGTGCTCGCGCCGCTCCCCGCGTTCTGGACGCGCGTCGCGCTCATCTTCGCCATCCTGTTCGTCGCGAAGATCGCGATCCTTCGCTACCGGATCACCGCGCTCGAGTTCCTGCTGATCACGCCGGACACGGTGTTCTGCTCCGAGGTGCAGCACTGGTTCGTCCAGGTCGTCGATCCAATTGAGTTGAGCTCCATCAATCGCCTCGATACCGACGAACAGTCGGCATGGCTTCCGGGCGTGCGCATCGTGCGTCTCAACACTGCGGGCGACGACGCGGACAAGACGATGACGTTCACGGGCGGGGGCGACCGCATCACCGCGGCGTGGCAGATCCTCCGACAGCGTCGACGGCGATAGCCGCTCTCACCTCATTCATTCATTCCTCATCCCACATGCCTGATACGACGAAGCCGATCTTCAAACGAGTCCCCGGAATCGACGAATACTGGGTGACCCAGCGACAGGTGCACGGCCTCGGTGCAGGCGACATCGCGCGGCAGAGCCAGACCGTCTACAAACTCCCGATCACGCCGAGTCAGGTGGAGAAGCGGCTGAAGAAACTCGGAAAGTGGACGCTGGCGGAGCTCCCCGCGATGGCGATTCCGGCAGACCTGCTTGTACCACCGGGCGGATTCGCGACATCCGTCGTGAGTCCGAAACAGAAGCACCCGGAGGGATGGGAGCCTCACGTAGAGACGGAAGGAGATGAGGGCACGCTGATTTCGCAGCCGACCGAGAACACGACAGCGAACGAACGCGAGTTGATTGAAGGATGGCAGCTCAACCCCGATGAGTGGGCGATCATCGGAAACATCGGCGTGCGCCGATGGCAGACGTTCGACGGCCGATACCTTCATTACTTCAAAGCTCAACTGCGCCGGAAGACATCAAGCCATGTCCTCGACATCGAGAAGCTCTGTGAAGAGATCAAGAAGTTCAAAGCCCCGAAGCGCGAAACCGTGAAGGGCGATCGCGCCTTCGTGGTGAACATCTCCGATACGCAAATGGGGAAAGATGACGGCGATGGGACGCCTGGCATCATCGGTCGGTGGCAGCGTGCGATCCCCGCGGTTGCGGAACGCCTGCACATGCTGCGCAAGATGGGTGAGCCGATTGGGCCACTGTATGTCTTCGGACTCGGTGACTTGATCGAGAACGTCAGCGAGTTCTACCCGCAACAGACGTTCCGCGTGCAGCTCAACTTGCGCGACCAAGTCAAAGTCGTTCGCCGGCTTCTGGTGAAGTCGCTCGAAGCGTGGGCACCGCTCGCGGAGCGCGTCGTTGTTGCGGCCATCGCAGGCAATCACGGGGAGAACCGCCGAGACGGAAAGAGCTTCACCGACTTCGCGGACAATCACGATGTCGCGGTCTTCGAGCAGCTGCAAGAAATTCTCGCTGCGAACCCAACTGCGTATGGCCACGTGTCGTTCGTCCTTCCGAATGACAAACTCGATCTCACGCTCGACGTGCAGGGAACAATTACGGGCCTCACGCATGGGCATCAGGCCGGCAAGGGAAATGGCGCCGCCATGAAGCTCATGAACTGGTGGAAGGACCAAGCGCACGGGATGCAGCCCATCGGCGACGCACAACTACTGCTCAGCGGGCACTATCACTATTTGTCGGTGACGCAGACTGGCGCGAAGACGCACATTCAAGCGCCGTCGCTGGATGGCGGCTCTGAGTGGTGGCGCAACTGCACGGGTCAGGATGCGCCTCCGGGCATGCTCACGCTGACTGTGGGTAGCAACACGGGTCCTTCCGGCTGGAACAATCTGCTTGTCGTGTGACTTCGTCTTGACAGTCGCGTTGCACTATGACGTCTGCGAGCGTACGGTTGATGCGCAACCTCCCACCCATTCATCCTCACCACCATGGCAGATGTAAAGATGCCGGCCGAGAAGCCGCAGCACGAAACCCTCACCACCGCATACGCGAAGGAGTACGTAGGCGTTCCATTCCGTCTGTTGGGTTCGTCGTGGGAGCGCTTTAAATCAGATTTCGACTTCAAGGACGAGAACGTCTTCGCGATGCGCATCGATGCGTCACTCCCCGTCACTGCGCGCGTTCAGCGCGACGGCAAGGAGGTCTCGAACTTCGCGGTGTACGACGAGGATGCGAAGGAGTACATCGAGGCCGAGTACCACGACTATGAGACGTTCGAGATCACACGTGCGGACGGTGCAAAGTTCCGCGGCCGGATCGTCGACCACACGCTCCGTTCATGGGACGACGGCAACTTCCAACTCCTCACGTCGGAGGGATGGCAGACCGTCGACTACAACTCTCTCGCAGCATCGAAGGAAGAGTCGAAGGAGCGTATCCGCCACGAGAGCCGCCTCAAGGTCGTTCACTTCCAGCCTGTGTCATTCATGGAACCGCTGACGCTTCGGAAGAAAACCGTGCAGCGTGCGAAACTCGAACTCACGAAGACCGCGTATGAGGCGCTCCTACAACGGGCGAACACTCTCGCGAAGGCCGATGTCGACCCGAAGAACTACGTGTACGCGTTCACGTACGTCGAAGCCGACAAGCAATACGTGATCGCTGAGGAGGACTACCGGAAGCTGACGGACGCCGAGCGCGAAACGGCTGCAAAGGAAGATGAAAGCGCGGCATCAAGCTCCATCGATGCGCTCTCTCCGCCGAGCGGTGGGGGCCGCGCCTCGGATTTCCCGTTCCCCGAGAAAGATCAGATCCCCGTCGACGAAATCCCGTTCTAGCCACTCACCACATTCACCATGTCTGTACGTGCGAAGTTCGTCCTCAACAGCTACGAAGCAATGACGCAGCCCCAGTCTCGCCAGAAGGATGATGGGAGTTGGGAGCAGTTGCCACCCAAGGAGATGCGCACGCTCGTTCTGCGCCCGGTCTACTCTGACAAGCCGGAGTCAGAGAACAAGAAGTTTTGGGATGCAACGCCCACTGGCGAGATTCGTCTCGGCACTGTGAACCCCGCAGCGTGGGAGCAGTTCGAGATCGGAAAGGAATACTACGTCGACTTCACGCCCGCGGAGTAGTAACTCCCTACGCACCTTTCAATTTTGGGAACGAACAGAGGAACATCGCGACCTCTCACCATCCGAACGCTGAAAGTCCGCTTCATGCGGTGTGTCCATCGAGGGGCGTAAGCCTTCGACCGGGGTCAATTACACCCGGTCACTCGAAGGGATCTAGGCCAGTAGGTGAATACAACGGTACACAACCCAGTCGCGTCTATCGCGTGCTGCCGCCCCGGCGTCGGGGGCACACCCGCCGAGGAAACTAGCTGTGCGAATCCGGGAGAGTTGTGCGGGTGAGAGGTCTCGGTGTTTCTCGGCACGGGTCTCGATGCGTACGCAACGAGGACGTTAGACCACGATGAGGGCGCGCCTGATTCGCGGTTCGGGGGGATCGGTGGGAAGCGAAGGCGTCCACCACCCGTGCTCGTGTAGAGGTAGCCCGTAGAGAGCGGAGGCGGACTGTAAATCCGCTGGCCCTGTTGACCCCTGTAGGTGCGACTCCTCCCCTCTACACCGTTCGTTCCCCGGCTCGCGGTTCCGCGTCAGGCGTCTCCACTGCTGTCCCTTTGCAGATAGCAACGACGCCTGGGGCGGGCCCTCGAAGGCCGCACCGTCCTCTGTCGCAGCAATGCGAGCACCGCAGGTACTAACGCCCACAAGGCTACAGTCATGCGGTGTCGGAAGAACGACGAGCAAGCTAACGCCCGCTCGCTCGGGAAAACGGGAGAACAATCTGACTGGCCCCGCCGCTCTGGTGGGGCCACTGGTCAGACCGCACACATCACCATTCCCATTCACACCCTATGGCTCTGCATCCGCTGGGGGATTACGTCCTCCTCAAACCGATCCGCGAAACCCATACCGCTTCCGGGCTCGTCATCCCCGACACGATCAAGGATCGGAAGTCGGACCGCGGCGAAGTGATCTCCGTAGGACCGGGCAAGGTACAGGAAGACGGCACGCGCAGCCCGATGGAGGTGAAGGCGGGCGACCGCGTCATTTTTTCCAAGTACGCATCTGACGAGATCGAAGTTGATGGTGAAGAACTGCTCATCATTCAAATGCACGACGTAAAGGGAATCATCGTCCCTGCCAACGCCCGATGAAGACGATTGTGATGAGAACGAAGGACCAAAAGGTTCACTTCATCGGCGGGTTCTACTCGGAGTTGGCCGCCGCAGCGGCGTACAACGCGTCAGCACACCGGCTCTTCGACAAGTTTGCGATCCTGAACGACCTCTCTCAAGCATTCTAACCACCCACCCTCAACATGGACGCAAAGGACATTACGTACGGCGACGAGGCGCGTGCAAAACTCGCCTCCGGCATCAGCAAACTAGCTCGTGCAGTAGCAGTGACGATCGGTCCGAAAGGCCGAAACGTTCTTCTCCCGAGCCCATTCGGCGCTCCGAAAATCGTGAACGATGGCGTAACGATCGCACGGGAAGTCGAACTCGAAGACCCGCTGGAGAAGATGGGCGCGGATCTTGTGAAGGACGTTGCGTCGAGGACGAACGACATCGCGGGCGACGGGACCACCACCGCAACGGTCCTCGCGGACGCAATGGTGCGCTCCGGGCTGCGGAACCTCGCGGCCGGCTCCAACCCGATGGCGATGCGGACGGGAATCGAGCAGGCGGTCGAACAGGTCGTGCAGAAACTCGACGCGATGTCGCAGAAGGTTGAAGGCAAGATGATCGAGCACGTGGCCACGATCTCGTCCCAGGACCCTGAGACCGGAAGGATGATCGCCGAGGCAATCGAGAAGATCGGAACGGGACCGATCACCACGGAGAACTCGGATACCCGGGGCCTCACGTTGGAGATCAAGGAAGGGATGCAGTTCGACAGCGGCTACATCTCGGCACACATGGTGACCGACGAGGAGCGCTCGACTGCGACGTACGAGAACGTGCACATCCTCGCGTTCGACGGGAAAGTGACCGGCCCGCAGGAGGTGATCCCGATTCTCGAAGGCTGCATGAAAGCGGGGATCAAGGAACTGCTCCTCATCGTCGAGGGTGTCGAGGGAGACGCCCTTCCCACACTCGTCGTGAACAAACTCCGTGGTGTATTCCACTCGGTGGCGGTGCGTGCGCCCGGCTACGGCGATCGCCGAACCGCTATGCTGCAGGACATCGCAGTGCTCACGGGAGGAACAGCGGTCTCTCCCGCGCTCGGAATGGATATCTCGAAGTTCGAGCTCGGCTGGCTGGGCCGAGCGTCCAAGGTGATCGTGACAAAGGACGCGACGACCATCGTGGGCGGCAAGGGCGAGAAGCTTGCGATCGAGAACCGCGTCGCGCAGATCCGGAAGGAACTGGAGGATGCGAAGACGGACTTCGAGAAAGAGAAACTCGAGGAGCGGCTCGCGAAGATCGCCGGGGGGGTCGCCGTGATCAAGGTGGGCGCCGCCACCGAGATCGAGCTCAAGGAAAAGAAACTTCGTATCGAGGACGCCATCAACGCGACCCGCGCGGCAGTGGCGGAGGGCGTCGTCGCAGGAGGCGGCTACGCACTGCTCCTCGCTCGTGAGGCCATCGACCGCAAGGGGACGGACGACCAGTCCACGGGACGCCGGATCGTCTTCACCGCGCTCGATGCGCCGGCGCGTCAGATCGCGGAGAACGCGGGCCAGGACGGAGCGGTCGTGGTCGCGGAGTCCATCCGCCTCAAGGCTGGCTACAACGCTGCGACGGACGAGTATGTCGATCTCGTGAAAGCGGGCGTCATCGATCCGTGCCTCGTTACGAAGTCCGCTCTCCAGCACGCCGCGTCGGTCGCAGCCTCATTCCTCACCTGCGAGGCGGCGCTGTCGCCGAAACCGGAGAAGCCCCAGTCAGACGCGCTGCACGCGTGAGACTTCTGGCCATCGATCCCGGAACGGAGAGGCTCGGATACGCCGTCTACGATGACCAGATGGTCCTCGCGGACGGCGTGTTCCAGACCGAGTACCGGCTGCCGAGCGAGTTCCTGCTGAGCATGACGGCGTTCGTTGACTCACTGGTGGAGCAGCACAGCGTCGCGTGTGTCGCATCCGAGCGCATGTTCGACTTCATGGCGATGAAGGGGAACAAGCGGCGCGGCGGAAATTCGGCACTTCTCAAGATCATCCCGGAGCAACTGAAGAACTGGTGTGAGCTCCGGGGCCTCCCTTTCCTTCGCTACTCGCCGATGACGATCAAGAAGTGCGCAGCGGGACGTGGAGACGCAGAGAAGGCCGATGTCCGCAAAGTAATGATCGGCAAGTTCACCGATGCCTCACGTCGGCTTGATGCGAAGTCGCAGGAGGACGTGGCCGACGCGCACGGCGTTGCGTGGACCGCCATCGCCAACCACTACGCCGAACTGCCGAAGAAGATCAAGACGAGGAAATCATCTAGATCACCTGCATCGTGAAGGACTACAACGAAGTTGCCGGGTTCGCGTACGCCACCGCGCTCAACACCGTGCTCGTGATCGCGTCGGTGGTATGCCTCCTCACCGGTCACCCGTTCTTCGCCGTTCTCCTCTTGTTTTGTGGGGTCAGCACGAAGGATGTCCGCGGCGTGTCGCGCTATGACGACGAGCGCGGATGAACGATGAGGGCCGTCAGATCGCAATCAAGGAGAGCCTCTTCCGATGTGCGATCACGTGGAAGCAATACGACAAGCGGACGTACTTCGAGATCGAGAAGTCACTGCATCCGTTCATGCGTCTGACCGTCGATCACTGGGATGGTCGTAGGCGCGTGAAAGGTCGCAAGGTCGATGAGGAGAGCGACAACATCGTGATCGTCATCGGCAAAGCGCACGACATGAAGGACAACGCGAACCGAGACGCGCAGATCACGTGGTTGAAGCAAGAAGTCGGTGCTGCCGAGATGTTCGGCGAGAAGAAGCAAGTCGCTCACATGCGCGAGGTGCTGCTGTTCCTCGAAGCCAACCCCACACATGACCTGAAGGCGTATCTCGGGAAGTTCGTCGAGGAGCGCGGTCCATTCAGCGCCGCGTACGACCGCGCGAAAGAGCGCGAATACGCCGAAGAGCCGAAGCGGCGTGAGAAGAAAGCAAAGGCGCGGCACGACGTGTATGAGAAGGCGAAGAAGCGTGCCGGCGGGACGCCACTCTCGAAGCGAAAGAAACCCAAGGCCAAAGCCGGCGGAACGAAATACGCGAGCTCACGCTGGGCGGTATTCGACGCGCTGCCGGTTAGCAATGGCAATCCATCACCACCCTCTCCATGAATCCACAGGCAGCGTTCCATGCATTCCAGGACGCGAAGAAAGAGCTGAAGATCGCCCGCGACGCCTACAAAGATGCGCAGGCTTCGGACACCACGCTCGCGGATCTCGCCGAGGCGAAGAAGCAAGCCGCAGCCGACTACAAGGCCGAGAAGGAGCAGTTCGACGGCCGTCATGCGCATCTCGTCGAAACGATCGCCGAGAAGAAAGAGGCACAGGACGACGCCAGGACGCTGTTTGATGAAACCGTGGAGATGGCTGTCCGCCGCGGCGAGCAGTTATCGCTCTTCACGAGGTCGGGAAAGGAAGTCTCGATCCAACTCACGACGAAGATCACGATTGAGCGCGATGTGAAGAAAGAGGCTGCAGAACCTGGCGGCAAAGGAGAGTGAGCTTCGCGTTTACGTGTCAGCACTGTGGAGTGACGTTCAGTAGGCGGCAGAGTGCTCCGGCGACCTGGTGCTCGCGAGAATGTCGCGGTAAGGCTACATCTCACGTCTTGTCGGCGCGTTTTAAGGGGGTTCCGAAGTCGGCTGAGCACAAGAGGAAGATTGGACTCGCACTTAAAGGGAAGAAGAAGCCATACGCCGCAAGGAACCTCGTGCACGGGTCGGGGAAAGACAATCCGTTCTTTGGGCGACATCACTCTGAGGAAACCAAAGAACGGTTGCGCGAGGCGGCCGTTAGAAACCACGGCCTATTTCGAGCTGGAGCAAGAGAGACCGCACCCGAGCGCGCACTCTACGCTTTGCTCACGAGGCTCGGGATCGAGTTCGAGAAGCAGAAGAAAATTCCAGGAATCTCAATCCCCGATGCGATTGATGAAAAGAGACAAGTGGCGTTCTACGCGGATGGTGACTACTGGCACCAGCTGCCTGAGTATGTAGAGCGTGATCTGCGCATAAACAAGAGACTGCGAAATCGAGGATGGATCGTACTCCGCTTCTGGGAACACGAACTCCTCGAATTCGCCGACCTTGTTGAAGAGATCATCGTCGGTACGTACCACATTCCTCCGCCACGTCGGTTTGCGTACGTGGCTGGTGCCTACAGAGCCGCCACGGAATGGGGTGTAACACAGAACATCGAGCGTGCTCGAAGCATGGCGGCTCAGCTCCTCGCAGAGGGTGACTACTTCCCCGTCACGCCCCACCTCATGACTGCGCACCTCGGCGGCATCGTTGAGGACGACGTGCTCGTGGAGCACTACATCGACATCATCGCGAATCTCTGTAGCGTCGTTGTGATGTTGAAGGGCTGGGAGCGCTCTGAGGGCGCAAGGAAAGAGCACGACGCGGCGCTCCGCCTCGGGATCAAGATCATCTACGAGACCTGACGCTTCGGCGCCTTTCGACGCGTCCTCGTCGGCCTTCTGGTCGCGGTGTATCCAGAGCCTGAGAGCGATCCCGCTCCTTCACATCCAGGAGGAACACCGACATGAAACTCCACGACCGCACGCCTGACCTGTACGAGGCGGCGCAGTTCATCACCACTCTCGCCAACACTTCCGACGCGCCTGTCCACTGGGCGCTCATCCCCGACCGGGAGACACCTGGTCTCTACCCCCGGACGCTGTTCGGGCGGCTCTCCGATCTTGGACTCGAGCTCACGTGGGCGAACCAGAAGGGCTGCGGCATCTTCGTCGCCGTCCAGGGCATGGAACTCGTGGTGAAGGACCGCAAGATTCTTCGCACATCCGAGTGCGCGCGAGAAGCCCGCGCGGTCTTCATCGACTGGGATCAGCCGGACTTCAACCTGCGCCACGCGCTGCCCCCGTCGATGACCGTGTTGAGCGGTCGTGGCTACCACTCCTACTGGTGCCTGACCGAAGACGAACCGGTGAGCGCCGTGCCTGAGACGCTGCGTCGGCTCGCGACCTACTACGAGAGCGATCCGTCCTGCACGGATCTCGCGCGCGTGATGCGGGTGCCGGGATTCTGGCACTGCAAAGCCGATCCGATTCAGACCGTGCTCACGTTCGCGGACCCGAACATCCGCTACACGCTCGCGGCGATCGACGCCGCGCATCCCGTCGTCACCCCCGTCCCGATCGAGCGCATCCAGCCGCGTTCCCACGGTGGAACGAACGATTGGTTCGCCGCGTGGGCGGACGAACAGGACGCATCGAGCGGTCAGCGCAACCGCACTTGCTACGCCATCGCAGCAACGGGCTTTCGTCACGGCCTCTCCCACGGAGAGGTTGAGGCGGCGGTCCGCGACTACCAACGCCGGGCGACCCGTCCGGACGATCCATTCACCCTGACCGAAGCGCGCAACGCTCTCGCGTCCGCGTCACGTCGCAACAGTCGTTCATAGGAGAAGACCCATGTTGAATCGTGTGCAGTTGATCGGAAGACTCGGGAAAGACCCCGAGAAGAAGGCACTCCCGAGCGGTACGGCCGTCTGCAAGTTCTCGGTCGCGACCGACGAGAAGTTCACGGATCGCAGCGGCGAGAAACAGGAACGCACCGAGTGGCACAACGTCGTCGCCTGGGGCAAGCTCGCGGACATCTGCGCCCAGTACCTGACGAAGGGCAAACTGGTATACGTCGAAGGCTCCATCCGCACGGACACCTGGGACGATAAGGAGAGCGGCGCGAAGCGCTCGCGCACGGAGATCGTCGCGAGCGGCGTCCGCTTCCTCGACAAGGCGCCGGCGTCAGCTCGCGGCACACAGCCGGCCGCGGTGGAAGACGACGAAGAAGTCCCGTTCTAGCGCCCACCTGCAGTCCGCGGAGTTCGCGCCTCGAACTCCGCGTCCACTCACGAAGGAGAAGACCAATGGCGCACCGGCATCGTCGGCGCTCACGCCATCACGTCACACCACGCGCAGCTGGCGGCGGGAACAATCAGTCGAACGTCGTCCGGATCGACGACCGCCTCCACCGCTGCATCCACGAAGTCTTCGATGCGCTCCCGCCGGATCAGTACCTTCCGGTGTTCAGCCGGGAGCCCCATAAATACGCGCGGCGCCTCGTGCGTGCCCTCATCCGACACTTCGGTGTCTCCGTGGTGCGCGAGGCGCTGCAATAGGAGGAATCCGATGGACGAAGCCCTCTGCCCGTCTTGCCAAGAAATCGTCGACGTGTTGAACGACGACGGAACGGATGGCTTCTGTAACGACTGCGATCGCTGCAGAGCATGTTGCGAAGCCGCTCCAGGTGAGGCGTGCGACTACTGGGTTCTGATTGAACCGCAGCCGATGTTCATCTGAGGCAAGACCGTAGAACGACCTGAGACGCCCCGTTTGTCCGAGTGGATGAACGGGGCCTTTCTTTGCGTAGGACGCGCAAGAGAGGTGAAGAATCAGGCGCCCGTGGCCTCCTGCTTCGGCTTCGTGAACAGGTTGTACCGCGCCTGCGAGGCCAGAGCGGCCGCAGTGAGAGCGCCCCCAACGGTGGCGGCATCCGGGAAGCCGTTGACCGCCCACGAGATGCCGAGCGGGACGAACGAGAACGCGAGGCAGAGACCCACGTTCATGAGGAACTTCACCCGGCCAGACGGCTCGACGGCGAACTGCTCCTTGAGCGCTTTGAGCGCCGTGGGAACGAAGAGGCCGAGCACGAAGCTCTGAAGGTCAGGCGAGGCGATGAGATCGGCGACGTACTGCAGGGTCATGACGGTGGAGGGAAGTACTTCGACGCTACGGGTCGGGATTCAGACGGTCAACGCTTCGGCTCGAAGTGCCGGCTGACCGCGTCATAGAACCGGGTCAGGACAACTGCGAGGCGGTCGGCAGTCAGCACGTCGCTGGGCTTCGTGTGCTCGGTGTAGATCTTCTCGCGGAGCATCACCGCCCAGGCGTCTTGAAACTCCTTCGATGGCTTCACGGCGGCTGTGACGGGATCGGAGGGAAGCGCCGGCGCCGTGAGCGGAAGATCGTACGGGCGGTCGACGTACTTCACCATCGCCGACCTGACGGCCGGCGGACCGAACTGGAAGTGGGGTCGATCGCGGAACGTGCCGCCGAAGTACTTGGGGAAGTCTCCGCCCCAGATGACGCCTGGGATGTTCAGCTTCACGATGGTCTGTCCGATGGTGTCGTACAGCGGGTCGCTGCCGAGGTACTTCGCGAAATCCTCCGTGAACACGCCGAGGTCCGCCGCACACCCGTAATTGTGAAAGCTGTAGCCGCCTTTGACATGCGTGACGATGGCTCCCGGTGCAGTACGTCCCTTCGCATAGAGCGCATCCTGCTGCGCCTTCGTGCGGAGGCCCGTCGTGAAACGCGCCCGCTTCCCGTGTTGGAAAGCGATGCGGTCCGCCTCGTCCTCGATGAAGCGGAACAGTGGACGAAGGGTCGGATGGAGCGCGGCGATGAGGTCGGCCACGGGGCGAGGGGTTACGAGGCGGGGATGTAGCGGGGCTCCTTCAAGTCTTCGCGGATACCCTTTAACTCTTCCTTGATCTCGCGCTGCGCATCGAGGAACCGCTCTTCGCGCTTATCGGCATCAGCCTTCGTCTCGAAGACCTGGAGGTTCTGCGTCGCCTGCGCTTGCACGATTCCGCGGAGCTCAACGAGACCTTGCTCGACGTTCGACGGAAGGCCGACAGCCCAGAGCGTGAACCCCGCGACCGTGGTCACGAGGGCAACAATTCCGATGGTGACTTTGATCTTGTAGTCTATGGAGTCATTCGCCCGTGGGAGCACGTGCGTGCGACCGGGATGCGCGCCATGACCAGTTGGCGTTTCAGACATTCGGTGTGGGGTGTGCTGTTGCCCTGAACGTAGGGATGGATCGGGGTGGCGGTCAATCGTGCCGACCGAACTCTGTTGGCGACGATGTGCGGTCTACTCAGCGGCCGAGCGTTAGACAGTCTCGCGTGCGAGAATCATCTCGTGGAAGCGGGATTTAGGTTCTCTTCTCTTGAGATCCACGATTTTCGTGGCATCCGACAGATGAGTCTCGCCCTGCCGATGAAGGCGCCCGTGTATCTCATCGGCGCGAACAACTCTGGAAAATCCACTGTGTTGAATGCCGTCGCGCTCGTGCTGCGCGGGGGCGGGTTCCACACGTTCACGCCGGAGCCCTTCGACTTCTTCCACGCCCCGGACGGAACGCCAAGCGAGAAGTTCAGCATTGACCTGATTCTGGAGGCGACGGACGGAGCGCTACCGGCCGTGCAAGGTGCGGGCTCCCCGGTCGATGTGCATCGGATACGCGTGACGGGATCAACAGAGAAGGGCGGCCGGCTGACACATCGCCACGTCCTCACATCGAAAGACGCGAAGCCGATTATGTTGTCGCCACGCACACCGTTGAAGGGCGACCTGAAGGAAAAGTACAAAGGCCAGGATGTTGGGTGGACGCAGCGGTATGCACGCCCCGACGACATCCGGAAGTGCCTTCCGGACGTGTGGCTGGTGACGCCGGAGAATCTCGAACGGTCGCTGTACCACTGGAAGACCGGGCCGCTCATGAAACTGAGTCAGCTCCTCTCCCGAAGATTCTTCGAGGTGGAGTGGGATTTCGAGCATGACGGCAAAATCAGGAAGATGCCGAAGACGATGGAGAGCGTCCATCGCTTCTTCCGCGACGCGGTGGATGCGTTCCCGTTCTGGAAAGACGAGTTACGCCCCCAACTCGAAGACGCGCTGTCGAGGTACCTCGGTCGGCAGGCATCCGTGCAACTGCGCCCCGACATCCAGGATATCCATGACTGGCTCGCGCAGCAGTTGATGGCATCGTTCGCTGCGGACAGCGGTGGGACAGTGACGCCCCTCGAGCGCATGGGTGCCGGCTGGCAGGCGCTCGTGCGGGTGGCGGCGCTCGATGTTCTTCGAAAGTACCCGGAGGAAATCAGCGATGACGTGGTCCTGCTCTACGAAGAGCCGGAGACCTACCTTCACCCACACCTGCGTCGGCGACTGCGCGATGTGCTGGAAGACCTGGCGGGCGGTGGATGGACGGTCATTGCCGCGACGCACTCGCCGGAGTTCGTGACGTTCGGTGGGAAGCAGCAGATCCATCGTTTGTGGCGCAGCGGCGCGGATGTGATCCCCGGATCGCTCTCCACTGAGAAGGTGGAGCGCGCGGCGCAGTTCCAAGAGAAACTCGACGAGCACGGCAACCACGAGTTCCTGTTCGCGAGTAAGGCAATCTTCGTCGAGGGGAAGGATGATGCCTTTGCAATCCGAACGGGACTGCGAAAGCTGGCGACGGATCTCGACGGGAGGGGTGTCAGTATCCTCGGCGTGGGCGGGGTGAATAACCTGCCGGAGTACGCGCGGATGGCGAGCGAACTGCGCATCCCCTGGTGTGCGATCACGGACGAGGATCTGCTAGCAGATGGGACGGTGAAGCCGGGAACATCCGAGGTGCGAAAGACACTCACGAAGCGCGCGAAAGCGGGGGACCTACTCGCACAGTGGGATGGTTCGCTCGAAGCGCTCCTCTGTCGAACGGAAGGCAAAGCACACCCTGAGTGGCAGGCGGACGAGATCGAACCACTGTCGCTCGAAGAGCTCAGGACGAAGCATCCAACGTTCGTGTCTGAGTGCACGAAAGTCCAGGTTTGGATCGACCAGACCGGGAGCACGGTCTCACCAGGATCCAAGACTGAGCACGCATCCGAGTGACATCTCTTCTAGGCGTGTGTGATGTACGCACTCTTCACCCATAGGCGGCGCGTCGTACTTCCCGTTTCCGTCGTGAGCGTTGTACGGAAGACGTGCTCGGTCGAGGCCGCGGGAACGTTCGTAGAGTGCGTCGCGACAAGTGTTCCGTTGATGTAGAAGTTGATGTCGGACGCACCCACCACCATGCGGAAGACGTAGACGGTAGCAGCAGCTGGCGTGATCCCGGTGGCCGTTGTCTGTGCGGTCGTTCCATCCTTCGAGAAGGCGACGAACTGCGTGTCGCCGGCGACGGCCGGAGAGAAGCGGAACCCACACCCGTGGTTCGATGTGTCGACGTTGTAGGGATTCGACGGCCCGAGGAAGAGTGGCCACATGCGAAGCCCCGTGACGTCGCTCGCACTTGGTCCGGTCTTCGTCGCAACGGAGACATCCGGCAACTGATCGTGGCGACAGAGCGCCGACGTTCCGCCCCATGAGATTACGTACCTGTTCCCGTTCGTCGTGCCCGTCTCTTCGGCGAGGTACGTACCGCTGCTGTCGGACGCGGGGTTGTTGCCGAAGTCCGTTGAGATGCTGGGGGCAGCGGCCCCAACTCCTGTGAAGAGCGTAGCCCCGATGGTCGCGACCTGCCACCTCGCCACATACGCCGTCACGGCAGGCCCGGACGCAGCATCTGCCCACTTTACGCCCTCCGTGACGGAGCTATCGGAGGTGAGTACCTTTCCGTTCGCACCGACAGCAAGACGCACCGGATTTGTGCCGTCGTCGACGATGAGATCGCCCTTTGTGGTCGTCGGTGAGAGCGCGGCGAATGCCGCGGCGGCAGTCGTCTGGCCCGTTCCCCCATGCGCGATTGCGGCCGTGCCGGTGATGTTGGCGGCGGTCCCTGTCGTATCTGCTGCGTTGTTCGGGATGTCGTCCGAGACGAGGGATCGGAAGGTCGGTTGTGCAGCGCTGCCGCTGGTTGGACCGGCGAAGACTTTATTCGCGGCCTGTGTCGCTTTCGAGACCGCGAGCGTGCCCGAGGATGTGATAGGGCTTCCGCTCACCGAGAACTCGGACGGAACCGTGAGCGCCACGGACGTCACCGTTCCAACGCCACCGCCTCCGGGCGCGACGAGGTGGCCATCGGCGTCGATGATGGTGTCGATGATGGTTCCCGAGGAATCCTTCGTCACCATCACGGGCTCCGTCTGGCCGGCGCCGAGATGCGCTTCGAGCGTGGCGTATCCAGATGGAAGCGCGGTGGACTTGGCCTTGAGAGACGGTCCACCCGCTGCCTCAGCGTTCACTGCTGCACGGTTGAGCGCCGAAGGGCTACCTGCGCCGGAGATGAGCTTCGCGTGCACCGCGTATTTCGTCGCCTGCGCATCGAGGCCAACGGATGTAACGCTGCTCGGGGCTACAGCGTGGAACGATGTCGGCGCATCCGACTTGAACGCCGTGCTGCCGTTCGAGAAGTCGTGGGCGTGCACGCCGATGGAGTTCACGCCGAGGTTGTCCCCGTGCAGCTCGATACCCCAGGGGTTCGACGCGCTCCCAGCTCCATGCACCTCGACCGTCGAGTCCCCGTTGGCGTTGCGCCACTCGGTGAGGGACGTCGTCTGGCCGTCTGGATCAGCAGGAGCGTGCCGGATGACGAGGGGTGTGTTCGTCCCGTCTGACGTGATGAGGTTCTGGTCGAGTGTGGTCGGCGTCTTTACGACCGCATCGCCGGTGACCGTCGAAAGATCCACCCACTCCGCGGTGCCGTCGAGCTGTGATACCGGAATCTGATCAGCGTCGGTCGGCTGATTCGTGGCCTCTGTTCCGTTCCACTTCCGGGCGTCAGACTTCGGCACGTTAGGCGGTGGTCAGGGATGGGATGGAGCCGTTCGTGGCGGTCGTCATGAACTCCTCGATCTCCCCGATCGACATCCCGAGCGTCCGCGGCCGGCGATACGGACCCGCTCCGAGCGTGATCCTGGCGCTGTCCGGCGCGTAGTCCACGCGCGTGAGCGAGTAGATCTGTCCTGTGAGCGCGGGTGCGTTGCGAATCTCGACCGTGTCACCAGGCTTGAGGCGCTCGATGTCGTACCCGTTCGGGTTCGCGGTTCCATCGAGGACCTGCGTCTCGAGCGTGATGGTGGGCTGTTCGTGCGTGGTGAGGTAGGCGTCCGCGACGGAGGTTGCGGCGCCTTGTGTATCGACGCGGCTGTCCGTCACGATCTCCGCGCGACGGCCGTACGCGAGTTGTGAGGCAGAAGGTTCCGCTGGTCGTTCCAGCGCGATGGCCGCGAGGTCGGTGTCCGACATGTTCCAGAAGTACACCGCGTTCACCATGTCCGAGATGTCGTCGGTCTTCGAGACACTCTCGATCTCGCGCCCGAGCGTCAGGACGTGGCGCTCTCCCGAGTCGAAGTTGCGATAGCGAAACACGCCGCTTGGATCCACGAACCAATAGAAGTTCCCCGGCCCGATCTTCTTCACGCGCCGGATCGCATCCAGATACTTCTCCGAGCCGACTTCGATGGAGACCGTCTTCCCAGACGTCTGCATCGTGTCGCTCTCGGCGTGGACGCGCGAGAAGGTTCCCATGTGCTGTGTTGCGCGATTCAGGATGTCGGTGAGGATCGTAGTGACGTCGGTCGTCGTCCACGACTTCGCAGGCGCTGTCGCATCGTCCTTGTCCATGAAGAAGTCGCGGGCGAGCTGCGACGCGTACGGGGTCACGGAGACATCCACACGGTCTCCCGCGCCCGCGCCGACGGTGCGGTGGATGCGTTCGATCCATCCGGCGTGAATCAGGACGCCTTCGGGCGCGTCGTCGTCGATGCAGTACGTCTTCACCTCGAACCCGAGTTGGAGGCCGACGATCACATCGTCGAAGCCGGCTGCCAGTTGCAGCTCGAGCGGTCCGATCGATCCGTCGACCTCCATGGAGAACGACGGCTGCGACAGGATCGCGGTGGCCGATTCCGCACCCCAGGTATCCACGTGGACGGCTCCGTTATAGACGCGGTACAGGTAACGCTTCACGAGCTAGAGGTAGGTGGGTTGGGTGGCATCGAGCACGGACCACGGCGTGCTCGTGTCCGACGTCGGATTGTTGCCTTCAAAGACCGCGTAACCGTAGTTGGATGACGTGCTCCACGTACCGGAGCTCGCCGCGGACGTCTTGAGCGTGAGCTTCCCGCCGGACCCGGACCCATACGGGATGCGCCACGTCTGGAAGAGCGTCCCACCCGTGGAGGCTTCGAAGACGAGCGCGTACGTGGTCGACGCGGACACCGGGATGTCAGCGGCCCAAGGGATCTCGATGGGGGTGAGCGATCCGTTGTACCCCTCCGCCGCGGTGCCGGTGATGTAGGAGCGGATGTCTTCCTTCGCGATCGTTACCCGCGCATCGTTCCCGTTGATGTCGTCCACGATCGTCGATGTTGGGTTGCCGCCCGACGTCGTGCGGAGACTCACGATGAAGTCTCCCGTGGAGAGGGTTCCGTCCGACAGCAGCCCGGGAATGCGTGCAACGTAGATGAGCGTGCCGCGCTGCCGGATGTAGGTGTTCGCGCCCGAGGAGAACGTGAGCGCGGCGCGGATGCCGTCCGCGCCTCCCGTCCCGCCACCGACCGCCTGGTAGTCCGTGATGGAGTCAGTGTCGTAGAAGCTGTAGGCGCCGATGAACGACGCGGGCATGTAGACGGCTGCGGTCGCAACGCCGGACGTGAAGCGTGGGAAGCTGCCACGGGTCGCTCGCACGTCGTCGCCGGACACCGTGATCGTGCCGGAGTCGACGACGAGTTTCGTCGTGCTGTTCGGGTGCACGTCTGCGGTGAGGAGCGAGGACCGCCCCGTGGTCGCATCGATCACTTCGAGGTGCGCGCAGGAAAGTGCGGAGAGGTCCGACCAGAGACCCAAGTAGCCGGCGGCGGTGCGTGGCGTGGCCCCCGATGCGAAGAGCGTCCAATCATCATCCGCGGTGCGCTTGTAGTAAGCGCGAAGCTGTGATCCGGTGAACCGGAGGCGGAGCCACACCCAGCCATCGAGATCCGTCACCGCGAGAGTCCGGTAGAAGCGGTCGTCATCGCGCACGGTGACGGCGTTCGGCGCGAGTTCCATGCGGACGTGCGCCGTGTCGGTGGGACTCGATGCGTTCACGCACCGAGCGATGATGCCGACGCTGCCGGAGCTCGGCTTCTTGAGATAGGCGATGATCTCGCCGTCGCGGACGGTCGTGTTGGTGACGATGGCGGTGGCATCCGTCGCCGCGGCGTTCGTTTGCTTGAACGCTTTCAGGTACGCATCGGACGCGGCGATGTCGAACGTCCCGTCCTGCAGCGTGTACACCGCTTGCGCTGCGGCGATGTTCGCGTAGGACGCGAACGTGTCGGTGAAGTGATCCGCGACGCAGATGCGCGCCGGGTTCATCGTGCCTCGGTTGATGTGAAGCTGGACACCCTGCGGTCCTGAGCCGGCGAGGTGGAGCGGCACGAACTGGTGTGCGAGCGTCGATGTTGGGAGTGTGCGGCGGGTCGTCGAGAGTGATGCTCCGGCGCCTTCGGCGCACGTGAGTGAGAGGTGGAAGCGGCACCATGTGTTGTGGAAGTGCTCGCGCGGAAGATCGAGCGGCGCGGAGATGGTCACGTCGTACGCGCGATCATCGGCCGTCGTGACGACGCGCAGGTCATCGAAGGTGACATCGACCGCGGTCGCGTTCGATCCCGTGACGGTGAGTGAGATCGAGGTGATGGAGGAGAGCGACGGTGCGCCCGTTGCAGTCATCGCGCTGATGACTGCCGAGAGATCGTTCGCGCCCGTGGTGAAACCCGAGCTCCACGTCTGCACGTAGGTGTTGCCAGGAGACGTCTGGAGCGTGAGCGCGATGGACGTGAGGAAGGATGCATTCGAGATGTACGCCCGGAGCTTCGCTGTGTCGGACGTGGCGAACGAGGAGAGGTCATGCGTTGCGGTCCACGTCGTGGTCTGCGCGCCGGTCCCTGTTGAAGCGGACACTTTGCGCCCGCGCGTGCCGTAGCTGTAGTTCGTCGCGTCGACGGACCCGCCGCTCCACGCCTCGCCCTCTTCGAAGGTCGCTGTGCGGCGTTCAAGCGTCCCGTAGTCCGTGATCACGAGCTGACCTTGTGAGACTGCGAAGAGCTGCTTGAAGGCGTCGAGCTTCTGTTCGAAGTCGGCCATCGATGTCCCAACAATGGCGCCGTCGAGTGTGATCGGTTTGCCTCGGAAGCGCTGCTGGTGAAAGGCCGTGCCGTCGCCTCGCGCGATGGGGGATGCGGCGTACTCCACCTCCGGTGAGCTGTCGTGCTGGATGCGCGACACGATGATGCCGCTCGTGCCGTCGAACGTGTTGATAATCGATCCGTTGTAAGAGTACGTGCGGCTCATGGCGGGTGGTTAGGCGGGAAGTCCGGTGCGGACGCGGCGAAGTTCGTTGGCCAGCGCACGCGAGACACGCTCCTGGATCGCGTGGAGGTCGTGTTCCGAACGGATCACGGGGTTGTGGATGTTCACGATCGTCGTTCCACCGCCGTTTGCGCGATGGCGCGGATCATCGCGACGCAGCACCTCTTCGCCAGGCGTGAGCATCGCGGGAACCGTGTCTCGGTATCCGATGCCGGGGACGACCCCGCCGCGAGCAAAGTGGTTAAAGTCGAAGGTCTCCCGTGCCCACAGGTCGGCACCTTGCGCAGCGAGCTTCCACCCGCTACTACCCCAGTCGGCGCCCTTGATCTTGTCGATGAAGCCATTCGCGGCATTAACCGTTACCTCGCCAGCCTTGATCTGGACGTTCTGGGCTTCGGCTTGAATGACCTGGGCACGACCCCACGGCGTGCCCAGGACATTGCTGGCCCCATCTTCTGCAGCATTCATGTCGTCGAATGCCTTCTTCAAGTCGTTCAGGTCTTTGATGCGCTCGTTGTTCGGACCGAGGAGCGACACGAGCATCGAGCCAGCGCGCTGCCCCATGAAGTCGAAGGAGTCGGCGACCGTCCAATTGGATGACGCCATCTCGTTCAGGATGGCGATCTGGCTCTTCAACGGCTTCTCCATTCCCTCGAACCGGAGTTCCAGCTTGGAGATCGAATCCTTCAAGAACTCGGACGACTCGGTAGCGTTGTCTTGCTTCTCCTTGTAGGCATCCATCGTCTCGCTGGCGTCCTTGATCGCATCGTCGTAGCCGCGAACAACCGCTTTCTGGTCGTCTTGGGCCGATTCAAGCTCTCCCACCCTCGCAGCAAAGAGTCGGCCCTCAGCGCCGAGACCAGGCAGCCTGCCAAGGATTGCGGCGGCGGATTGTTCGGGTGCGGTGATTCCAGCCGCTTCGGCCGCTGCTCGCTGCGCCTTCTTGATCGCGAGGAGGTCGTCACCGTACGTGACATCACGCTCCAGTCCCTTCGCTTGGGCGGCGCGTCGGAGGGCATCCACGCGCTGCTTCCCCCCTGCCTCTCGCTCCTGAGCTGCGGCGAGCTGCGGCCCGAGCCGCTGGGCCTCGGCGATCGCGTCCTGCACGTTCATGGGTGTGCCGCCGGCCTTGAGGGCGTCGTCGATGCCGCGTCGTGCGGGATCGAAGGCGAGATCCTTTTCGAGGTTCACGATCGAGAACTCGCGCTGCAGTCCGGCGATGCGACGAGAGAGCGCGTTCTGTTCGAAGAGCTGGTGCGGCGCGAGCTTCAGCTTCTCAAGCTCGAACCGCTTCATCTGCTGCTGGATCTGGAACGCGCGATCGTTGTAGGCGCGTTCGCCCACGAGTTCCGCGCTCTTCAACTCCTGGAGCCGCGTCTTCAGCTCGGAGGCCGTGCCCGCGGAGTGCTTCAGTGAATCGCCGAACTTCGCGCCAGCCTCGGCGCTGCGGAGCAACTGCAGTTCCTCGCGCTTCGCCGCCATTTCGAGCCGGGCAACTTCGTCATCAAACGCATCCATGCCGGAGATGCGCGGATTCGCAAGTTGTTGGATCTCGTTGCGGACATCGCCAAGGTGCGCCTTCGTCGCCTGCAGCGCTGCCGTCGTTTCCTCGAGCTGATCCCTGAACGCACCCTGCTGATCTTTCAGATCATCGACGTCTCCAGCTGCTGCCTTCGCGAGCGCGCCGTACGACCGCATCTCAGCGCTCGCGTGCGCCTGTTCGCGATCGAGGTCGACAAGCTGTTGCTGCATTTCCTGCGTCGCTCGGGCGTTCTCTTGCATGTTCCGGAGCGTCGATCCGATCTCCGATCCAACCGTCGATGCCGCGCGCCCGAGCGAGCCAGGGACCTGTCCGCCGAACCTCCCGATGGTGTCCGCTGCACCGATGCCGGCGTCGAAGGATTCCGGGGTCTGGTAAATATTCACGCCGCGCCGAGCAAGGGTCGCGAGCTCCGAGGCCTTCGGGGCGTTGATCGCGCTGAAGAAGCGGCGCTGGAAGGTCGCAGGGCGGTCCCCCGAGACGCCGAGCGCCTTGAGCCGGGCCAGCACCGCAATGTAGTCCTCATACGCAGTCCCAGAGGCTTTGGCTGTCGATCCCGCGTCCCGCAGCGCCACCTGCATCTCTTGGGCGGTGAGGCCCGTTTCGCGGAAGGCCACGGTGACGGCGTTTGCCATGCGCTCCGTCTCCGAGAGAGGAAGATTGAACTGGTCCATCGACTCGGCGACGGTGTCCGCAACGTCACCCAGATCCTGCATCGTCGCAGTGGCCGCAAGGAGGATCGGCGAGAGGTTCTCCTTGGTCATCTGCGCGACGTCGAAGCCGGAGTCGCGGAACTTCTCAATGGCGTTGATCGTCTCGTCGGCGTTGAAGATCGTGCCCTTCGAAGCGCCGAACGAGAGGTCCGAAAGGAATGCTCGCGCGCCGCCGAAGCCACCCTTGTGCTCCTGGATCGACATCGCGACCTGCGAGAGGTCCTTGTCGAAGGTCAGTCCTTCCGAAACGGTGTCCTTCAGGAGTTGCCAGCTCTTGTAGAGGATTGCGACGCCCCCGGCGACACGCGTGAGAGTGCCGAGCATGGACTCCTGCTTCGCTTCGGCGCCCTGCGAAGCCGTATTCACCTGATCAAGTGCGGTGCGGAAGTGCCCGAGCTCGTCCTTCGTCGCGCGATAGACCGACTGCAGTTCGCGAACGGTGGTGCCCTGCGTCTTCGCGGAAATCGCGAACGCATCGACGCCGGTCTTCGCGTCGGACATCGCGGCGCGCACTTGAAGCGTGGCCTGCGCAAACTCCTTCCCGGTGACGCCGTTGGCACGCAGTTGCTGCTCGGCCATCTTGAGCTGGTTCTGCATGGCCGTGAAGTTGCCCTTCAACTCCGCGGCGGACTTCGCGATCTCATCTTGGGAACCCTCGGCGGTCTTGAAGAGCTGGCGGAGGGTTTGGTTCAGCTTCTCAACCGCGGCGGTGTCTGCCGCGGTGCCGATCGTGATGGTCTTCTTGATCGCCGCCATCAGCCGAGGACGGTGGAAACGACTCGCTCAAGGACCGACGTCATCACCTCCTCGGCGTCATCGAACACGGAGGCCGTGCTGCGCTCGAACCAGTGCTGCGCGGGAATGCCGCGCTGGTTTCCAGGTGCGCGCTTCGTGGAGTGCTCATACCCCAGTTCATCCACGGCATGGTTCTGCGTTCCGACTTCGGTGAACCAGGCGTAGTTGTAGCGTTCCTTCCCGCGTGCGTGGGCGAGGACGCGAGCGACCATCTGGCGCTTCTCGCGCTGGAGCTTGTCGGCGCGGATGCCGTAATCCCGCAGCAGTCCCGAATCCACCGGCGATGCGGCGCGCGCGTTCTCCGCCGCATCGGCGGCAATCTCCTGCATGCGGTTGGCGAGCGCATCACCGACGACCGATCCTTCACTCACGTCGTCGATGGCGGCGTCGAGCCGATGCACCCGCACAATCAGGTCATCGAGCGATAGGGTGTCTGCGGTGAGGAACCCCATGCCCTGCGTCATCGTCTGGCGCAGTTGCATGAGCGACGCGCCGTAGCGCTGGAGCCCGCGGGCATCAGCGTCTGCGACCTCCACGGTCAGCTCTGCGTCGATGGCGTCGTAGATGGCCTGCATGAATGGGGATGTGGCTATCGGGGGGAGCGGCGCGCGAGCGCTGCAAGTGCGGCAAGTGCGGCTTCTCGGGACGGCGGTGCGGTACCTTCACTCTGGGGCCGGTTCGCGCTCTCGGCAATCAGCACCGCTCGCAATGCGGCGACGACTTCGACGGGCAGCGCGAGCACGCCGGCGCCGTAGCGATCGACGAGTCGCGCCGCTTCCACGGCCGGGTGGTACGTGCCCTCCCGGACCGCGGCGTCGATCGCTAGTCTTTTGGGTCCTCCGCGTTGCGAAGGGATGCGCTTACCGTGTCGTAGAGCGATGAGCAGGCCGTCACGAGTACCTTAACGTCGGTGATGGGCAGACGGTTGATCGTCGTCTCGTTCAGCGGCACATTCGAACCGTCCGGGTTCTTCCACGTCCACTCCTTCGGCACGGAGCGGAGGATGGCGGATTTCTTCGTCACACCGTAGCTGAACGGGATCTCCACGGTGCCATCGGCGCTGGGCCGGATCCCCAGGGAATCGAGCTTCTCCATGAGCGTCTGCTCCACGGCGACGTGGTCGAGATAGTCGACGCGGAGCGTGACGTCGATCTTCTGTGCGGGCAGGTGGACGGTGGTCTCGTTTACGGAGGCCATGATGAGGAATGGGTGAATAGTGGATTGCGGGGGATGCCGTTAGGCGTACGTCGAGATCGCGTTCGTGATCAGCACCTTGATGTCGAAGCCGTCCGACGAGGAGTACTGCGCGCGGCCGCTGTGCTGCTCGCGCACGATGTCTGCGCCACCGAGCGGGGCACCGGAGGGGTCGAGGACGAGCTTCGGAATCTGGTAGCGCAGCGTGTCGCGCGAGGCCGTACCGATGAGGTTTCCAGTGGCGGTGATGTCGAGCGCGAGGCGCGTGCGCTGGCGCATCGCGTCGAGGTAGGCCACGTCCTTGTGGAGCCAGGACCAGGACGCGCTGGCGCTGTAGGAGGAGACGAGGATGTCCACGGGGTACCGGGAGAAGTCGGTCGTGCCGCCCGGCGCGTGCTCCGGCTCGAGCTTCTGGTTGAAGTTCAGGGTGAACTCGTTGAAGCGTGCGACCGCGGCCACGGTGCCGAGCGTGCCCCCGATGCTGGTGGTCGTTCCACCGATCCAGGGGATCTGCGGCGTCGAGCTGGAGTAGGACGGCGTGCGGTTCGAGAGCACGCAGTAGTCCCCCGCAGTCTTCGCGCTGGCGATCGCCAGGAATCCGATGCCCGTTCCGTTGGCGTTCACCGACGTGAGCGTGACCGTCTCCTCGTTGGCGGTACCGAAGCCGAGCTTGAACACATCGCCGACCACGAGGCCGTAGTTCGTGTCGAGCACGGCCGTGGTGGCCCCGATGGAAAGGTTGGCCTGCAGGGTCGCCGTAACGAAGCTGTAGCGCGCCATGAGTTGCAACTGCGCGTAATGCACATTCGACTTCTGATTCGCCGTGAGCCCGCCAAAGTGCGCGCCGACATAGCGGCGTGCGTACTTCGCATCTCCATTGCCGAGGTCGACCGAGTACGTCGGGATGTTGCCGGAGTTGTTCGACGTCCACGCGTGCGTGTACGAGCTATCCGAGACAGACCCCGTCGTTGGAAGTCCGAACATCCCCGTGAGGAAGTAGCCGAACGTGCCGACTTGGATCGGCATGGTGATCGGACCCGAAGGCGCGGCGTTCTTGCCCGCGACCACGAAGTACTCCTCGGCGCGGCTGTCTGCGGCAACGGGAACAGTCTCGTTCTCGAACGGGGACGTCACTCCCTCGCTCTCGAGGTAGAAGAAATTGCCCGGGATGACGGCAGCGCCGGGAGTGGTCTCTTTGCCGATCGCGCCGTAGCCGCGCTTACCGGATGCGTAGAAGGTGCTCATGGTGTGGGCAGGGGATTACGAGGACTTGCGGGGAGCGAGCTTGCGGGGTTCGGGTGACTCAACGCGCCGGAAGTTCACGCCGTCACAGAGGGCCGCGGCGACCTCCGGAGAGACCTCGCGCGTCTCGCCCGGCCCGACGAGTCCGACAAGAGAGTTGATGCGGCCGGTGCTGTTTGGGTTCTCGATCGTCACGGTCGTGGACATGGGTAGGCGTTTAGGTTCGTGGGACGAAGTACTGCGCTTCACAGACGATGGTGCCGACCATCAGCGGTGGGGTGCCGGTCGTGAGGAACGTGATGCTGTTCTCGACGATCCGGTTCAGCGCGCAGCCGTTTGCGAGCTGGCCTAGTTGAAGGTTCGCGTCTGCCCGCAGGGCCGTCAACGCGCACTCGTGCAATGTCACGAAGTCGTCGTACTGCGTCTGCGTATCGAGGTAGCGGTCGAAGATGAGGATGCGAGTCCGGACGCGCACCTCGTCGGCCCCTGTGACGCCGGCCTCCTCCAGGTTGTCCGGCGGCAGCGCCCGTGTCGTATCGAGCGACCAGAATGGATACTTGAGCGACGTGTCGGCGAGGTTCCTGCGTGGCCAGAGGTAGCCCGCGGCGAACAATCCCGCACTCGCACCGGTGATGGTGGTGAGCACAGCTCCGATGCCGTCTCGGTGAAGGCGAATCGGCGCGCTCACGGCGTGGCGTTGGTAGTGTCGCGCCAGGTGTTGAGCGCGAGGAGTAACTGCGTGTCGAAGGCCCGAATCGCGGCGATCTGGTACACGACACCTGCGGCTGTGGTGATGAGGTCTGAAGTCTGGATCTGGGTCGGGACCGTGTACACCTTCGTGCGGCCTTCGAACGCGACATCTGCGGGTGCGTCGATGAGCATTTCCCCGACACCGGTCATGGGAGACACGAAGATTCGAAGGTCGGAGATGTGCGCGGCGGCAGGGATCGATTGGCCGTTGCCGTTCTCGATGAGGCGGCGCACCGTCGCGGACTCACCGAGGGCGTCGATGATGGACGCGACGTCGGCGCGCATCGCCGCCAACTCCGCACTGGAAAGTTGCGACGGCATCACCCCCGGTTGATAGAGAACGTGCTCACGTCGGCAACGTTCGTGGCGATGGCTGCGAGCGCCGCAGTCACACGGGCGCGGCAGGCGTCGCGAAGGTCGGCCCAACGCTTCGACTCGTTGCCACGCGTCACGCTGTCGGGACCAACGCTGAAGTCGAACTTGCCGGCGGCATCCGTCGATCGGCGATTGAAGGCCCGCTCGGATGCGGCGTCGAGTGCAAGCGGAATCCACTCGTTCGGGAGCGCCGTGATGACCCACGTCCCCCCGTAGTAGTTCGTCCATGTTGCGTTCGCCGTGGGCGCGGAGAGGAGCTTTAGCGTGCGGCCGTAGATAGAGAAGTGATCACCGATGAAGTAGTACGCGCCGGCGGCGTCTTCGAGGCGGTAGGACGGATAGCCCACAGCATCCACGTCGATCGAGGTCGACGTGATCCAGTCGGCGGGGAGCGCGTAGTTCTTCGTTCCCGAAAGCGCGCTCAGGCTCGTCGACGTGGCCATCGGGGCAACGGCGGAAATGCGGGCCAGCGCATCATCGCGCCACTGGTCATAGAGCTCGTTCGCGTAGACGGCGGTCACTCCGTCATCGCTCGCCTCGCGGCGCTGCCGTGTGCGGAAGTCTGCTTCGGTCACGGTGGTGGGTTACGCGGTCGGTTCGATCGCGATGCGAGAGCAGTAGATCTCTTTCGCGACGTTCTCTTGGGTGGCGATCTGGATTGGGGCGCCAAGCGTGGCGGTCATCGACGGAAGATTCGTGGTGTTCGTCGCCGCGAGCACGTCGTTGATGTAGCACTTGATGTCGTCCGCGGTCGGGACGATCTTCACCTCGTATCGCGTACTCACGGCAATCGCGACAGCAGTCGTTGTGACGGTCTGCGTTGCCGCGTCCGATGTGACGAAGCGCCAGAAGGCTGTCCCGTCGACGGCGGTCGAGTAGCGGAGCATTGCCGCATTCAGGGTCGACACGCCAAGGTCATCCGACGCCATCAGCGTAGTCATCTCTCCGGAGGTCGCAGCACCGACGCCCGCGTAGATGCGGCATGAGGCGAGCGAAGATCCGGTCTTGAAAACCATGTAAACCGTCTCCGTGTTTCGGAGGTTGCAGCAACCCTGCGACGGCGACCAACCGCCACGCGCTGCGGTCGTCGCAGCTGAGGTGTATCTCACGTAGTGACTCGTGGCATCCGGACTCACGAGGGCGGTACCCGTTGCCGTGACGGAGATCCCAAGGCCTTGGGATCCGACCGCCGTCGCCTGGAACGTAAATGGCGCGAGCTTCATGTAGTCGACGCCGGCACTCGTGATGCCGAGGTTGTCGCGCGCGTCTTCTGCGGTTGTTGCGCCCGTGCCGCCGTCTTCGACGGCAACCGGAAGATCGACGCCTCCGCCTCCGCCCGAGCCGTAGTCTTGGATATTCAGCATGGGTTAGCCGGCGTTACCTTCGGACGTCGAGACCGCAAGCGAGCACGCCGTGAGCGTCCCGGTTCCCTTCGCGCGCACGCGGATCTTCGCGTTCGCGACGTCGAGGAGGATGCTGGTCGCAGTCGCACTCGTGCCCCAGTCGGCAGGCAGGAAGATGAACACCGCAGGGTAGAGCGCGACGGAGCCCTCCGTCGCCTTTACGGTGCTGTAGGGGCGCCAGGTGCCGTCCGGTGACGCGAGATCCACCATAACCTCCATCGACGTGAGGCTGGCGAGCGTGAAATCGAGGTCGAGGCTAACGCGCGCGGAGTTACCGATCTGCGCGTCCCCAGACGCCACGTAGCTCGTCGTCAGGATCGCGGCTGCACGGAGGACTGTTGGGGAGTCGGTGAGCATGGAGGCGGGTCAGGGCTGTGTGCCCTGACGATGCGGTCGTGTGCGAGAGGCGGTCAAACCAAAGAGACACCCTGTTTGCAGGGTGTCTCTTTGGTTGTGTGTTTGAGACTACGGAGTCTCCAAGTCCACGATGCGCGCGGTGAGTTCCGCGAGCACCGCCTGAACATCGGTCCCAACGACGGTCGAGATCGCGCCGGTCGAGATCGCCGAGGCGGCGTGCGCGGCCGAGGCATCGCTGGTGTGCGCCGTTACGAGGGTTGCGGCATCGGTCGCGACTTCCTCAACTGCCGCTTGCACCGTCGACGCTGCGATAGTTCCAGCGGGAGTGAAAGCAATCGCGGTCGCGGCATGTGCGGCATCAGCGTCACCCGTGTGGTTCGTGACGAGGGTTGCGGCATCGGTCGCAACCTCTTCCACCGCTGCCTGCACGGTCGAGGCGGCGATGGTTCCGGCCGGCGTGAAGGCCACGGTGGCGGCGGTCTGCGCACCGAAGGCGAGGACTTCCTTCCAGTCTCCGTTCACGGACGGAGTGTTGGTGGCGAGGATGTAAGTCTTCCCCGTGTCGCTCTGGATGGCGACGTCGCCCTTTCGAGCGGAGCTCAACGCGAGACGCGCAGCCTGGTTCGCGACGACGTTCACGTCGGTGATGGCGAGATCGACGTCATAGGTTGCGACCGGCTGGCCGTTCGCGTCCGTGGTGATGTACTTGTTCGCGGCCTGTACCGGAGGGAGAGGAAGGGACATGAGAGTGGTTGTGAACGAAGGGGGAGGGATGTGTCTCGACGCTACGGTCGCTCGTACGGGGCGGTCAATTCAGCGCGAGTCGAACAACGTTCTTCATGCGCTTCTGCACTTCGACGTACTGCTGAATCTCGGAGTTGAGATACGTGGAGAGAAGTTCGGCGAACTGCTCGGGCGACAGGGCGAAGGAGAACAAGACACGCTCGCGGCCCGTGGTCGTGTCGACGCGATGCGTGAATCGATGGCGCAGGTGCACGAGGTACGCAGCGAAGTTCGTGTCTGAGGTTGTGGATGTCATTGCATGCGGACAGGAACGTGCTGGGCGCGGTCGATGCCGATGGCGTGACGTTCGTCGTAGCGGCGGCTGAAGGTGAGCTTCGCGTCGTTGATGCTTCGACGCCAGTCGAGCCGATGGAGAATGAGACGGAGCCACTCACCGGGCCCCTCTTGGAACTCCGCGAATTCTGAGACCGCGGCGAGCTTCAGTCGAAGGTCGGTCGTGAGCCGGTATTTGATCCAGTAAGCGCGCTTTGAGTGGTTGCGCGAGTCGCGGTCCGCTTCAAGGGAAAGCAGCGGATCGATGGTCTGCAGGTAGCGTGTGTATGCCGCGGTGATGGAATCATGCATGTGAATTGAGAGGTACGCGAAAAGGGGAGAGCCTTAGCGGCCCTTCCCCTGGTTCGCAGACTTTGGCTTGGGAAGCGGTTTCGGCTTCGGCTTCTGGACGGGCCTTTCCTCGGGGTCGAGGGCGTTAAGAGGCGTTTCCTCGGCCGGCGCATCCGCTTGGACCTGTTCGACAGGCGCCTCATCGATCACGTCATGCGGATCGCGGGGCGGTTTCTCGGAGGTGACGGCGAACGTCCAGCGGTCGGCGGGGTCCGCCTTCGTGGTGAGGTGCGCGACCTCCTTCTCGTTGAACCAGCGTTCGCGGGTGCCGTCTGGGGAGCGCAGCTTCGTATCTGCCATAGGAAATGGGGTGAAAGTTACGAGTACGCGCAGAGGGGAAGTCTCCTTCCCCTCCGGCGTGTACCAGGAACCTTGTTAGGCGCCGCGTACCGGGAGTCCGAGCGTCGGACGAACGCACTTCACCCCGTAGAGCACGTCGTAGGTCTGAAGGACCGCGAGGTCCTTCTGCGACCAGGACGAGGTGTAGCGGATGCCGAGCTTGCCCTGCGGGTCGTAGGCGACGGCGCTCTTCACCGCGCCGCCGAAGTCGGCGGACGGGTCGTAGAGCGCGGCCGACGCCAGCGCGAGCGCGTCCGGATGCATGGCGATGTTGTTGTCGCCACCGCCCGCGCGGGAGATGTTCTGATCCATGTAGATCGTGAAGCCGAGCAGGTTGGTCAGCTTCGCGTCCTGGATCGCCGAGGTCGAACCGATGGTGTTCGCCTGGATGAACAGCGACTGCGACAGGAAGTCGCTCTCGGTCTGGGTGCCGACGATCATCACGAGGCCATTCGGCGCCTTGGCGTCCTTCAGGCGCTTCCCCGCGAGGCGGATGGAAGCCGGATCGGCAGCGGTACCGAGGGTACCAACGGCGGTGCCGGTGAAGTTCGCAGACTCAGCGACGAGGTCGTCGTCGATCTGGTCGGCCAGCGCCTTCATCGCGCTGTCGGCGAACATCTGCATGTCGTCGTCGATCATGAGCGTCTTCGCGACGTCCTCGACGCCCGTGGAAGCCTCGTAGTGCTTGTCGAGCGTGATGGTGGTGTTCGCGTAGCTCGGAGCCTGGAGGGTGATTTCCGTCTGAACCGCCTTCGCGTTCACGGAGACCGTGAGCGGGTTGAGGATGTTCACGCGGTCGCCCTTCTTCTTGAACTCCTTCTCCCACGTGCGGTTGACGATGCCGGGGAGCACGACATGGTTGGAGAGAGCCTCAAGGCCCTTGTTCGCGTAGATCTGCGGGATATTCGCCGCAGCGGTGGTTTTAGAAACGATTGTTGCCATGGGTGGCGTTGGGGGTTGTTAGCCCAGAGGTGTTAGCCGCCGCTTACTTGCCTGTCGATGGCCTCCTTGTGCTTCTTGTAGAACGCGTAGTCGGCGATCTGCTCGGCAGTGAACGTCTGTCCGCTCGTACCCGTACCAGGGCTCCCGCTCGAGCCAGCGCCGGACTTGCCGGCGTACTTGCTCTTGGAGAGGTAGTCGCGCGTGGAGAGGAACTCTTGGGCCTTGGATTGGAGGGGGGTGTCGGTGTCTCCGTCGATGACCACGTTCATCGTGGTCGGATCGAGCGTGACTTTGTGTGCGTTTTTGAAGAGCTGTACGGCTGCCTCGGGGTCCACCGCATCAGCAGCGAACAGCGCAAGGAGTGCGTTGTCGATCTTCGTGAGCTCGAGCTGCTTGCGCCAGCTGTCGCGCTCCTGTTCGGCGGCGGCCTTCGCCTCCTCGAACTTCTTGCGGTCAGCTTCAGCGCGCTCGCGATCGAGAGCGATGATCTTCTCGAACTCGCCCTTCTCTTCGAGGCGCTTGCGCTCCTTCTCCTCCTGTTCCTTCGTCGCGGCATCTTCCTTATCGCGGTAGGTCTTGAGGAGAGCGTCACGCTCTTCGACGAGCTTCTGTGCAGCCTGGATCTCTGCCGAGGTCCGCTCCTTCACCTTCCCGAGCTTTTCGCTGAGGATCTTTTCGAGCGCGGCTTGCTGCTCGGGCGTGAACGTGACATCGGGCTTCTCCGGTTTTACGCCATCCGTGGGCGCCTGCGTTGGGTCCGCTGCAGGGGGCGTAGTCGAAGGATCGGTGTCCTTCGGGTCCGTAGTTGAAGGCTCGTCAGCCATAGTTGTGGGGTGGGATGAAATGCCGATTAACGTCCGTCGACGCGCATGAGGTGCCTGCCGTGCGAGCAGTTTTGTACGCTAGTTTCATTCGCGCCTTTGCAGGCAGCGAGGCCGGGTTATGAAGGTGCGCGACGCTTCTTCTTCGTGTTCGTCTTCTTCACTTCACGAGTAGGTGCGTGCGCCGTCAACACCTTCACCGTATGTGTCACCTGGATCTCGGTGATGAGCGACGGGATGCCGATGTGCGTAGCGAGGCCGTGGCGGATCGCGTCGTGCGCATCGAGGTACAGGTCGGCGTGCTTGTTCTTGTCCACGAGCTCTTCAAAGTAATCCTTGGGCTTCCCACACTGCACCGCCATGCGCTCGAAGACGAGTTCCTGCAGACGTTCCGTCTCCTTCACATCCGCCTTTAGGTCTTCGTTCTTCCCGCCGATAAAGGACGACACCTCATGCACCATGAGCGTCCCTGACGGCGCGATGTAGCGCTGTTGCCCCCCCGTAAAGAGGATGGCGCCGCAACTCATCGCCTTGCTCTCAACCACGGTGACAACTGGGACCGAGGCCGCGTCGATTATGGCGAGCATCCCAAGCAACGCGTAGGCGTCACCTCCGAAGGAGTCGACCACGATAGGAATGACTGGCTGGCCTGTCTCATGGGCGCGCGCCATGTCCTCGCTGAACTTGCCGAGACCGTCCTCATCGAACTCTGTCACCGTCACGACCACGGGTCGCAGGATGTGCTTCTCAATCAGCGGACCAACGCCGGGACCGAGCTTCAGATGCGCGTTCATTTCGTGGGCTTGGGTGATGCCTTCGCGATCTCTTCCAGGAGCGATTTTGTGCGCTGCGGCGATCCACCGATCACCTGCGCTACGTTCACAAAGACACTCGACAACAGCGCGTCCACGAAGCGCTTGTAGTTCTCCTCACGGACAAGCGACTGGCGATGCTCGCGCGTCATCGTCCCGGCTCGGGCATCAACGGCGCTCAGGATCGACGAAAGGGCTCGGAGCGTGGCGATATCGCGGCGGCGCTTGAACATGAGGAATGGTGGTGAATGCAGTTGGAACGTGCTGGCCATTGAACGGAGGCGTCAAGCCGCCTGTTCGTAGCTCTCGACGTCGAGCCAGCAGCGGCAATTCGGTTCTGAAAGCGCGGCGTGCGCTTCGGAGATCGGGCGCACGTCGACGTCGTCTGCGAGCACGTCTTCCGCGAACTCCTCGCCTTCCAGATCGGCGTGCTCATCGCGCACCCTGTCATCGCCCTGCGTGTGGTACGAGAAGACCGTCACGACCCCCGCTTCCTTCCGAAGCCGATAGGCCGTCTCCTCGGCGACGAGCCCATTCAGTCGCGTGAGTTCGGATTGCACGAGCCGTTTGGCTGCGTACGAAGGTCCCGCGCTGCCATCCACGGCACCGACGTAGTAGCGCTCGATCGCCGCGGCGATCTTGTCGACTTTCTCGCCTTTGCGGAGGCCCTGCAAAAGACGAATGCGTGCGGCCGAGCGCTGCGCTCCGCCGAGGAGCGTGATGCGGTCGCCGACGTTCTTTCCGGCGACGATCGCGCGTGATGCCTGCTTCGTCGCACGCTCTACGGCGGCCTTGCTGAAGAGCGGCCGGCCGGAGCGAGTCTGGTGATACCGCATCGTGATCGAGGCGATGTCGCGCGAGCCAGCAGTCATCGTCCGGGCGAGGCCGGAGCGCTGCATCGCCAGCGAGCCATCCACCACGCGCATGGCGGTCGTCAGGTCGCGGATCGACTTCGGATCCAGTTCTACGAGCGCATCGACGATCTGCTTCGATGAGGCGGAGACGGTGCGAACCGCGGCCTTCTCGTGCGTCGTGTAGGCGCGCAGGAGCTGCAGGCGGTAGCGCGCCGCAGTCGGGGTGAGGCTCGCCATGCGGCGTTAGGGTGTTGCGTCTGCGTTCGCCGCGACTCCCGCCTGCTCTTCCGCAAGACGCTTCTCCACTTCCATCGCGAGCGCGTCTTCGGATGGCGCGGCGTCGATCTCCTCCTCGATCGTATTCTTCGTCGCGTCGTCCAACTTCGGGAAGGCTTCTTCGACGACGCGCTTCTTCACGAGACGGTTTGCCGTGGGCGAGACATTCACCTGCAGGAGCGCCATGGCCTCGTCGAGCATGTCGGCGAGCGTGGCGACGTTGAAGTCGGTCGGGTAGGAAACGGTCACGGGGAGATCTTCGTCAGACTTCCCCTGCCACTTATAGAAGAGGCGGATGATCTTCTTCTCGCCGTCCTCAAGGTTCTTCGCGATCTTCGCGAACGTGCTGTTCGACTCATGGAACTCGTACGCGCGAGCGACGCCGGAGGCCTCGCCGCTGTTCTGCTTGCGGTCCTGCAGCTTCGCGAGTTCGATGAACTCCCGCTTTGCGTCCTCGATCCGCTTCATGAGGACTTCGGCTGGATCGGACGGGGGCGTGATGTAGGACGGCGGGTTCGTGCCGGCCGGGTAGCGGATGCCCTTGCTGGTGCCGAGCGTCGTCGCGACGCGGGTGGCCGAATCGGGCTTGCCCGGAACACCACTCTTCTCACCCACCGGGATTGCGAGGATGTTGAAGCCTTGGCGGTAGAGCGCCTCGTCGAGCACCGAGTGGTAGTTGTAGATGGCCTGGGCGAGTGGTGCCGTGTCCGAGATGACCGCCTGTCCGACGTCCATATGGCGCAGGTGTTCCTGGATCGGGGTGAAGACTGCGGGGACTTCTTTCAGGTCGTGCTTCCCGGCGTCGAGTTCGCGGCCCTCTGCGTCGTGGACGTACCACTCGTCGCGCGTCCAGGTGCGATAGATCGACGACGCCTCTTTCCGCTCGCCGTCCCACGTCGACTCATCCGGCGCGTCTTCTTCGACGCGAAGCCATCGATAGTTGCCATCGCCGTCGATCGCCCAGTCCTTCACTTCAAGCGGCGTGTAGACGCAGACGTACGGACGGATGCCGAGTTCCTTGTCATCGCGGCGAGTCTTCGAGTTCGTCGACTGTCGCGGCAGGTCGACGATGGAGACGGTGTGTCCCATCACCATCCCGAACTTGCCCACCTGATCCGACATCACCTGTGACAGGGGCGTTCCTTTCCGGTCGGCGTTCTTTTCGAAGTCGAGGAACTCCGGGTCCTTCGAGATACGCGCGATCTCGTCTTTGAAGATGAAGGCGGCGTAGATATCGACCTGCTTCTTCACGAGGTTCAGATACGTCGCGCGGCGCAGACGCTCGGTGTAGTCGTCATCCGTTTCGCGCGGGTGACGGAACAGGTAGTCCTCTTTGCCGGCGAATGCCGAGCCGCCTTCGTAAGAGTCGGCGTAGAACTCCCAGTCGGACTCGAACTTCGCGTACGTGGGGTGCGTCAGCTTCAGGCGATCGGCGAGGCTCGTCTCGGGCATGCAGTGTCGGGGAAGTCAAACAAACCGTAGAGGCGCGATGGGCGCGCCGACAAGCCGCTATCCGTTGAAGGAGAACGTTTCCATTTCTTGAACCTGCATCGTGTCTTCGATCACTTCGAGCAAGTAAGCCACGGCATCCGGCACGTCGTCGTGCTTCGCGAGAGGGAACTGCGTGAGCTCGTCGACCGCCGCGGTCGACACGGTGTCGCAGATGCGAACGCGCCACTGCTCGAATTGCGGCTGCCAGCGGATCATCCGGCGCACCTTGTCCTTGTCCGGCCGGACGCCCACGGTGGGGACGTACGATGCGCCGCGCGCAGAAGCGTCGTCCACCATCTGCTTCAGCGCTTCTTGGTACGCGACGACCTCGATCCCTACGCGCGTGTAGTCCCACTTCTGGTGCTGCTCGAGCAGCAGGCGTACTTGCTGCGGCGCGAGGATGTGTTCGCGGATGACGTCCCAGATATAGATGGTGCCGTCTTCGGCCCAGCCGCCGGTGGCGAGGACGAAGTAGTCGGCGCCGTCCTTCTGCGAAATCGCGACGTCCGCCGCACCGAAACGAACGAGGTCTTCGAGCTTGATGGAGGCATCGCCATCCAGGATGAGGTTCGAGTCGCGAATGAACTTCGGCCGCTTGCGGTCCGCGCTCTCCACCCAGCTTCGCTTGATGACCGTGGAGCCTTCGGGGATGGGGTCGTTCTGGTATTCAGTCTGGAAGGCGAAGGACCCGATGGCCTTCTTCACCTTCATGAGCGCGACGTACGGGAAGCGGTCCGGCCAGAGCGTGGCCGTTCCCTCGTCCATCGCTGCGCGGTGCTTCGCGTAGAAGGCGTCGGCCGCCTCCTCGCCGCCTTGCGTCCAGGCGGCGTCCCACTGCTCCCAGAGGTCCGGGCGGTTCGGTTCCGAGAGGATCGCTTGGCGGTAGAAGACCCGGTACGCGCCCGTCTTCTTCTTCCGGAGGATCAGCGCGTCCTGGTGAAGCGTGGTGCCCACCATGAGGAGGCGCGAGTGCGCCGGGTCGCGCATCGGGATGACCGAGGCGTTGAACCATCGCTCGACCTTCTGGCGCTGGTGTTCGGTCTGAACGGAGTCGTCATCCTCGACGTCATCGGTGATGACGAGTTGCGGACGCCACTGCTTGAAGCGCCAGCCGCGCGTCGAAGATCCGCGGCCGGCGGACCGGATACAGACGTCGGTCGTGGTGATCAGCTTCTTCTCAGTCGTGTTCTTGAGGATGTCGCCGAAGACGGCGCGCAAGCGCTCGTTCTTCTCCATCTCCTCGTTGATCGAGAAGAGGAGCGTCTTTGCCTGGTCGCCGGTCTCTGAGAACAGAACGATGAAGTGGTACTTCTGGAAGTAGACGCACCAGAGGACGTAGGCGAGCGAGATGACGGTGGACTTCGCGTGGCCTCGCGGAAGGATGAAGATGCCGTCTTCGGTGTGCTCGGTGAGTTCCGCAATCAGTTCCCGGTGGAAGTCGGGAATCTGCGCAGGGAAGTACGCGGCGAGGAAGTACTTGCAGAAGAACGCGAAGTTCCGCTCTGCCTTCCTCCGCGCCGCAGCGATGACGACCCGAGACTGCGGGGCAGTGGACGTGGGGTGGGGTGGTGAATGCTCCTTCGAGCGTCACGTCAGGGCGCGGCGGTGGTCAACGTCCCGATGGTGTTCTGGTCGACGTCATGGAGGATCTCGCCCAAGATCAGCTTCAACACACCGCGCTCCTGGCGCATGAGGATCTCCAGGTTCGTGAGCATCTGATCCGAGAGCGGGTGGGCGTCGATGATCAGGTCCTTCTCGGCCATCGTGAAGAGCCGGGAAGAGACGAGGCGGCGGTAGAACGCTTGGTCCTCCCACGGGAAGTGCTCGGTTCCATGGAGGAGTTCCAGTTCCTCTTGCCAGTCATCGCCACTGAACTCCGCGGTGAGAGCACGGTGCACTGCGAGATGGCCGCCTTCTCGGAAGGCGTCGTAGGCGAGGGTCTTCAGTTCGTCATGGCGATGCTCGGAGAGGAGATCGAGGGCACGAGGCACGACGAGTGGTGGTAGGTCTTCCTCAGACTATGCCGGCCGGGACCTCGCTTCAAGCCGCTCGCGGAGCCTGGCCGCTGCGTCCTTCGCCTTTCGCTCCGCGATCTCCGCGGTCAGCGCCCGCTCGTCGATCTCTGGGTGGCCGGCAACGTAGCCATGCCAGATGCCGCCGATCTTCCGCACCGTGATCTTCACGTCGTCCATGCAGGCATCGTACGGAGACCGCGGTGCAGCGCGAAACAAACGCCGCAACCACTCTCTGTGGGGACAGTCGGCAATCCACGGCGTGAAGACTCCTGAGAAAAGTTGTTGCGCCCGCTAATCGTGCTTTGGTATAACCCCTCTTGCGCAGTTGCGCCTTTCTCCACGGGGCTTCAATAGCAGGTCCCAAAAGCGAGACGGGAACGATGAGCGAAACGAAAAGCACAGCTACACCCTCGTTGCTGCCGACCACTGTTCTGCGGGTCGGCTCTTTTTGTTTCTGCTCCCATGCCGACGAAGCGCGCCCTCCTCCTCGCCCATCTCAACTGCGTGACGACTCCGTTCGAACGACAACATGAAACCTAACCGGACTCCAACAGCGAGGACGGCAACAGAAAATTAGGAGAGACCCAATGGCGAAGAAGAACGGCTCTACCTTCACGAGTGAAGACCTTCAGAGTCAGGACACCTACGTGGAGAAGTTGGAGCAACAGCATTTCTCGTATCCCCTCATCGCGGCCGAGTCGTTCGTCCGCGGCATGCGCGAGTCCGGCTACAAGTCGACCGCGACGGCACTGAACGAGTTGATCGACAACGCCATCCAGGCACAGGCCCGGAACGTCGACGTGATCCTCGGCTACAACGCCGGCAACAAGACGAAGAAGAAGCCCGACATGCTGGCCGTCGTAGATGACGGCCACGGAATGCGGGAGAAGATGATCAAGGCCTCCGTCATGTGGGGCGGCACGCACCGCGAGAACGACCGTCACGGCTTCGGCCGGTTCGGGTTCGGACTCCCGAGCGCGTCCGTCTCGATCGCGCGCCGCTTTTCGGTGTACTCGAAGGCCCCTGGCGACAAGTGGTTCGTCATCGTCATCGACCTGGACGAAATCGCGTTGGGCCGCGCGACCGACGAGAAGGGCGTGGTGAAGGTGCCGGAAGCGGTACTGGCGGAACTGCCCGAGTTCGTGAAGCCCTACGCCTCCGGCCTGGAGCACGGGACCGTCATCCTGCTGGAGAAGTTGGACCGGCTGTCGAACGGATTCGTGACGTCGCAGGCATTCAAGCAGAACGAACTGCACCAGGTCGGCGTGACGTATCGCGAGATCCTGCGCGACGTGCAGGTCCGCGTCATCGACATCGGCGAGGAATTGGACATCACGGCCGTCGAGCCGATCGATCCGTTGTTCCTCCGCCCGGACGCGCGGTACTACGACGAGACCGACGTCCACGCCGAGCCCCTGCCAGACTTGGCGTTCGAGGTGAAGCCGTCCGAGGAGTCGCCGTACGGCGGCGTCGTGCGTGTGCGGTACGCCTACATGCCCCCGGGGTTCCTGCCGGATGAGTCGAAGCGTTCCAGCCCCCGCCTCAAGGTCCGCAAGGAGAACACGGGCCTCATCATCATGCGCGCCGGCCGCCAGATCGACGTCGTGACGAACGGTCCGAAGTTCAGCGTCGACTCCAACGACCGTCATTGGGCGTGCGAGGTGATCTTCGAGCCCACGCTGGACGAAGACTTCAGCGTGACCACGAACAAGCAGCAGATCGTGATCAAGGACCGGATCTGGGAGGCGCTGCGGCAGAACGGCGTGTTCGACGCCATCCGCCAGATGCGCAATCGGTACGGGAAGGATCATGGCTACACCAAGGGGAAGAAGGCCGAGTCCGAGCCGAAGGTGTCCGAGGAGATCGCGACCGAGGCCGCCAAGTTCTTCGGCCGGAAGCCGACGAAGCCGAGCGTCGCGAAGGAGAAGAAGCTGAAAGAGGCGCTCGACCGCGAGGCGGTGAAGGTCGCCGAGCAGAAGGGCACGAGCCCGGAGGAAGCGAAGAAGGTGATCGAGGCCGAGACGGCTGAGAAACCCTACAAGCTCTTCTTCGAGTCCGGCCGCGGAGAGTTCTACCGCGTCGAGCAGTTGGGCGGCCAGAAGCAGCTCTACATCAACACGTCCCACCGCTTCTACTCCGACGTCTACAACAACCCGCTGACGACGAACCGCATGCGCACCGCGCTGGAGTTGCTGCTGTTCACGATGGGCGCCTGTGAGCTCGAGTCTGAAGGCGACCGGGAGATGTTCTACACGAATGAGCGCGTCGAGTGGACGCGGCGGCTCGACACGTATCTGCAGTTGCTGGATCGTCGCGATCCGGTCGCCGATGCCCGAGCGGCCGAAACCACGCGCGCCGAGGCCGAAGACGAGTCGGCGGCGTAGCCGACAGGGACCAACGGAAGGCCCGGGTTCTCCCCGGGCCTTTTCGTTCATGAGGAGAACGATTGAAGAATGGAGAGATCATCGCGCTGGCGACCTTCATCGACGCCATCCGTGACGCCGGGTACCGGGGCACGCCCGCAGCGATCGCCGAGTTGGTGGACAACGCCATGGAGGCCGGAGCGACGAACATCACCATCGAACTCTGGACGACGGACGACGGAACGTCGGTGTACGTAGCCGATAACGGCTGCGGCATGCCGCCCGAGACGATCCGCCTCGCCCTGCAGTTCGGCGGCAGCACCCGCTTCGATTCCCGCGCGGGGCTCGGGCGGTACGGTATGGGGCTCCCAGGAAGTTCGATCAGTCAGGCATTGCGTGTCGACGTGTATTCGTGGACGACGCGCGGTGCGGCCTGGTGGACCTTTCTGGATGTCCCGATGATCCGCGGCGGCGCCCTCGTAGCCGTGCCGAAACCGCGGCGTGCCACGCCACCCGTGGGACCGCGAGAGACGACGAGCGGCACCATCGTCCAGTGGACACACTGCGATCGCATCCCGAGCATCACCCCACGCCTCCTGCGGGAGATCCACGAGACCATCGGCCGGCTGTTTCGGACGTTCCTGTGGGCCGGAGCCACGATCACCGTGAACGGCGTCGAGGTGCAGCCCGTTGATCCGCTTTTCCTGCGGCCGTCAGCGGCGCCGGTCGGAGCACGCCAGTACGGCCCGGAGTTGATCTTCCCCATCACCCTCCGAGACGGGAACAGGAAGCGCCACGCCACCGTGACGGCGCAGTTCGTCGAACTGCCGATCGCGGAGTGGGAAGGGCTTTCGAATGCGGAGAAACGGAAGTATCGGATCTCCAAGTCTCCCGGCATCTCCATCCTCCGCGCCGACCGGGAGATCGACACCGGCTGGTTCTTCATGGGATCGAAGCGGAAGGAGAACTACGACGATTGGTGGCGTGCGGAAGTGCGGTTCAGCCCCGAGCTCGACACGTTCTTCGGCGTGACGCACACGAAGCAAGGGATCCATCCGACCGCCGAGATCGAGGCCATCTTGTCGCCGCAGATGGAGCGGATCGCACATGACCTGAACGCCCGCGTCCGGAAGACGTTTCTCCGCGTTCGGGCGACGGAGCCGAATACCCGCGCGATCGACTACGCCTCTGCTCGGGACCACCGGTTGGAGCCGCCGAAGCGTGCGGTTCGCCGCGGCGCAATGAAGGCGAAAACACGAGGATTGACCTACTCCATCGAACACGCGAAACTCCCCGGCCCGCGGTTCTTCGCCGTGCGGATCTCAGACGGCCGGGTCAGAATCATCCTCAACGAGGATCACCCGTTCTACACGGTCGTTTACGGGGACAATCGGAAGCGCGATGCGACACAGGATCGTCTCGCGCAGTTGGAAATGATGCTCCTTGCAGCAGCGCGCGCGGAAGTCCAGTGTGTGCGAAAAGAGAAGGTGGAGGCGAGGGCGTTTCTCCAACAGTGGAGCGATGCTCTCCGGACGTTTTTGACCTAGATGGCGGATGAACGAGAGTGGTTCCCTTTTCAGCCCGAGCTCGGGCAGCACGTCGAGGAGTTCACGACGTTCGCTACGCGCTTGGCTGAAGCCACAGACCTGAAACCGCTGCGACTCGAGGTGCTCCGGGAACTCGACCGGGCGAAGAACGGCGCGCTCCCGCTCCACATGGTCCAGAGCATTGCCCTCGACCTCGCCGATCAGGGCTGGGGATTCAGCGTCGATCGAGACGGGATCGCATGCTCCGCTCCATCTGTCGCGGATGAATGCTCGGCGAGCGCAAAGACACGCATCCGTCAGGGCCACGCTTTCGAGCGCTCCGCCCACCTGCGCGAACCCTCCGTCCAAGACTTCATTGCGGCGATGGAACAGCGAAGGCTCACGGCGAACGGCTGGCATTCGATCTACTCGCTCATGCGCGATGGCCGGGAACTCGGCGCGAAGTTGGCTGCGGCCGCGACGCTTGAAGGCGCCGCGCGCGAGAAAGCGCTTGCAGCAGCGATTGATCCCTACATCCAGTTCGTTGATCCGGATGTCGTCGACGAGCACACGGGACTCCTCCTCACGGACATCTGGCGCTACTTCCGGATGACGTGGGTGAACATGCACAAGTCCGTTCCTGGCCGCACGATGATGATCCTCATCCGCGACCGAGCCGCGGCACAACATCCGGTCATCGGGATCGCGGCGCTCGCGAGCGCCGTGGCGCAGTTGGACCTGCGAGACTCGTGGATCGGATGGAATGCTGCGGCATTCCTCGACCACCTGGACAACGAAGGGAACGCAGCAGATGCGAAGTGGCTCCACGCATCCATCGACAATCTCCTCGACGCGATCTACCTGAAGGATCTCCTCAAGGAGAAGATCATCAGCAAGGCGCTCATCGCGACGCCTACCGAGGACCTGATCCGAAACCTCCGGGATGCGGCAGCGGAAGCGAAGAAGAAGCACCACCAGAACGCCGATGCCGCGGCGATGAAGCGCAAGGACGTCGCTTGGGAGGAGAAAGCGCTCCTGCCACTCTTTCGCGCGAAGCGCTGCGAAGCGCTGGCAAAACTCCTCGGTATCCGACTCGTGTTTCAGAAGGTCGGTTTCAGTACCGGCTCTAAGAAAGCGCTCGACCTCGCACTCTCGCAGCCCTCAGCGCGGACGGCGATCGGCCAACTCGTGCGGGCAGTGAAGTCGGAGCACGTCGGTATCGACATGATGGACATTACAGTCTGCGGCGCGGTGGCGCCGTACAACCGCGTGCTCGGCGGGAAACTCGTGTGCACGCTCCTCACGAGCCCCGAAGTCGTGCAGGCGTACAAGCGACGGTACGATGGCCAGGAAAGCATCATCGCGTCGTCCATCAAGGGCGCTCCGGTACGCCGAACGCCACGGCTCGTGCTGCTCTCCACGACGAGTCTCTATGGCCGCGGCTCAAGCCAGTACAACCGCGTGAAGATCCCGGCGGGCGTGGCGGGCGGAGCGGACGGGGATGTCGTCGAGTACCGACATCTCGGCCACAGTAAGGGCTTCGGGACCTTCCATTTCAGCGCCGAGACCGTGCGCGTCATCGATACTCTTCTCGCCAGACGCCAGGACGGAAAGCGGGTGAACTCCATCTTCGGAGAGGGCGTGAATCCGCGGATGCGGAAGATCCGCGAAGCGCTCGAATCCGTGCGGTTGCCGAGCGACGCCATCTTGAATCACGGCGTTCCGCGCGTTGTGTACGGCATCGCGCTCGCGTCGAATTTCCGCGACGTGCTCCTCGGTCGGCAAGACAAGCCGCGCTACGTGATCCCGCAAACGAAGCCTGCGGAGCGGTCGGCCCGGCTCGCGGCCTTCTGGCGAACGCGATGGCTATCCAATCGCATCAATGATCCTGCGGTGCTCTCGGACATTGCGGAGCACACGCTGTCGTACCCCGTGACGCATGGAGCTCGCGTCGTCGGTCCGCCTATTGAAGGAGATGAGAACGAGACCCTATGGTGAACGTCCTTGAAGATCTGTACCACGTGAGCGCGACGCCGCGTGAGTTGAGTTGGCAACCGTCCCTGAAATCGAAGACGTGGGATGACGCGACGAAAGAGGAGATCGAGACGGCCCTCGATGCGCAGCGCCCAGCGCAGGCTCCGTCGCGGCGCAAGAGCTACTTCGCGTTCCGAACGATCGACGAGTGCGTCTACTACGCCGACTCGGAGGGCATCGGGCCGGAACGCCACTTCTACGTGGTGAAACTGACGGGAGCTGTACGGGCGCCAATCAAGATCATCGCGGTGCCCCCTGCATTGTTGCCGTACCGCGACGCGATCTACCGTCACTACTGGAACGCCGACGACGGGTGGAAGGTCTACGAACTTTTTGGCGAGCAGATGATCGTGCGGGACGAATACAAGGGCACGATCCCTGACGCTGGCCATGTGCTTGCGAAGTTGGTTGATGACCGGAACCGCCTGATGCAACTGGCTGCAACGTGGCGATGACCGATGAAGTGCTGGAGGTGTTGCGTCAGGCGAAAGTGCTTGCGCAGCGCTATCGTGCGCTGACGGGAAAGCCGCTCGGGATCACCGGAGAGGTGGCCGAGTACGAAGCCGCTCGAATCCTGGGAGTGCGACTTACGCCGGCGCGGCAATCGGGACACGACGCCGTCGAGATCGTTGATGGCCGCGAACGCACGCTCCAAATCAAGGGGCGATGCATCCTTCCGGGGGCGAAGAAGAGCCAACAGACGGGTTCCATCGATATCGAGAAGGCGTGGGATGCGGTACTTCTCGTGCTCGTCGACGAAAGCTTCGACGCGTACATCATCTATGAAGCGGAGCGCGACGCCGTTCTGAAGGCGATCCTTGAACCGGGCTCGAAGGGGAGAAACGAGCGGTGGGCGCTGTCGGTGAGCAAGTTCAAGGGCATTGGACGCGAGCGCTGGAAGCGCTGACGGTTATTCTTCTGCCATGAACGATGTGCCGCAGCCGACCGCGTACGAGGAACGTTTCATTGCGTTCGTGGATGTGTTGGGTTTCGGCGCGCTGGTGTCCGAGTCGGGAAAGCCAGGTGCGGATGCGGCGGGGACAATCAAGCGAATCTGTGATGCGATTCTGTGGTCGCGGGAAGAACTCGAAGATCTGTTGAGTGGTTCTTCCGATTTCGTCTTTACGCAGTTCTCAGACTCCTTCGTGATCAGCACGGAGGCGTCGAATGAGACCCAACGATTCGGCCTCAGCCAGTTTGCCTTCGCAGTGCGCGCGATCATCGATTGTTTCCTCGGGTCTGACTTGGTTCTGCGCGGTGGTGTTACGCGCGGTCCGCTGATTCATACGCGTGAACTTCTCTTCGGCCCTGCGATGAACCGCGCGTATGAGTTGGAGTCTCGCGTGGCGAATGTTCCTCGGATCATCTTCGACCCGGACATCCCTGCCGTCCGTGATGCGCTGATGACGGACTACATGCCGGACTACGTGGCGAGAGACACGGACGGGTTCTTTTACGTCGACTACTTCTCCCCTACGAAGAAGTTCTTTCTCGTTCCGAGCTGGCTGTACTCCATTCAGCGAATCATCGAAGCAATGCCGGTATCGGCGGCGCTCGCGGCAAAACGCGAATGGATGGTTGCGAAGTTCAATGCGCGCCTCGAGGGTTTCTCATTCGAAGCGTTCAAGGCACGGCTCGATGACTACGTCGACGACACGGACGCGATCAACGCCGTCATCGAAGACTACGAGAAACTCCTTGAGCCGGCGCGGCGTCTGCGACGGTTGTAGGAAGTTCGAAGGCGGTGACGCCCGACCATCACCGCCTCGACGAACGACTTAGACCGTCGCGGTCTGGAGCAGGGCGAACACGTTCTGCCCGTGGCGGTTCTTCCTGTTCGCTGCGAGGCGTACGTCCAGCGCTTTCTCCTCCCTCTCCGTCAGGGGCGTGACGAGGATGCGCGGCGCGACGGCGTACGAACGTGCGATCTGCAAGCACGTCGGGAGGCGGGGCGTCGTCTTGCCGGCCTCCCACTGCGAAACGGAGAACGGGCTGACGCCGAGCTCGCGTGCCGCATCCGTGATCGTGCGATCCGACATCACGCGGAGATGCTTGAGACGACGCCCGAACTGCTTGGGGGTGGTGGATACCTCGGACTCTGCAGTCGACTGTACTGCCATGAGAATTGGGGGTAGGAAGTTGATGCGCAAACACTAAGTGTTTGCGCATCATTCTGCAACGAAGGTGTCAAGCGAACTTCGTCTCCATGGGTGCACTCTCCCCCGTGTAGAAGCCGCCTAACTCTCGTCGCAGCGTGCTACGATTTCTCGCGACACGACCACTCCGGCGTGACCCATATGCGTCATGAAGGAGATGGTCGATGGCAGTCACCAGACGCGGCTTCCTGCAGGGGATCGCTGCCGCAACCGCGAGCACGGCCCTCGTCGTGCGGTCGAACACCCTCCCAGCCCCACCTGTCGAGGTGCTCGAGGCGGAGATCCTCGGCGAGGAAGAGGTCGGATTCCTCCGGCCACGGGGCGCGACGAAACTGGAGTCCTACCTACGATCGCGCGGCATCAAGCCGGCGCACCTCGCCCGAGAGTGCGGCTACAGCCGTCAGCATCTTCTCCGGGTTCGCATGGGGAAGATGGAGCCGACGCGGCGCTGCATCGCGGCCATCGTCGCGGCATGCCGACGCATTGCACGGGAGCGCGTGCAGCCCTCGGACCTCTTTGAGTTGGAGCGTCCCTGATGACGTTTCCGACGAACGTCTGCGAGTGCTCTCATCGCAAGGGGAAGCACTGGTTCACGACGACGAGCAAGAAGGCGCCGTGTCTAGAATGCGCGTGCACCTCCTTTACGCCGGAACCCGTGTGCCGCTGCGGGCATGGCAAGAAGTCCCATGCGAAAGGCCCGTGTCATCACAAGTACCTCTGCGGATGCACACAGTTCCGCGACAGGACGGCAGCCCATGCGTAAGAGCACGACGGTGATGCCGCTCGCCGGCGTGTTCCGTCAGGGGCAGCCGCTGCTCTCCACTGAGGATCAGGTGTTCCTCCCCGCTGCGGCCGTGGAAGCGGACGAACTCGTGTATCGCGTCGCCGATCACTCGCTATCGGAGTTGGAAATCCAGCCAGGCGATCTGTTGATCGCTGAATTCAGGTCCAAGGCGCAGACAGGCGAACTCGTTCTCGTGCGGCTGGGAGAGCAGTGTTTCATCGGGCGCTGGTGGTCAAAACATGCAAGACGCGACGTGACTGGACCGGATGGCCAGACGGTGATCGCACGCGGGGCAGAAGTCCTCGCGGTCATCAATCTGATTATTCGGGGGTCATATGACACGCAGTGAACGTATCCGGCACATATTTCTGAAACAGCGGCGCTTTACACGGGAACACGCATCAGACGCGCTTGGGCGCTCGCTTCGCTGGGTGGAAGCCAATCGATTCTCCAGAGAGAACGGCGGGTGGGTGTCCTGGCAGGAGATGGTGCTCCTCGCGTACGCGCTCTGGACCCGCGTGCAAATCGACAAGGCGCTCGGGGACGACGCCGCGACGGTCTTTCCGCCCCTCGCGCAGCTGACGACGCTCACCGTACGCGTCCCGATCTACAAGGTCGTCGGGCTTCGACGCGACGCCGAGCGGCGAAAGATGGACATGGATGAAATCATCAACGACGCTCTCGAAGTCGATTGGTGTGAGGCCCAGAGTATCGATAAGAGAGCTCCGGGATTCCTTGCGGCGTGGCACTTCCCGTATCCCTTGTCCAGATCGGATGGCTACCGCGAGGCGGCTGACCGACGTGGCGGATGTCCCGATGACTAGTGACTTCGACTGGCCCGGCGTTCCGTACAGCCAGTTCCTCCGACAGCAGCTCGCGGAAGCGACCGAGTACGAGTACCTCAACCCGCGCTTGGATCGGCGGTACGACCCCGTCGTGATCGGCGGGAACGCGATGCACCCGGTGCTGCAACGTGGCGACGTGATCCTCATCGACACGGGCAACACGGAGCCGGAGGACGGCCGGACCGTGGCCGTGCGTGTCGGGGGTGGTCGCACCATCCTTGGCTACTGGCGAGATCGTGGTGGAAAGCCCGTGCTCGAGCAAGAGCGAACGGACGCGGTGATCGACCTCGCACAGTATCAAGGCTGGTCGATCTACGGCGTCGTCACGAAGATCATCGGCCGCGGCATCCCGCCGCATGCGCCACCACCCGATGTAGCATTAGAAACGGAGGCACCACGCATGGATGTCACGCCAGGACAGGCGCAGTGGATTATTGAACGGCTGATCGCGGAGCGGAAGGTTTCGAGGGCGGACGTCGACAGGTACGTGGGCGACATGGGGCGCGAGATCGAGGACATTGAAGCCCGTCTCGCGAGCCTTCGCGACATCGCCGCACCCGGTGCTACGGCCTCGCCAGCGCCTCGGAGCGCGGCTCCGGCCGCGAAGACAGGGAGACGGCGCGCCGGCGGAAAGAAGGGCCATCCTCGTGGCATCGCGGGAACGCTGGCCGTCCTCCTCCGATCCATCCCCGCGGCGGAACATGCGGCCATCGCTGCGATCCGGGCGAACAAAGGGATCAAAGCCGCCATCAAGGCAGCGCAGGCCGCAGTGAAGAGGACTTAACCAGGGAATGTAACCAGCTAGATGCGCGCGAGGAGCGTGGCTGCTCGACAGCGTTGCGCGAAGCGCCGCAGACACTGCTGACACCGGATGTGCCGCTGGCCGTCGACGCCGCGGTACGAGAACACCGTGAGGTTCCTGCAGAGATCCTCTGTCGAGTCGTCCTCGCAGGGGACGGGCTTCGGGAGGATCATCCGGAAGGGCTCGGACATCAGGCGGCGATGTCGCAACTCTCGCACGAACACGAGGGGTGCTTCTTTGTGGTCGGCCAGGTGTGGCCGCAGCGGCATCGGGTGTAGGCCGCCGTGGTGTTGGCCGGGCTCCGCAACTCGCGTAGAACAGCACTCTGGTCTTGTAGAAGCCGGATGATCGCATCGAGCCTACTGGAGATGTCGTCCATGTAGTCGTGGTTGCTGAATGTCGTCCTGACCCTACCCCTCGTCGTCAGGCAATACAATGGCAATAGCGCTCGACATGGCCGAGACGCACTTCATCTACAGGAGTGCGACATGGAACGAACGAGACGCTTCCGCCGGCCCCGCTTCAAACCCGAGGAAGCCGTGGAGCCTGACCCAATGCTCGTCACCGCGGCTGCCGGCCTCCTGTCGGTGATGACCGGGATTCCCGATCAGCCGATGGAGCTCAAGCAGATGAGCGCGCAGGACGCTATGCGATTCGCTTCCACGATCCGCGATCCCGATTCCCTCGCGTTCATCCTGCGTGTGATCTTCGAGGCGTACGGCGTGAGCGAAGAGGCATGGGTGCGCGCCGTGAACGGCGCCGGGCCTGTGGTTTAACAACCTGATCAACGCATGCGAAGGCGCGCGAGGATGCTCACTGGACGTCGGGGGAGAGGGGTTGATTCTCGTGAAGTCGCCGCTCCTGTTCGTAGATCTCATGCCAGTACTGCTCCTCGGACTTTCCGAGGCTCCAGATGAACACACGCCATGCGATGCCTCTGATGAACAGACGAACGTGATCAGCGAGCGTTGTCTTTTCCATTAGTGCGAGTGGGTGACGTTTCGGGAAGCGAGGGCGGATCGTCCGGCGGCGATGTGACCGCGCGTTAGGGTCACCTGCGAACCGTCCGCGCGCTGGACCAGGATCGGGATGGCGTCTGAGTCAGGCACCGTATCCATCCAAGCCTCCAGCGCTTCAACGATCGGGCGCAACGCCTCACGCAGCCGTGCGATCTCGGCCTGCTGGCGGTCGAATGTTCCCTGCATCCTGTGGCGGACGTAACACGGGAGACACGCGGGCTCACCGTCTGACAGTTCGTCACACGCGCAGGGCAGGATGGATCCAAGTTGCTCGCGGAACTCGATCTCCGTGTAGCTCGTGTATTCGTTCATGCTGCTTCGTTGGTAGGGGCTGGGGTGGGATGTCCGGGGCAACCAGTCTGGTAATCGAAACCTTCACATTGGGGCGTGAGTGGAATCACGCGATGGCCCTTCGCGAGTTCGTCGTACAGTTCGTCCCGGAACTGATCTGGCGTGAGCGGGCGTCCATTCTCGTCCGTCGCCGATTTCGCCATTCCGTTGAACATCCGTTTCGGCCAGTTGAGCGCACCGCGAATATCCAGGCACATGTGGATCGTCTTGTTCATGTTGTCTGGTCGGTATGGGCTGGGGTGTCTTGTAAGCGGTAGGGGTCGACCAAGGCATCTGAGTAGCCGTGGTACTTCCGCTTGTGGGTGATGCAGGGCAGCGGGTCCTTCACCCCGCACATGCCACAGGCGTCGATAATCTCTTTGAGCGCTTCGTCAGCGAAGGCTGTGATCGCTCGGCAGTCACTCCGGAGTCGCTCGATCTCGCGGTCCTTCTCTTCGATCATGGCGAGGAGTGCGGCGCTCATGAAGTCTTCGGAGCATCGTCCCTTGCTGCCTCTTCCGCGATATCAGCAGCCCACTGCTTGTTGCCGTCGTATGAACGATGTGAAGCGAGCTCTTCGAACTCTTCTCGGGAGACTCGCTTCGTCTCATGGGCCTGAGACGGCGTGATGTCGCAGGGCGGAACATAGAGGCGATACAGTATCGAGTCCGCGGTCACGTCGTCCACATGCAACCATGCGTTCGCCAGGCTCTCAACCCATCGATCCCCGACCAAAGGCTGCGTCTTTGCGCGCGCCTTGGCCGCATCGGTCGGCATTACCTCGCGAGCAGAGAAGCCCCGCTTCGTGTATCTGACGATTTCAATGTCATCGCTCATAGTGAATGTTAGGAAGGTGATGTGCGGTTCGGATTCTCCAACTTCATGTCACGGCGTAGCGCGTGGATGAAGCCCGATAGCCCAGTATGCGATTCGGAGTTGTTATCCAAGTCCTCCATCATCTCGATAGCCCACTCGGCGCCGGCCGCCCATGCCTGTTTCGCCGTCACCGCCTGACGTCGAAGCGCGATGAGTTCTTCCATGGCCGGCCCGAGCGCGTGCTTATCGCAGTAGCGCTTTCCGTGGAACGCGAGGCCGCCCCACTCCTCACAGGGCGCATCACCATCCCAGGAACATGGGTTCGGCGTGTGATCGACGGGCTCGATCTTCTTCTGAGCCGGGATGCGCGAGCGAACGTCAAAGGACAGGAGTCCGCCGAAGCGCTGCAGATCGCTCGTGATCGCCATGAACACCTGCTGGCCCTTCACCTCCGTCAGGTCGTGCTCGATGGTGACGCTAAGGAACTCGCCCGCCTTGTCTCCGAGGAAGTCCGCGCTTTGGTACATGAACGCCAGGTCGAGCGTCGCCACGCCGGCGAACTTCGTCCGCAGGAAGCCGTGCAGTTCCACCAAGTACTGCTCGATCTCCGGCGCGTTCAGAAGGAAGGCGTTGACCTCTTCGGAGTAGTTGCGGCTGTACTCAAGCTCAATGCGGATCATGCGTCCGTCGAGATACGCATCTGACCGAGCAACGGGATCAGTTCATCCCACTCCTCTGGCCAAGAGATCTTGAGCACACTCGTGAGTTTGTAGAGCGCGCGTCGGTTCTTCATGTCGAGCATCTGCACGAGCGCATACGCGTCTTCGATGCTGGCCGCGTCCACGCGCGCGATCTTCTCGGACCGATAGCCGTACTCGTCGCTGTAGTGCGACCAGATGGCGCGAAGAAGGTGCTGCACCTGGATGAACTGGGTATCGGTGAGCGTCACGCCGTGAGGTGTTGACATGCGTAGAGGCCGATGCCAAACCAGACAGAGAAATACGTTCCTTTCTCGAAGTCACCCTTGGCCACGGATATCAGTGCCAGGAAGAAGCTGGCCAATGTTGCGACGGTCGCCAATGCGATGAGGACGATCACGGTGGGCAGAGTGAGGAATCAGGAGGGATGTCGATCTGACCCTACGCTCGGGGCCGCCACATTGCAATGCAACGGTCAAGCGTTCTCGCGCGAGGCGTACACTCCATAGGTCCGGAGGAAAACCATGTGTAACGCGATGCTTCGCAGTGCACTCGCTGCCGTTGTCGTGTACCTCGCCGTGCCGCTCTACGCCGTCGACTGTAGGACACGGAAGTTGAGCTCTGCGGAGACGCTGGATGAGATCACGAACCAGCATCGAACGTTCGCGCAGATGCACGAGGTGTCGACGATCCAGATCGCACTCCGGCGAAACATCGCGGCGATCACGAGGGTCCGGGGTTACCGAAACATCGTCCCCATGGCGCAGTCGGTTGAGTTGAGCCGCGCGGCGCTCGCGTACGCAGAGAACATCTGCATTCCGATCACGGCGGTGGAGCACAAGACACTCGCGACGATGTTCGTCGGTATCGTGGCGGCGACGGAGAACACGGACGGTCCGGCGATCACCCGATTCGTGAACCGCCTCGAATCAGGAAAGAAACCGACCGAGAACGAGAAAGCGGCGAAGAAGGCCGCGACGATCGCCGCACGGCAGGCCGCTGGCGCCGCGGTGGGAAACGCGGTCGGGGAACTCACCGGACAGAAGGTCGGCGAGATCGTCGGGAAGGTGGTTCGTGGAGGGCCGATCGGTACGGCGGTCGGCATCTTGCTCGGAGCCTCCGAGATCGGACCGGGTGACGTGCGCCCTGCCCCAACCGCTACGCCCAGTCCGACGCCGGATCGGAGTTCCAGCGGCACGGATCACGAGCGACCCGGCAGCATTCACGATGGCAACGTCAACGACGCGCCCAGAGAGACGATCGACCGAGCCAGCAGAACGGCCTATGTCGCGATCGAACCCACCGCCCGCGAGAAGAACAACCAGCGCATCAAGGACGCGCGCGCTGCGATCAAGAACGCCAAGCACTAGCGCGGCACGGCGAGTATCTTGTCGCAACTCGGCCGCGGTACACAGCGCTAGCAGTCGTACGGCAATGTGCGCGCGGGCGTGGAGCAGGAGCGCCGGATGTACCGCGGCAATCCATCGGCCTTTGGTGCGTACTCGAAGCACGCGGTCCAGGCCGGCCGGAAGATGCGGAGGTACCGATAGTCCACACGAAGCTCAACGCTGCCACCGATCTGGTCACTCGGCGGGATCATCGTTGGCACCATGCACCGAAATGTGTGTGCGTCGCCTGGTCGCAACATCGCGATGTGTTCAGTGCCGCACGCACTCTTCCTCTCACCCGCAGGCGGGAGTGCAAATTCGAACTCATCAATGCACGGCTTGACCGTGGTGCTTGTAACGGTTTTCTGCTTCGTGATGTCCGTGATCGAAAGAAGACTCTCGTTTTGGAGCGTGAAGAACCAGAGAGCTGCGTCTTCTCGAGGCTCCATCGAGATGCTCACCTTCGGCCAGAGCACCAACAACGCGAGAGCAAGCGCGCCGATCGCGTAGAGCGCACGGAAGATCTTCCGTGCCCGTATCCGCGCCTGCATGCGCCTCCTCGTGTGGCGTGACATGGGTGGAGCCTGCGCTTCCGGCGGAGCCGGTGTTGTCTCAGGCACCTCGGCCAACGCCGGAGGTGCTACCGCATCTTCGGCAGGCAAAGGCGCGGGTACGACAGGCGCGAGTGCCACGGGAAGGGGTGCTGCCTTCGGCACCTCTGGCGATGGACGTGTTGTCCCTTTCCTGCGCCCCTTGTTCTTCGCTTGCTCGGACTTTCTTTTTTTCTTCTTCGCCACCGGTTCCGAAGTGTAGTCCACGACGACTCTCCATCTTCTCCGTCCCGAAGAGCGCAGTTATTCGAAACGCAGGTCCATATCCGCCTTCTCCACGCCCGTTGCCGCGGTGAGCAGGAGCAGCGCCCGCGTCATCGCCTCGTGCGAGCTCGTGCCTTCACCTGTAACGGTGTTGGCGGTGCAGGTGTAGCGGCCTTCGCCCAGGTACTCCCAGTGAAGGCTGACGGGTGGTTTCTCCTTCGTCATGCGAGCGTCCCGATGCCGACCAGGTGGCCGCGCACCGCTTCGAGTTCCGCGCGTGCTTCGTCGTAGCTCGTGGCCTCCAGCATGTGGATCTCGCGTGCCGGCTTCCAACTCATGAAGGGTCGGTCCGGTGTCGATGCGGGGTCGTTCGGATGCACGATGCCGATGAGGCGATCGGAGACCTGGTGGATCTCGACGATGTTTTCCTTTGCGATGATGACGCCGTAGATGGTGCGGGGAGCGTGCTCGTCGCGGTCGTCGGTGGAGCGTGGTGTGTCGATCACTGCATGTGGGGTTAGGTGAAATCAGGGCGATCGTCGTCGTAGTCGTGCGGAGGATTTACCTGTTCGTGGTCGACACAAAACCACTCGTCTGTTTCATGCTCTTCCATCCCTCGGATAGTTGCCAGCACGGCGTCGAGGACTTCGCGCTCATGGGTTGGTTGGCTCCTAAAGCAGACGGTATCGGACAGCGTCGTCTTTCGACCATCGCCGTACTCAGCGTCGATCAGAGAGAGTTGAATGCGGATGTAGGCGTGTCCACAATCTTCCTCGAACGTGAAGGTTGTGCCGGGCTTGTAGGAGAGCTGGCGAACGATGTCAGCGATCTCCGCATGAGTCATTCGATTCTCCGCGACCAACGATGCCTGATGCACTACAGCAGGGTGTTAAGGGGTGGGCTCGTCCTCTGCGCTCAGGCATGCCGCTTGTGAAAGGCAGAGGTAGTGCTCTTCGATGCCTTCGTCGCCAGTGAGAACGGGACAGCCGCGGGCGGCGAGTGCGTCTTCGATGAGGAAGCGGAGGTCGCCAACCGTTTCGAAGTCGAGATTCATACTGGAGAGGCTGGGTGCGTCGGCGATCGTGGCGTCGGGCATTAGATCAAGGTGTTAGGGACGGGCGTGAGCACGGGAGCGATCGGCGCGGAGTCCGGCACCTGCCGCTTCGTGAAGTTTGGTAGTTCGCTTGCGCCGTTCAGGCGCGCAATTACTTGGTCGATCATCGAACGGAGTTCTGGTTGATCTGCGATTGCGCGGAGCGTTCCTTGCGTTTCCAAGAGCGCCCACGATCCGTCGCCGCGCTTCCAGTAGGAAACGAGGAGATCCCCTGTTTCCGAGCGGATGATCCAGCGTCGGTACCGGCTCAGCCCGGCCGCATGCCGGCGCAGGTGCGTGTCGAGCTTCGACCGATGCACAGCCTTGCTGCAGGTCGGACAGATCTTGGTGGTGAAGATGCGGGTGAGAGCGGTAAGCATCTGTTAGACGGTGAAGATGTACTCGTCCTTCTCGGGCTTCGTGCAGCAGGGGTGAGCGCACGGGCAGCAGCGGTCCGCACAGGAGCACGTATGACAACGGCAGCCGCACGGCTCCGGTGTCTTCCAAGCCTCGTAGTTCTTCGACCAGTCATCGAGGGCGGCGAGCGCTTTCGCGAGGTAGACGTCACGTTCCGCGTCGGAGGCGAAGGTCCGCGTGGCGATCATGTCGTCTTGATAGGAGTCCGTGCCCCAGAGCTTGATAACAACATCGCCGAGCAGGGGGTTCATGAACGATGCGACGCTTAAGCCGCAGGATGCGGTGAACGCGAGCGCTTCCAAACGCATCAAGCAGCGGAACCGCTCGTCCATGGACAGCACCTTCATGGCGAGGCCGTTGGTGAACTTCGCAAACTCCACCTCTGCCTTGTCGCTCTTGAAGGTGACGATGCGGCCCTCGGTTGAGTCCGGCGTGGTCTTGAACTCCGGTGCGTTCTCGGCCCAGTCGCGGAGAGCCTCTTCCATGTCGCGCAGGAAGGTGTCGCGATCCGCGTTGCTGCCGAATTCGTCCGTGTCAGCACGTTGATCTCGATCAACAGAGTACCCACGAAGGCAGAGCGTGCGGTTCCTCTCCTGGATTTCGGGGTAGGACCAAGACCCAACCGTGAATCCATTGCGTGCAACAAACTTAGGCGACCCGAGCGCAGCGTTGCTGGAAAACCGCTCGTCCTGCTCCAGCACCTGGATGGTGAGTTTCTTGTCTTCCTTCGTGATCTTCAGTTTGAGCTTGGGCGTACCGGTGCTCGAGTGGGTGGACGTGGAGGAACAGCTGGCCACGGCGCGGAGGGTGAAGGGATGTCGCCATCAACCTACGCTTCCGCCCGCAACACTGCAATGCATCCGTCAAGGTGAAGCGATGCCGATGAAAATGTGATGCATGTCGAGGTAGGGAAATCGTGGTCTCGCGTCCCTCCTACTGAGGGGGAGGAATGTCTCCCCGCACGAAAACCGGAGGCGCGATGAACCGAGTGCGATGTGCGGTCGTGGTGGGTGTGGTGCTGCTGGGTGCGGTATCTGCAAGTGCGCAGAGTACCTGTGATGCCATCTTGCAGTACGGCATCTTCGACCTCTCGAACACGCAGTCGGACGAGATGTTTTTCAGTAGTCTCTTCCGGTACTTGGAGAAGCAGAATGTGAGGAGTCACGCTGACGCGGATGCGGCGGCGGGGCAGTTGGGACTCTCGATTCCGGGTGTCGGTGAGCTCAACCTGGGTGGGTCGAGCGCATCCAGCGGGTCGGACTACTCGAACGACTACCTGAAAGAGATCCAAAACCAATCGTCGGCGGCATCAACGTCGTTCCGACAGCTCTTCAAAACCGCGAATCCGCAGATCATCGCTGCGTGGGCGGACTGCAACAAGGGCGGCTCCCGTGTGTGGGCGGAGCGAATCGACGCGAACTCGTTCTACTTGAAGGCGCGATGGGTGCAGCACGAAGGGGAAGCGCGACCAACCGTGGTATCTGCGGACGTGACGAACGCAACGTGTCCGAAGAAGGGCGCAGCCTCGAAACAGTTCGAGAACGTGGCGCTCAGCACGGGCGGAATCGGCACAATCTGCACGCAGACGAATGCGACCTCGCCGATCGGCATCGCCGTCCTCCTGCGCAGCCCGAGAGGGCAGAACGTATCGAAGACGTTCACGCTCCGCCCGTCGCCCGTAACGCCGATCGCGACGGCGACGAGCTTCGTCGTTCCTGTGACGAAGCAGTCTGAAACCGGGTATGTCGGATTCGATGAGGTGGAACGGATGACGACGCTCGGCATCCCCACCGAAGGACCGCAGAACGTCTCGTTCAACGTCGTCGCCCCTGTCGCAGGGGACTACTTGGTGTGGTTGCAAATGGCGACGGGCGAGCCGCACGAGATGTGGGTGTTCACGGATATCACGAGCCAGTCGCTTCCCATTCACCGGTTCGCGCCTGCAGCCACGGGCGGCTACGGCCGCGCAAACCTGCGTTGGGTGCCGGTGCTGGCGCTGACGCTGAGCAATCAGAAGGTAACCAAAATCACGTTCAGTGCTCCGAAGATCGGCTACGTCTCGGGGATGATCCCGCGCATCGCCGCGATCAAGTTGCAACCCGTGAACCTCAGCAACCCGTAGCCGCTACGTTTCCAGAGCCTCCAGGATCAGCGACCCGTCGTCGCCGGCGTCGCGCGCGGCCTCATTGAACGCGGCGATCTCGTCGGCGGTCGGATCGTTCACGTTGAAGTTCGTCACGCTGCCGCGGACCTCCTGCTTGTCCGTGATGAGCCCGAGGAGCTTCGCCTTGCCTTGCAGGGTCTCGCGCTTCGAGGCGAGGGCGGCGACCCGCTCGTTGTATTTCGCGTCACCCTTCGACGCGATGGTCTGGAGTTGGTAGGCGATCCCATCGAGCTCCGCGAGGATGTCGGATCGGAGCTCGTCGGCCTTCCGTTCGTAGCCGGCCTTGAACTCGGCGCGGACGGCTTGGCGATCTTTGATCATGGTCTTCTCGGAGATGACCACCTGATTCGCCTTCAGGTAGCCGAGGATGCCCGGGTTGTCGTTGATCCCGAGAAGCATGCACTCGTGAATGAGCCGGCGGCGCTTGAGCTGCTTCTCCACGGCGCGCTTCGGCGCGAAGTCGTCATCTGCGATGGGGGTGGATGGGACGACGGCTGCCGATGGCTTGGGCGTGGGCTTCTTTGAACCTTTCTGAACCTTTTGCACAGTGCATCAACAATGATGGGGATGTCCTCACTGTGCCGCGGCGACGCGGAGGCGTCGAGCTACACTGCCCCGGTGCCGACCGAAGCGGAGATCATCGAGAGCGCCACACGGGTCATTGAGGGCTGCCTGACCTTGGACATCCTGGAGCGCCACAAACGCGACATCATCTCGGGGATGCTCTGGAAGATCACGGAGGCCCGCGGCAAGTACAAGACGCGCTACCGATCCATTGGATCGAAGGAGAAGGGCGCGAAGCTGCAGCACGAGCACGTCTTCACCCGGAAGGACATCACCGACCGGATCATCGCGGAGCCCGAACGGACGAGGGAGATCCTGCGGGACGCCATCGGATGCGTGGTGACTGTGGACGAGCACCGCAAGCTGACGACCATTGATCCGTCGCTGCGCGGGTGGGATCGGTACACCGCGGCCGGCGTGGACGTCGAAGATACCGACGCCCGCGAGTAAACCTATACTCGTTGCCATGCTGCGTCGGACGCCCAAATCAACGAAGACAAAGGGATGTCCGAAGTGTCACGCGACCATTCCCGAAGCGAAGTTCGAGGACCACGCCGCGCGGAAGTGCCCGGGGCTCAAGCGACCAAAGAAGGCCAAGGACGCCGAGATCTTCGACCTGCAGGCGGCGGCCCGGGAGAGTGGCCGAACGTGGGTGCACCTCCCCTGTGCGACATGCGGGAGCGAGACACCGATCCACGTTGATTGGTACAAGCCGCTCATCCTCTGCAAGGGATGCCGGGCCGATCGGAAGGTGCAACTGCGGGATTCGCACGCGAAGCAGAATGCCGGCGCGGCGCTGACGCCGAAGATGCCCTCGTCTGGCCGCTCGGTTCCGGGCGGACTGCCGTCGAGCGGGAAGCGCCGGTAAGGACAAACCTGATGCGATATCCGTTCTGGCTCATCGATGGGAAGCTCTGCGAAGCGGACTTCTTCTTGGAGAGACTGCGCACCGCGCCAGATCTGGACCAGGGGCGCTACTACTTCAGCGCGTTCCTCTCCGCGGCGAGGAGTGTCACGTACGCGGTGCAGAAGTGCTTGCGGGGACTCGGGGACTTCGACACGTGGTATACCGATCGACAGGCGGAACTGAAGGAACATGCGAGCGCTAAGTACTTCCACACGATCCGAAACGAGATGATCCACGAGGGCCTGAACGCGCTCGAGCGGCATGTCCGTGGGGTAGGCGGGATCATTGGCTCGGACTTCTACCTTCGGGAAGGGGCGCCCGAGCCAAACGCGGTCACGGCCTGCACGTCGTACATGGCGATCCTCGTGCGCATCGCGGGTGACGCCTACGAGCGCTTCTGGACAAGCATCGACCTGCCGGCGAACTTCACGCCGGAGGATCTCGCCGCACGCGGGCAGACCATCGAGGACATCGAAGAGGAGTTCGGGTATCCGCGAGGATGGTCTGCGGGCCGCCCCGAAGGTGAGCGCCTGGCGTGGATGAAGGAGTTCTCCAAGACCGAGATAGAGCGGCTGCGGACACGCTATCCGACGTAATGGGATCGCTCCCAGTCAGGCAGCGTCAGGTCTACAAGCGGGCGCCTCCACACCCACGACCAGAGCTTGCGGTATGTGATCGGGAACTCCTGCGGGTCCGAGACGCCGACGAACAAGCCATCGGGCTTCCATGGCTGCATCGCTCGACGCCGGCCACGGTCGTCGTAGACCGGCGCAAGACTCACACCGACGATGAAGCGGCGACGACCGAACTTAAGAGAGAGGCTAGGCATCGGGCAGGCAGCGGCGACAGCGGCACGACCAATAGTGCTCCGCAGTGTCGGTCTCGTTGAAGCGCGCGGACTCGAGTTGCACGGTGATCGGCACGCTCGCATCGACGTTGTGGACAGTGACGGTGGCCATGACCTTTTCGCCGCCGTCCTTCACGGGGAGCACGCTCGGTCGGCACCAGCACCGCTCTGATTGCTCGTGTTCATCCACGCGTTACGGGCGGGTGTTGAGGTGGTCGAGGAGAGCATGAAGCCGGCCCTTGTCTGTGGCGTTAACGCCAATCGTCCTGGGCGTGTGCGTGGACCAGTACAGGAATCGAAGGACGGCGCGCACGATCCGATACCACGCGACCATCAGCAAGCGGCGCGCACTGAAGTACAGGCGCCAGAGCAGAGCGGTATGTGTATTCATCACGACGATGAACCCTCGGTTGTATCGAGCATCGTAGTCTTCCCCCACAACCGTCAGCCCGTGAACGTCGTTCGTGTCAAAGATCCAGCGCTCGATGATGAACGGCCCGTCGACGCGCTCCATTGACGTGAGGATGGTGGCCCCATCAACTACGCGCGTCGCAACGTCCACGTAGTTTGCCGGGAGCGGCTCGTAGGCGCGGCGTGTGTGGCAGGTGACTGAACGGTGTAGTCCTTGCGGCATAGCGGCGGGTTAAATATCGATGCCGTTCTCGGGATCCTGTGCGAAGAGCTCGACGATGTAGGTGAGTGCCGTGCCCGGCCGGCACTTCTGCTTCGTGCACACCTGTTCGAGGATGCTGTTGATGCGCTTCGCCGCGGTCTTCGGGAGCTTGAATTTCACGGTCTCGAACTTCTCGTCGGGTTGGAGCCCGCCGGCATCGTCATTCGATGAGAGGGGCGCCACAACGTCTAGCGTTGCGGCATCGAGACCGAGCATCGGGAGTTCGGTCGGTGACAGCGTTTCGATCTGGAGTCGTAGTTTCGGGAAGTCCCAGGCGCCGAACGCCCCGTTGTCCGCAATGCGGATACGCGTCTTCTGTGCGGGGGTGAGATCTTTGAGAAAGAGCACAGGGACGTGCTTCATCCCGAGCTCGCGTGCGGCGTCGACGCGCTGATGGCCGCCCACGATCTCCAGCGTGCTGCCTTCGACGAGGATCGGTGCGAAGAACCCTTGTTTGATGGATGCTTTGAGCCCTTCAAATCTCTCCGGGTCCGACAGGCGGAGGAACGTGCGCGGGTTGTCCGACGCGGCCTTGAGGATGTTCGGTGCGACGTTCGTCACCTTGCCGTCGAGGAAGAAGTGCTCAAGCTTCATGCGGCGAGGGCGGCCATGTGGTTGTCGGCCTGCAGGTCGTAGTAGGCCTCGATCCGCGCGATGAGCTCCGCCTTGTGATCGGCGGTCTTGCCCGTGAAGATCTGCACTTCACCCGTCTCGCACGTGATGACGATGACGTAGTCCTCGATGCTCGTTCCGAACAACTCGTCATGGAAGAGCTGATACGCCGTGACTTGCAGGCGATAGTCCTGGACGTACGCATCGAGCTTCGGCCGCCGAGCGGTCTTCCAATCGCAAATGGTGAGCCTCCCGTCCCACTCCGCAACGCAGTCCACAGCACCGGCGGCGCGGAGGGTGGGCGACCACAGCGGCGTTTCAAGACAGGCGATCTGTCCGATGTGGCTACGTACGGTCTGGCGAAGGTTGTAGGCCATGTCGGCGGTCTGGCCGCCGTCGTTCATCGCCTCGTACGTCGCGCGTGTCCAGGCGTCGATCGAGTCCTCGTCCTTCGCGTCGAGCCGCAGATAGGCTTCGAGGTAGGCGTGGATCTTCGTCCCTCGGTCTGCCGCGAACTTCGTCTGCCTGTCAGCTTCCGCGGCTCCAAGTCGCTTCCGCCATGCTTTGAGCTGGGGTGCGTCCTTGGTCTTCGAGAGGATGGTGGTGATGCTCGGAAAGGAACCCGCCGGCGTGGGGTAAGTCCGGCCTTCGGGCCGAGTGATCGAGCGAACCGCGAGGTTTGCCGCGTAGTTGAAGATGAGAGTGAGGGTTGGTTGCCTTCACCCTACCCGACCTGCAGCGGAGCGCAAGGGGCTACTCGACGATGCGAGGCCCAAGCCGTCGCAGTTCCATGCGGACCCTCGTCATCTCCACCGTGAGCTCGGCCATGTGATCGGACGTCAGATTGAAGTCGGCTTCCAACTCGTCGAGTCGGCGCCGGAGTAGTTCGTCCGCGTCCTCCTCAACGTAGCTGTGCTGTTCGAGTGCGCTCATGGGCGTTGTGGTGAATCGCCCGGAGCTTGCAGATCAGGGAAGGTGGTCATCGAGTCTAGGTGGCGAACTGGCAGCGTTCGCAGAGTCGTCCATCCATTGTCGGGAAGTTGCAGCCCTCGCATGGATGGGGTTTCGCAGCGGGAGTGGGCGCGAGGGCGGCCTTGCGTGCGGCCTTGCGGTACCAGTACACGGTCGAGCGATTGAGGCGGTAGTGTTTCGCCGCTTCTCGCAACCCACGACGACTCGCGAACGCCACGATTTCGGCGCGCGTCTCCGCTGGGAGTTTCCATCGCCCGCCCGGCGGATGGATCGGGAGGCCGGACGCGCGAAGCGACGTAATCACGGTTTCATACGTGAGGCCCAAATCGCGGCACGTGCCGTTGACGGTCCCCTTCCGGAGATACGCGTTCCTTATGGCATCGTCGCCCGGAAACTCGCGGGTCTGACGCATCTTGTAGGCAACGGATCGCGGCCGAAGTTTCACACGCGCACGTTCGAGCGCGCAGCGCACCTTGCTCAACGTAATGCCACGCCGCTTCGCAATGGTGTGGAGGCCGATCTTCTCCACCTCGTACTCCTGCTTCATCGCAAGGTCTTCCGCGCTCGGGAGCGGCAGCCGAGGCATCAGAGGAGCGATTGCTGGCCCGGAGCGACGAGTACGATTTCGGCAGTCTCTGCACACTCCGGGTAGTGCGAACAGCCGAGGAACGTGTGACCCGTGACGCCGTTCTCGCGCACGACGAAGTGATGCTCAGGCGGTGAGGGACAACGGATCGAAGTATGAAGCCCGGCCGTCTTCTCTTCCGCCGTGAGTGTGTGGCGCTGCTTAACGCTCACTGGTCGGCGGTGGGACGCGATGCAAGAAGATGCAGGCATCGCTTGCACTTCACGTCGCCCTTGTCTTTCGACCATCGGAAGGTCGTCGCATAGCCTCCATCGGGCTTGAACGTGATGACCTCGACACGACATGAGTAAATCATCATCGGAAGGCCGCGGCCTGGATTGCTTCCGCTGAATGCGTAGTGCCTGACGGCCGCCTTGGCCGTGGTGCGCTTCAATCTGGTTGCGGGGTAGAGAATGTAGTGCAGTCGGGACACGGCGTACCATCAAGAACCGTCGTGCCGTCGCCGCCACAGGTGACGCACGAACGGCGCTTCGAGATAGCCGTCGCCAACGCGAGCAGGTGTTCCGGCTCTCCGTGCTCGGTCTCATCACGGCAGCCGAGGAGTGCGGCTGCGCTCTGGATCACATCGTAGTAGTGTTCCTCGAAGTCATGTGCAATCCTCCAGTCGCTCTCCGACAGTGCAAGTTTCCCGGCCAGGTCGTTCAAAAGATCCGGCTCCCCCTGTAGCTCCTCGGTGTGGTTACAGAGTGCGACTGGCTGCGGCTGTGAGAATTTGCGGAAGAGTTGGGCGACCTCCTCCGCGTGTTCACGCTCGCGACGGTCGATCTCCGCGATCACATCAGCGAGCGCGTTGCGGAGATCGACGATGGTTTTGGCATGTGCCTCATGGTTGGTTTCCATGAGGACGTTGCAGTCAGGACTGCCAATTCGGCCGGGCCCACGAACGGTTCTGCGCTCGCGCGCCTCATACATCGAGTCGAAGATATGAACATTGGCGCCTGGCCGAGGGGCGACGAACATCGGCTCGTAGTGCCCCTGCTGCCACGGTTTCGGAAGGCGCGCGTCGAGTGCACGAGCATCGGCAATGTGACGTGCGCGTTCCTCTGGTGTGTCCTCCGGACTGCCGTGTGTTGAGGCGTACGTCATGGGCGGTCTCGGGTAGGGGCAGAGGATGTGGCGCGGGGTCCACAGCATTCGGCGAGACACGTCTTGCAGAGCACCCAGTCCATATCACTGTCCTCGTCGTGCGACGCGTCGAATGCAGTGTTGCAGCACCCTTCATCGTGGCCACAATTACACGTGACCTTCGATGCGAGGTAACGAATGGTGCGCTGCTGCCGCGCGATCGTACATGCCGTGCAGGGACCGCCCTCCTTCTCCTCGATGTACTCGTGCTCGTCGTAATGGGTGCTGCAAAGGCTCTTCTGGAACGCGGAAGCATCCCGCCACGCGTCATCGACTCCTACGAGCTTCATGTTCAACTGACGCAACTGCTCCGCATGCGCAGCCTTCAACTCTCGCAGTTCCTCGAAGTACGGGCCGACGCGCAGCCGGCACGACTCGCACCAATCGGCAAGGCTCGTGAGCTCGCCGTCCGTATCGCACGTCTTGCACGCCGCTTCGACATACTGACATTTGTAAAAGGCGAGCTGCTGGCCGATCTCGGCGGCCGACATACAGGTCACGCCTTCGTGGTTGCGAACAGACAGGCGCGTGACATCATCTTCGTACTCCTGCTCACGACGGGCAGCGCGGTGCTCTGCATCCCAAAGCTTCCTTCTCGCGTCGAGCGCGTCAGATAGAAGGCGATTGATCCAGTACGGGTCGTTCGACAGCCGCTCATCACCTCCTCGGATCTTCCTTGCGAGATGGAGCAGGTCGCCATCGTCCATCCTGATGACGCTGGAGAACTCGTTCCAAGGGTTCTGTTCTACCGGTGTGAGGGCTTGGCGTGGGTCAGTCGGCATGGGGCGTGGGGTTAGGAGCCTCAACGTCGCGTAGAAGGTAGCCGAACGGCACACGATCCTTCGCGTAGTACTCGGACCAGGACGCTCCAAGTGGGCCGGCCTTCACCCAGCCGAGGCGTTTCGCTGCGTTCTCGGAAGACTTCGATGGAATCCATAGGCTGCGGACGCGGCCATTGCGCACTTGTTCCTCTTCGTCTTCGATGGCGCACTTGGGGCACATGTAGCTCTCGTCCGGCGGCTCCGTATCGCATGGGCCACCCCAGTTCACGTAGGAGTCAGACGCCCATGAGGTGAATAGACCGCAATGGGCGCACTGTGGCGCATTCATATATTCGGGCTGTCAGTGGATGGTGGAACGAGAACGGCGCGGGCGCGAGCAATGTCTTGCGGCGCGATACTGCCGCTCCAGAAGTGGAATCGCTTGCAGTTCGGGCATGGCACCCCGTCACAGCTGCTGCCCGTGTCGTCGAAGCAGTACCCCTTGCAGCGCCCGACGTTGCCCTGTATCACGAGCCCACACCCCGAACACTGCCACCATGGAGCATTCGCTTTCGGCTCCTTATCTTTCTCCATTGGTGGTGGTGGTTATCTCTTCCAGGGCTTCTCCGATCTTTTCAATGACGATGTCGAAGCTGATCTGCCGCTCGCGGCCTTCCTTCGCCGCTCTTGAGCTTGGGTCGTACTTCGCGTCTCGCATCATCTCTGCGACCCGCCGCGTCTCGGTGAACAGCTCCACTGCCCTGGCGAGCTTCCGGTCACGATCATCTATCGTTGCAAGCCAGCGTAGGTCCCACGTGCAATCGGTGCATCGGCCATCGTGAGAAACACCGGCATCACACCTCGTCGCAGCATCACGCGCCTTCTCAAGTTCGATAACGTCGTACGGCCTCCGGTCAGGCTGAGGCATGAGTGGCGGGGTCATTGGGGATGGCGTAGGGGTTCGTCGGTCTTGCTGTGGCTTCAGTTACGCCGTCCATGAGCTTGGAGAAGTAATCTATGGCCGCGCTCTCCCCCTTCGAGAATGCGTGTTCCAGCTCCTTCCGGTGGGCTTCACGTTCGGCTGTCAGGGTATCGAGGAGGAGGCGGATGTCACTATCCAACCCCGCGATGTAATCAGTCGGTTCGTTACGCTCACGATAGAAGAGCTGGTTCCGGATTCGCTGTAGCTCTCGTTCGAGTTCTTCGGGTTTCAGGTCTTCCATGGGGCGAGGGCGGTTAGTACTCGTGTCCGTGCGGCCCAACCTCCGGTCGTCGGCCACAGTGCACACATGTAATCGGAGGGGGCTTGTCACCAGTGGTCTCGCCCGTCGCCGCGTTCTCCTTCTGGAGCTGACGAACGATATTCCTGAGACCCCACATCTGCGCCCCGGCACGGTTCATAAATATCGGACTGTGCGGAGCCCACTCTTGCTCGACTTCTTTGAGGAGGGCTTCTTGTTCGGGCGTGAGGCTATCTGACATCAGGGGTGTGCGTTAGGGCTTCGCGCTGCGGTGGTGCGGATCTCGGGCAGGGCAGATTTGTACATATTGGCGATGTCCGCTGCCCATGATGCGTGGTTTGGGCGGCAGTCCGGCGCTCGTATGGTGTGCGCGATCCTGTAGATGTCTCCAAAGAGCTTGCAGGCAGCTTGGTTCTTGTCGTTCATCGTCTCAAGCTCACCGTTGGCGGCGAGGTATTCGACTAGTGCGAGGGATTGATCCGACGTCAGGATCGTCGCAGCCTCGCGGTGCTCACGTGCGGCCTGCTGGTTCTCGCCGTCGATCTCGGAAAAGTGGCTCATACAGTACGGGCGTCACGTGCTCGTGCAGCGACGAGGGTCTGTTCATCGCGCTGGATGGCCCACATCTCAACCGCGTCATACGCGTGCTCAATCGGCAGCCCGCGCTGCGCGGAGAGCGTGCGGGCGGTCTCTTCACCAGTCTTACTATGAGCGTCGATCGTGGCGATAGCCGCTGCAAGGTCCGGCGTCAGGGTGATAGGAGGGTCCTCACACCCCTCGCACTCCGCAACCCAGCCCGCGACGCCATACTGCACGCCACGTCGCGTGACGGTCCCGCACTTGCGGCAAGGCTTTGCCACGACGAGCGTATCGATGTCGCTGATCTCCATATCCATGCCGAGGGGGATTACTGCTGAGGGGGTACCATCAAGCTACGCCTTTGCCGCTCAGTTGTGAAGGGAGGCAATGCACGACTTATCCACATTTTCGCGGACACGGAAAAGGGCGTCCGCATGCGCGGAGCGCCCCTTCGAAATCAGAACAGGTTGAGCTGGTGGACGGGTGCTGTGATCGCCGGAATCGGCGGCAGAGGCATCTCGTCGGGTACGGCCTCTATCAGTGCCGGAGTGCTCGGCGCTTCCGACTCGATGATGTCCGCGCGCACGATGCGCGGTCGTGTTGCAACTCGTCGCGCCACGTCGAGTTGCGCCGCGCTCGTCGCACGTTCGAGGATGTCCGCGACGGAGCGATAGCGCTGCTCCGCGTCGATGGCCTCCTTGAGTGCCTTGTACTTGGCGTTGCAGAGCTCGAGCATGTCGTCGTCGATGGTGCCGGAGGAGAGCACGATGTGCTCATGCACCTCTTTGAGCTGGCCAGGGCGGTGAATCCGGCCGCAGACCTGCGTCAGAGATTCCGGGCTCCACTCCACGGCGGCCACGATGATGTGGTTGGCGCCGGTGATGTTGAGACCGCGGCAGATCGCGCCCATGGATGCGAGAAGGACGGGCGTGGTGTCGTGGTTGAAGGTTTGCGTGATTGCGTGGCGATCATCCACCTTCGTTGAGGCGAGGATGGATGTGAACGCGATCTTTTCCGCACGCAGGCGAAGTGCAATTTCTCTCACCATGGGCCGGAGCGGCGAGGTCACGATGACCTTGTCCCCCTTCGCAATGATCTCGCGGACCAGCCGCATGATCGTGTCGAGCTTCGCCCAGGACGAACCCAGAGGGAGCACGGCGGAGCGCGGCCCGTCTTCGTACGCGAGATGTTCGGATGCAGTAGGAACCGAGGCGGCGAACCGCATGGCCCAGAGCGTCTGCGAGATGATCCCCATATTCACGTCCGCGCCCTGGTGCTGCGCGAGCTCGCGGTTGATCTTGTCGGTCGCCCATCCTTCCCAGGCGTCGTAGACGCGGCCTTGGTCGGCGCGCATCGGGACGGAATGGATGTGGCGCTGCTTCGGTGGGAGGACAGCCATCTCGCCATCGACGCGCCGCACCATGAACGGGGCCATCATGCGCGCGAAGAGATTGAGACTTGAGACTTCGGGGAGGAGCAGCGCCTTGCCCGTGTGGAGCGTGTCTTCGTACTCCTTCGTCACGAACTTGTACGTGGCGTAGCAGTCGAGGAATCGTTTTGCGCCTCCGCCATAGGAGTACGGGAACAGCGGGTTGTTCCATCGAAGAACGAACGACACGAGCCAAAAGAGGTCCGTGACGTAGCCCTTAAAAATGGTCGCGGTGAGGATGAGGAGCCCCTTCGATTTCATCGAGCGGAGCGCCTGCCCACGGAGGGACAACTTGCTCTTCGCGACCTGCGCTTCGTCGGCGATCACGCAAGGAAAGAGTTTCGAGAGTGCCTTGTAGCCGGGACGCTGTCGACGCTCACCGTTGTAGGTGTAGGCGACGAACGAGCACGCACCGCACACCTGGCCGTTCCACTTCTCGGTATCGCTGCACTTCGGGCACTCCTTCACGGTGTTCTGGAAGGCCGCCCCGCAGTCGCAGGTCTCGGTTGTGATGTTGGCTGCTTCGTGGCGGACGTTGCCGTCCTTGTCGTACTTCACGCAACTCCACGGCGTGAAGGTTTTGGATCCATCGAGCGCGAGGAACTCGTACGACGTGATGTAGAACCCAGTCGGCTTCTCGCCACGCCGGATGCGTGCGCGCAGTTCTGCCACGCTGGTGTGTGTCGTGAGGCGGTGACCTTCCACGCCGAACTTCTGGCACTCCGCCATCCAGTTCTCGACGAGTCGCGATTCACACACCACGAGCACGCGCTTGTACTGCCGCGCGTTCGCCCATGCGATCGAGCTGCAGGTCTTCCCACCGCCGACTTCCCAGCCGATGTAGGCGCGGGCCTTCGTGACGAGACGCGCGACGTCTTCCGCTTGGTAATCGAGGAGGAATGGCGACTGCGCGGCGAGCAGTGCGCGGTTGCGTTCGACTTCCTGCGTCAGCAGGTCATCCACGTCCTCGATCTCGGGGAGCGGGAATGCGTTGAGGAAGACCGACACCGCGGCCTCGTCGATCTCCGGGACGTGGAACGTGCCGACGTCGGTCTCGACTTCGAGGAGCAGGTAGCCGCGCTCGATCTCGACTTTCGTGGTCTCGTCGCGTTTCTTCGCTTCGTTGTAGCTCGTCTCTTCCGAGGCGAGTTCCTTCTTGCGAATCCACGTGGGATGGACACGGTACTCGCGGCCGGCGCGCCACAACGTGGCCGTCGTTCCGTGCTCGGTGCCGAGCACGACGCTCCCCTCCTCCACGAGCACCGAGGCGGTGACGTCGGCGGTCGCGGTGTACGGCTTGTCGTCGAAGTAGCCGAGGAGTTGGTGCGCCTTCGGGCGGTAGAGCGGGATCGCCAGGCGGTCGTAGTGCTTGCGCTTCGTTTCGATCCGATCAGCGGTGCGCTTTGCGATATCGGGCGTGAAGCCGAGCGTGCGGAGCGCACGAATAGCAACGTCCCAGCCGCGCTTGATGAGCGCGGGAGTGGAACAGTACGCGTCGATGATCCCCGTTGTGACGCCCTGCACGGGTGAGTACGCTGTGGCGCTCGCGTTCAGGAAGTCGAGCATGGCGCGGGCCGACAGGCTGCCGGTGACACCTTTCTCGGTGATCGTCACGTTCGTGTCGATCGGGAGCCGCACGAGGAGCCCGACCTGCGGAAGGTCGAGCGGCTTGGTCGCGGGGAGTTTCAGACCGTCGAGCCCTTCGAGCAACGCGGACGCGAGATCCGACGGGAACGATACGTTGCGCGTGTCGAGGCTGCGCAGTGTCGTCGCAATACGACGCTCGCGCGGGTCACGGTAGGCAGATCGGGTGGCGAGCACGAGGTCCACTTGGACATCGATCCCGTACTCATCCTGGAAGGCGTGCTCCAGTGTGATGCGCGAGCGGACGCTGTAGCTGTTGTACAGGTGCTGGCGGAGCGCCTCATCTTTCGCGTTGTCGAACGTGGACGTCGGGATGATTGCGACGAGCAGACCGCCATGAACGAGCGCACTCGTGCAGCACTCGATCGTGAACGCTTGAGATTCGACGGAACCGCGATCATTCACCGTGTCCCAGCGTTCGGTCTCGGGTAGTTTCCACCAGATGCCGAAGGGCGGGTTCACGACGACGACGTTCGCGCCTTCGTCATGGAGCTTGTTCTTGATCAGGTTCCGGTAGAGCAGGAGGTCACCGGCGCGGACATTGGCTGACGTCAGGTTCTTCTTCGCAACCGGGAGCGCGTCTTCGTCGAGCTCGATCCCGAGGACGTCATGGCCCGCCTGCTTGAACGGGAGAAGGAGCCGACCGGAGCCGCACGTGGGGTCAAAGGCTGCGATGTGCGTCTCGGATGTATTGCGCGAGGCAATCGCGTCATAGATCGCCTGTGCGACAGCAGCGGGCGTGTAGTAGCTGCCATGCGCGCTCGCGTTCCATCGTCGGAAGCCGAGTGCTCGGTTCGTATCTCTGCCGGAGAATGCAAGGTCCGGCGCGTCGTTCATCAATGCGTCGGACATGGTGTCTCCGTTAGTTCGTTGATCCAGGTGGTCAGTTGGAAGTGGTGATCTACAGCGAAAGCCGAGACGCCGCTGTTGCCGCTATCTCGGTACTCCTGCAGGCCGATGTTGTAGCGAAGCCCGGGCGCGTAGTTCTTGGGCTGCTGGTAGGCGGAGATAAGCGCGCGTGTCGCGTCGACCTGCGGCGCGTGGTGTGCGAGGAGCAGCCGAAGCGATCCTTCGGTGCTCGCGCCGACGAACAGCCGGGTCTCATTGGAGCCGTCGAAAAAGCCCGGCTTCCAGGCGGTGTAGATCTTCCCCTCGGCGCCTTTCGTCGTGACGATCTCCCAGTTCTTCTCGGGAAGGTCGTCTTTCGTTAACGCCGCACGTCCGAACACCTGCACGAAGAGGAACTTGTCGTACCGGATCGTGTAGGCCCGCAGGAGGAAGAACGACTTCCCGTTGATGCGGATGTACTTCGTGCCTTCGACCTCAAACGGTCGCATGGAGTCCTCCTTCGGCATGGCGTAGGGGTGAATGGATGCGCCAGGACGGCGCGGTGTGAAGGGACGAGCCGCTATGGCTCGTAGGGAAGATGCGGACGCGCGGAGAAGGGCGTCAACGCGGATCTTCGGGAGTGATGGATGGCGGCACTGACTGCTCGGTGAGGATCTTCACAAGCATGGCCTCGTAGACCTGTGCAGCGGCTTCGTGCGTTTCGGCGAGGGCGGTTACCTGCTTACCCCAGTAGCCGGTCGGATCCACCGTCGAGCGGCGCGCACGGGCAGCACGAGCACGGAGAGTCTCAGCGTTTTCCGAGAGCCACGTTGGCAGGAGATAGCTGCCGGTCATCCTTCGGTGCGGACAGCGCCGCGATCAACGAGTGACAGGCCGCGAGTTTCACGGGCTTCCGCGCAGCTAGCGCAGAGCACCATGTCGTCGTTGTAGGCGTGAACATCGGAGCGGCCGCAATCTTCGCAATGCTCCGTGTGGTCGCACTCGCCTTCACCGTCGATCTCCGCCAGCATTGGCAAGGCGCTATCGGTGCAGAAGAGGCGGTCACATTCCGCACATTCACCGCTCTCTGTTTTCGCGTACGAACCGTCGCACGGCGTGTCCCAAGGGTCGGTACCTGGGTGCTCATCTTGGATGACCGCCACCGTTCGCGGGTCGCAGTGGAGCGGCAGGGTCCTGTCTTCCGCCGTGGGGACAAAGAATCCCTTAGCGGCCACGCGGCCCGCGTATTCGCTGGGCAGAAAGTTCTTATGCGAAGTGCCACGATCGTTGGCGAAAGACACCGCCGCGGCGTACGCCTCGTTCCGCTCTGCGAGGGTCAGGTGCTTCTCGGCGTAGAAGGCGGCGACGTCGGAGTTGTACTGCGGCATGAGAGATGAGGTAGAGATTGAGGGGCGGGTCTACGAGAGGAGCGCAGTGAGGCCTGGGATGAGGAGCAGTCCGGCGATGTAGAGGAGGGTGTTCACGTGGGCGGGGTTACTCGTGGGGACACACTCAAGATACTCCTCTCACACAACAGTGCAAGCCGATCGTCAACAATCCGTGCACAAAATCGCCTATAGCGTCGAGAATGGCATCTGCTCGCGACGTTTTGACAGCACGAATTCCTTTGCCTGTTGCAAACCTAGCTTCGTCTTAGGGAAAAGCCGTTCATGGCGCACGCCATCGACAGTGATCGTTGCGCGGTAACGCCAGCCGCTTCCGTAGCGGCGAACAATCACATTGAGGATGCCGAGGGCGTTATTGCGCTGAGCGGCAATCCGGTTCTGGTTGTTTTGCGACTGAGTGGCGATTCGTAGATTCGCCTTCCGATTGTCGAGCGTGTCATGGTTGATGTGGTCGACATGCAGACCCTTTGGAGCGTTCGTGACGAGCCGGTGCAGGAGGATCGTGCGGTGTCCATCCCGCGCGGACGTGCGCGCGAAAGCATAGAAGCTGGGCCCCTTGCTCTGCTTCATGGCGAGCCAGTTGAGTGGCTTCACCAGCGGATAGTCCTCAGCATCGATGAGCGTTTCGCGCCCGTTGGTGAGGGGTACTGCAAGCGTGTCCGAACCGATGCGTCGTACCGGGCTTCGAGGCTGTGCGCGCACAATGGGGCGGGCTAGGTAGTGGCAACAAAACCGTAGCACCCCGGCGGCAATTTTCAACCCCAACGAAGAGTCACATGATCTCGTCGGGAGCAAGGCTTCTGGACGCGATCTCTGCGAGGTTCGTGTCTCCGGCCGTAAGGATGTCGAGCACTGTGCGGCGCTTCTCCGGCGTCATCGTCGGGAGCGCCATCATCAGACTGCGCTTCGTCTCCGCGCGGATCGCCATCGAACACGCGACAGCCGCTCGAAACGCTCTGTCCTGCTCACTCTCTACGGGGATATCCATGATCTCCCGGACCTCGTACTGCGGGACGCTGGGACGCTTCACCTCACGAGAAGACATCCCCCCGAACGAGAGGATGCTTGGGGACTTCCGCCGGGTCTTCTCCTTCTAGTGGTAGTCGATGCGCTATCGCATCGCCGCTTGAAACCTGCCTCATTTCGAGGGAGGGAGCAAGGCTATGTGCTTCGTCTGAGTCCCGCTATGCGTGCGCCCGGTGACAACCGTGAGGAGCGGCGCCGAGATGCGTGCGGCTAGGTGTGCGTAGAGGGGCGTCCCGTTCGCGGTCGGCAGGTTCTTTAGGAAGTGCTCGCGGGTCCAGACTTCACAACGCGGCTCGTCGCCGAGATGGAAGTCCGAGGCGAGGGCGGTCACCATCAGGCCCGTCCCCTTTCCCTTCGTGAGATCCGCGATCACGTCCTGGACGAGACGTGCGTGCGCTGCGGTCGCGCAGTAGAAGATGACGCGAACACTCTTGAGGTCGGGATTGCCCACAGGCACCTTGATGCCGTCGATGCCGTGGAGCTTGAAGAGCTTGAGGTAGTTCGTCACCTTCTGCTCGATCTTCGCGCGGCCGGATGCTCCGGTCTCGGCCTCAATGGCGTAGCCGTCGTTCGCCAGATCGAAGTAGAAGTCCGGCTCGATGATGACGTTCTTCGTCTTGTAGCCGCCGTGGCCATCCGGGATCTGATTTCCCCCGCTATCGAGGACGTACTCCTCGAACGAGAAGTTCACCTGTCCGTCCGGCAGCGGGTGGCCGATCTCGAGGCCGCGTGTTCGTGCGCCGAACCAGAGGATGGCGAGGAGTTGCGAGCAGAGCACGCGGTGCTCCACGCCGGAGATCTCCGTTGAGACGAATTTGATCCCGAGGTCCGAGTTGTTGTGGATCACGCGCTTCACCTGGTCGGCGTCGAAGCCGAGCGATGTCATCGTGGAGATCACGAGCTCGCGGATGTCCGCGGTGTTCTCGATGAGGCGCTCCCACTCCTCGTCCGTGACGTCGCGCCGGCGCATGTGCAGTTCGCCGAGCGCGGACGCCTTGCCGTCCTCGATGCTGTACACCGGCCACTCGGAGCCCTTCACGTAGCGGCCCTTCGGGTCGAACTTCGAGACGTAGCCTTTGTCCCAGAGGAGCTTGAATCGCTTCGCCACGTTCGCCATCCCGGTCTCGGGCTGCTTTGGCGCGTTCGCCCCCTTCACCGGGAGTGGTGTCTCGGTGAAGGAGTACGCGGTGAGGTACAGGGCCTGCGCTTTCGCCCATCCCCACAGGAAGAGATCGGAGAGCATGCGCCCCTCGCGCTCGGTCGGCGTGACACGCAGCGTCGCGCGCTCCGCACGATCGGCGCGCTGGAAGCGCTTCCGTTTCGCGGGATTCGTTCGTTTCTGATCTGGTAGCGGTAGCGGCGTGTCGGACACGAGGTGGAGCGGAAGGGTCGGACTCGTCATGCGGTCTCCGGCGCCGGCGCGTCAACCTTCTTCTTCCGGACGGGTTTCTTCTTCTCGACGGTGCCCGGCGCGGATGCGGCCTGGGGCGCCGGCTCGGCTTTCACCTTCGGCGGGAGCACGATGAACGGAAGGGCAGGACGTGGCGATCCCTTCTTGCTGTACGTGGCGTACTGGGTCTCGCGGGTGTGCTCGGCGTAGCAGGTGTTGCTCGTGGGCGGGCAGTGGCGGTGCTGCACGAGCACAGGGCGCCCTCGCTGGAGCGACACGTAGAACGCCGCACCGCGTTCGAGTTGCATGAGGTGGCGCGCGAAGATCTGGACCTGCTCGTGGACACTGACGCGTTCCCGCCCCCGACTTACAACGTGGCTGCGACCGCGGGAGTGCGCAACGCCTTCGGTATCGCTCTCGGACTCGCTCGTATCCTCGCCGTACGTCTCGGCGGGCGCATCGCGAACGACGTGGCGTTCCGCGCGTTCGGGACCCTCCACGCGATAGGTGACAACCTGCTCGTGCTGGTTCGTGCCGGAACCGGATGACGTCTTGTAGCCCTGCGAGCGACTGGTCGACGTTCCGCGCGACTGCGTTTCTCCTTCGGACTCCTGCTCGGATGCGGTCTCCGTGGCGAGGAGCATCCCTTCGGGGTTTGCGTCGTGGATGAGCCACGCGGAGCGCTCCGCGTCGTCCTTCGACCCCGGCCGGAAAAGAACCTTCACGTCCATGACCGCCGCGATCGAGTCGTAGTGCATCCCGCGTTCGCCGATCTGGTTCGCGGACTGAAACAGGAACCAGTGGTAGTCGGCGCGGTTCCTGGCGTTCGCGAGGCCGGCGACGTAGAGCGCGGCGTTCATCCCTTCCTGCTCATCGATGACGACGAGCGAGGGGTCGAAGCGCGGGCCGTGATCGGTACGGATCGCGCGCCGGGACGCGATGTGCGCATGACGCAGCCCATAGAAGATGCGACGCAGGTTCGCCGACGTGGTGGGGTCTTCGTGCGCGGACTCGATGATGAGGATGCCGCCGCGATCATGGAACGCGCCATAGTCGAATGCATCGCGGTTGAAGAGGTGCGCGCAGTCCTTCCAGAGCCACTGGAAGTGACGGAGCGTCGAACCCGCGAGCCGCTCGAACTCTTGGAGCCGCGAACCCGCCATCCGGTACAAGCCCTCGATGACTTCGATCTCCTGGTCGAGCCGTCTCCCATCGGTCTTCGCCGCGGCACAGTCGGCGTGGCGGAACCGCTCGATCTCTTGCAGCACGCCGAGCCACGCGAAGGGGTGCATGCCGTCGAGAATCAGCGACAGTTCCTCGGGCGGACGGTGCGCCGCGACGAGGCAGGTCAGCGCTGCACGCCCGTACTTGTGGACGAGCTTGAAGTCCTCCGATCCTTCCGTCGTATGCGCGAGCGTCCCCATGATGGTGTCCACGCGCTCGGCGTAGGTTTCACGCCGCATCTGCCCATCGCGACCGGGCTTCTCCCGGAGCTTCAGCAGGTCGATCGAGAGCCCCGATGCATCTTCCGCGGAGAGCTTGAGAAACAGCACGCGGTCGAGGAGGACATGGCGTGGGATCCCCGGCACATCGGCGCGGTAGTGCTCTTCCACGAGTTGCTCGTAGAGCGTGTTCGCGAGCGTGCCCACGCCGTCGAGAATGAGCATCGGGAGATTCGGTCGTTGCCATGCGAGGAAGGCGAGCGCGAGCCGAGCCGCCGTGGTCTTCCCGCTCTCGCCGGCGCCCTCGAAGAGCGTGTGCGTGAGCATGCGGTCGGGGTTGCGCCAGAACTCGCCGGTCCGCGTTTTCCCCACGTAGAAGTCGCGGTTCACCACGCACCTCCCTGCCAGTTCGGACGGTCCTTCTCGTCCGCGCGTTCGCGTTCGCGCTCCATGGTCCGGATGCGCTCTTCCGCGATCCGGAGACGTTCGCGCAGCGTCGCGAGCGCCTCGTTCGCGATCTTCACTTCGGCCTGCGCTTTCTGCACGGCGGCCGTCTGCGCGGGGTCGACCGGACGGCTGCGCCGCTTCATCGCGAAGATCTTCTCGTCCATCTCTGCGAGCGCGAGGTCGCGCTGCTTCAGCAGGACTTCCATGCGCGCACTCGCGAGCATCGGCGCGAAGGGCAGCATGGCCTCGAGCACCGCAAGTTCGAGGTCGGCCGCGGCTTCCCTCCGGGCGAGTTCCTCGGGTGGGATGTAGGGCGTGACGGTCATCGCGCGGCTCCCAAGGTCTGTTTAAGCTCGTGGATGCGCTGCTCGGTGGCGGCGAGGCGGGCGACCCGCGCGGCATACGCGGTCTGGCGGCGCTCCTCGACCGCGCGAGCGGCCTCGTGCTTCCGCGCGGATTCCATCTGGATGCGCCGATCGACCTCGTAGCGGACGGCGTACAGCGCCGTCTCGCGGCGCAGCCGCCTGGCATCGGACCACTCCACGATGGCGTCCGTGATGCGGAGAAGGAGGCCGGCGAGGAGGAAGGCGGCGGGAACACCGAAGAGGAGGAGTGCGCAGCCAAACGAATGGTCAGGCCACAGCGTCATGCGTCGCCCCCAGTGGCCAACACGCCGTAGATCGAAGGAGCACCGGACAAGCACGTCGGCGTCGAGCGGCTGCGAGACTTCGACAACGCGACCCGAGGCACCAGCCGAGGGCTGCGGTCGGCGGCTTCATGCCGACTCGCGTTGTCGAAGTCTCGAACGGGAGCAGACAGCTTCACCGTCTGCGGACGAGCGAGACGCCGACCAAACATCCAGACAAACACGAGGGGCAAAGCCGTTTCTTGAAGAAACTGGGCGGTGGTGACGTCGTGCGCGACGTGACGAACTCCCCTTCCGATGTGGAAGGGGAGCGACCGACGAAGGCGGGACGGAAGGGCACGCATGGGCTAGCCCTCCACAGCTGCAGCGGGTTTCGGGGTCGACTTCGCAGCGAGGTTCTTCGCATAGTTCCAGACGTTCAGCGCGAGCGTGTCCGCAGTGTCGTCGTCCGGCAATGTGAGCTTCCGGTCGATGGTGGTGTTCGGAGCGTTGATCGTGATGGTGATGGTGGGCATGCAATTCTCCTTGTCCGCTGGTGACCAGCCGCGACATCGAAGAGCCTCGCACCCACCCTTCCCTTGAACGGGAACGCATCGAAACGTTGTAGCGGCCCGAATGCACGGGTAGCGTGACGGCGTCGGCGTCCTGCCGATGCCCCTTCCCACCGCGGCACACATCCACCTGACAACCGGAGGTAGACATGGAGGCGGTTCAACTCTGTCTCGTGGCGGAGCCACGTTCACATCTCACGGCGGTCGCGCCGCTCCTCGATGAAGTTCCATCCCATCGCATGCGGTCGCATGGGCCTGCCGCACTCTCCGATGCGGAAGTCATCTCGATCATCACGGGCGGGTCCATGGAGGAGGCTCGTGGCCTCGTGTGCGGAGGACTTCGGGCGCTGTCCCAGAGCGACGCACGATTCGCCAAAACGGAGGGTGCACTGCGCGTTGCGGCAGCACTCGAACTCGGACGCAGGATCGCGGCAGCACCTTGGGCGGAACCAGCTACTGTCCGTAGGGCGGACGACATCGCGCGAGGTCTCATCGCACGCTATGGGCACCAGTTTCAGGAGCACTTCGTCTGTGTGTTTCTAAACTCCCGGAACCAGGTCCTACACGAGCGCGTGGTCTACAAGGGAACGATGACGAGCGCGCTCGTTGCGACGAGAGAGCCGATCGCACTCGCACTCCAGCTGAACGCGGTGGGAATCATCGCATGTCACAACCACGCGAGCGGCGATCCGTCGCCGAGTGACGAAGACGTGCGCTTCACGCGCAACCTGTACGACGCGTGCCAGCTCATGGGTATCGAGTTGCTGGATCACGTCATCGTCTCCCCAGCGCGCTACGCGTCGATGAAGGAGCGAGGGCACTTCCCGGAAACGGTGTCGCGGAGGTTCGCATGAACTATCCATTCACGGCAGAGCCAGCGTCCAGTTTCGGGTTCGGCACGAACGTCATCTACGTGTGCGACGCGTCTTGTGCCGACGAAATCCAGGCCGGCATCATCGACGAGATGACCACCGCCCAGGCGGAGTCCACGTCGCACGCACAGTGCGCAGCGTGCGGTCGCATCCTCATCATCGAGGGGGAGCTGACGTACGCGCACTACAAGAGCGGAGATGAGCAGGAAGGTTGAAAATCAAGGAGGCCGGGCGATTGCCTGCGCCTCCTTCGCGTGATGGGTGGGCTGTGGATGGAACGGAGAGGGTTATGCGGCCCTCCCTCTCTGCTGTTCGAGGTGCCACTTGAAGGCCGCGTAGACGGCGGGGAATGGGTCGCGGCTGTTGAAGTGGAACCACTCGTCGTTGTACGAGCCGTCATCTCCCCACCAGTACAGCTCAATGCGGCGCACGCCGTCGTTGTTGTTCACCATGATGTCCACGTCATACGACGCTATCAGCTCGTGAAGCATCTCCTGGAGCGAGAATGCGCGAACGAACCCTGGACGGATCAGCTCTTCGGGGACAGTGCCATTTTGCCTTGCTGTCCAGCTGCGCCTTCTTCCAGTTCGCGATCATCTCGATGGGGGTATGCGCCCCATCCAGGTGCGCGTCGAGAAGCACGACCACGCCGGGCTCTGCAGATTGGTCTTCATCGCGGTAGAAGCGGTCGCCAATCCGAATGACCGTGGTCGCTCCGAGATCGCGCAGCGTTACGGATTCCTGATAGCTCGTGCACTGCTGGAAGTCAGGCATCGGTCTTCGGGGTGAGGTTCTGGATCATGGCCAGCAGGGATTCGATGCTCTCCTGCTGGATGCGAACGACGTAGGATCTCGACGGTTCTGTGATTGAGGGCGGAGGGGGTAAACACGAGCACAGGCCACAGTGAATATCCGAGACTTTGTTTTCTGGGTGCTTCCGTACCCAGACGTGCTTGCAGTCAGTCGGCATCCTTCCCGGCGTTAATTTCGTTGAGGTGAGAGCGAAGCGAGACAGGGAAGAACTCGATGTCCTTGTCCCACGCCAGTCCGCAATCGTCTGCACGCGCCGTGAAGCAGGCAAGGCACAGAACGTCGTTTTTGTCGCTCATGACTGTTAGCCATGTCTTCGCAGGCACGGTGAAACCGACCGCACTTACGCGTCCGCACGCCTTGCAGATCTCACGTGTCGGCATCCTTCGAATCGGTAAGTGATGAAGGCTTTGTGAACGCCGCAGTGAACTCGTGCAGGAACCAAATCCCAACGGCAGCCTCTACGAAGAAATCAAGCCATCCTCTCGCTATGGGATAGGAGAACTCGAAGCGGACAATGAGGAGGAGTGCGAGAATCGCGACTGCCAAGCTTTTAGGTCTGTAGAGCTTCACTGCATCGAATGGGTTATCGGCAGGTTCACCCTACCCGCGCCGACACCACGTTGCAATCGAACTGGCAAGGTCACTTGTCGGCATTTGGTGCGCCTCCTACGGTGAGCCGGCATCGCGCTGACGCGCGAGCTCATTGATAGGAGGGAAGCTATGACCGTCATGGTCCCCGAAGTATTGCCTGCGACCGCGCCGATCCCCGGCCTGATCGCCATGAGTGACGCGCGCTACATCGGCCGTCAGGATCTTCGCGATCTCACGACGCCGGAAGGAACACGCACCCACAAACCCATCCCGCATCACGAGGTCGTGGAAGCGCTCATCGAGACACTGGGCTTCCGGCATCTGGAAGTGCTGCAAGACAGCTATGCCGTCACGAAGGACGGCAACCGCATGTTCGGCATCGTCATGTTGAATGCGGCCGAGTTGGGCGTCCGATTCTGCCTCGGCGTGCGCAACAGCCACGACAAGGCGTTCGCGCTCAGCGTCGTCGCAGGCTATCGGGTGATGGTCTGCTCAAACTTGTGCTTCGGCGGCGATTTCCGTGTGGTCAGTCGCAAGCACAGCGCGAACGTGAATCTGCTCGACACGCTCTCCATCGCGGTCGATCAGGTCCACCGCGGCTTCGAGCCGCTGAAGCGGCGCATCAGCGCGTGGCAGGGGTTCGACCTCGCCGACGACAGGGCGCGCCTGATCATCTACAGCGCCTTCATCGAACGCGCGGGCATCGAGTTGCCGCGCCACCTCGGCCCGAAGGTGCACGCAGCGTACTTCGAGCCGCCGCACGAGGAGTTCCGACCGCGCACGATGTACTCGCTCGAGAACGCATTCAGCGGGGCGATCGCCGAGCTCGATCCCGTTCCGCACTTCGAAGCGGCAACAAAGATCGTCCCGTTCCTGTCGCAGTTTCAGCACTGACGCAACACAAGGCGCCGCCCCGTTCAGGTGCGGCTGCTTTGCTATTCGCGACCTTGCGCTTGGTGTTCCGCAAGCGTACCCATTGAAGCACCAGCCCGCCCCTTCCCAATCCACCCCACAACCCCCAAAGAGGAGGCTCCATGGACGACATGGGACTCAAGTTGAAGTGTCTGCGTGAGCTGCGCGACATGACGCAGAAAGACCTCGCCCGCGCCAGTTCGGTCGGTGAGAAGACCCTGAGCAGCTTCGAGACAGGCATGCGCATCAAGAGTCTGAAACTCTCCCAACTCGAAGCGATCCTGGCCGCGCTCGGAACCACGCTCGTGGAGTTCCTGCTGTGGAGTCCCGAGACCACCTCGGCCCCTATGCCGGCGCAGCCCATCGAAGTGACGCTGCCGCCCGTGGTGCAGCTCACGGCGCGACGTGCGGTCGTCGATCCCCTCGCGGGCGTTCGCCGAGAAAGCGATCATCCGACACCCCAATCGCCGCTTTCCTATGCAGTGTGATGTTCGCGGGACGGACCTGGTACCGAGGCTGGCGATGCGCTGGCCTCGTTCGTTTGCGATGATGAAGGGATGCGGGACCGGACCAAGGACACTGAACACAAACTGCGCATGGCGCTCCTCGAATGCGTGCACGCGCTTGCCGATGTGCGGACCATCATCGCTTCTCCGACCATCGATCAGCCCGAACGGGACTTCTACGAGCAGATGCTGGACCGCGCCCAGCGCGCGATTCATGCGATCCAGGAACGGGCGGACCAACGCCCGCCGAGGAGGGCGGACGGGCACTAGGCAGCAAGCTGCCAGCCGTACAGGAGGTCGGAGATGAGGGGCCACGCCTCGCGAAACTTTTCGGTGGAGGCTCCACGCTGACTGACCTTGCCCTCCATGAAGGTGAGGGCGTGCTTGCCTTCGATCTCAGAGAACGGCAAGACGTAGAACGTATTGGTCGGCTCGATCCATGCGATGTAGAAGTCGAAGTCGCCGGGTTGGTAGAAGTCCTGGTGAAAGCCCCGGTCCCTGTCGCGCCATGTCCGCTTGCACTGCGACCGCCACGTTCCGCGCTGCTTGTTGAACCATGCGGACTTCACCTGAATGAGGATGGGCTTTCCGTCCGTCTCAATGTCGATGTCGTGGGGTGAGTGGTACGTTCCGGTGAGCTTCGCGGCGTAGCCGAGGGCGGTCAGCTTCGCGAGGACGGCCAGCTCAGCGGCGTCGCCCTTCGAGCGGGTTGTGGCTTGGGGCAC